TCTTGGTAAGGCAGGCGTTTCAGACCAGTGCTGAATGGCGCCGTCTCGAAATGCTCGCGGCCATGAGACAGCATGATCTGTGAGTATGCGCGCTTATAGGCTTCGGTGAACAGGCAGGTTGCCATCAGCGGGTGCATGTCGCGATAGTCAAACCACTTTGTATCAAAGAGCTCAGCCTCCCCCTGGCATCGTGAAAGACCGATGTTTTCCGCAACCCACTTGTCCATGGCGACCGTGTCCCACTCCGTCATGAAGTCGTACTGGCCGTTGTTTATGGTGTCAAAAAAGATCTGGCTCATGCTCTCACCGATAGGTAACTACTTACTTACTATTTGACAGATCATAGCGACTGGAGATGTTTTTTGGAAGTGGAAACGGAAGGGAATGTGTCTGGGAAGTTGGCATAGAAAAAGACCTGCTTCCGTATAAATAATAATAAGTAACTTAGTATTTATATATACAGAAGCAGGTTCTTAATTGAAGCTGCCAGAACTAGTAACCTTGAAAAGAAAGGTTCTTGTCCAGCTCCACACGCTTCAGTTGGTACGAGTCGGTAGGGCAAAGCATTTTGTACACGGCCAGATTGCTGTCCAGCAGTTCACGGGCAAAACTTTCCAGCTCTGGATAGGGTTTGCATCCGATAGAAATCTCTTTGATGAGCGAGGTGTCCAACTTCTTAAGCCCTGGCAGCTCAGAGATAATCCGGAACTCTTCTTCGTACTTCCAGCTCTCACCCTTGTGCAGAAAGATGGCTCTGACAATGTCGTACACATCAGCGGTATAGAAGTTCACTTCAGGCGGCGATTTCACGTACTCCACGTCACCGTTTAACGCTGTGTGTCGGTCATCCAGCGCTTCCACAATAGCGTCATCAAACCCTATGCAAAATCCAGAGTGGGAGCTGGCGTAATGCGACCACATCAGGTAATTAGTGTCAGTTCTGGTGAGGCATATCACACCAGTATCCAAAAGCAGATTTCCGCGCAGCATATAGGCGTCAAACTCTTCGGCGTTTTTGGTTCGCCCTCTTAACCAGTTCTCACCGTCATCGTCGCTTTTGCCAGGCCACATCTCATGATATCGGACAAGCTTCTCTTGGATCGTGGCGTCAAAACTAAATTTGGCTTTGAACTCGGCAGGATCATTGAAGTCGTGTGGCCGGGTGGCTCGGATGGTTCCATCTTCGATGAAGAATTTAAGAATTTTGATTAATTCGTTTGGGTCTTCATGCCCTACGTATTTGTACAGCACAAACAAAGTCCTTTTGAGTTAAAGGCATCTTTCGACGCCTCTTATTTAACCTTTCTTCATCAGCTCACGCTTGATTTCATCGGTACGCATCGTCACATCGGCTGCGGTGATCGCCTCGTTCATCTTTACGATGTCCTCTATTTCCTGCGGGGACTTCTCTGCCAGATGGAAAATGGCTGCACGTATCACATCAGAACGGGTGAACTTCTCGAAGCGAGGGATGAACTTCATCATCTCCAGTAATTCGAAATACTCGTCTTCAAGCGACATCGTGCGGCTTTTGATTTTCTCTTTACCACGTGTTGGACGGCCTTGTGGACGGACAGGCTGGCGCATCGGTGTGCTGCTTTTAGGCGCAGCAGCTTCCGCAGCCGGACGTTTTGCCAGATCACCCATTTTCATGGACATTATTCACCCTCCAAGGTCATTACGTATTCTACTAATGCTTCAATCTCGGCCTCAGCCTTTTTGTCGCGTTCGGCTCCGGTCATCTCAAAGATGGAACGACCCGCCTCTTCGGCATCGTCATAGACGTTGCGGTTGTAAAGGTTCACCGGCACCGCCTCGATGCCAAAGGTTTCGACAATTTCTTTTGCAGCGATAATGCGCGCAGCCTGGGAGGGCAGAGACGGGCACTGGTTCATTACAGCACGGATTTTGATTTGGTCATTCACGCTGCTAACGCTGTCGACGATGGGGTCGATGTCACGTAAGGATTTCAGATCGCGGCGTTTCGGGCGAAGCGGGATAAGGATCACGTTGGCCATCAGCATAGCCTGGCGCTGAATTTCGGAGTCGAAACCACCAGCGTCGACTACGACGTAATCGTAACGGCCGCGAAGCGAAGTGATGTGTTTAATAATGTCATCCTGGACATAGGCGAACGGGATCAGCTCCAGTTCTTCATTGTGCCGGCGGTCTTCACACCATCCTGTCGTGGTGCGCTGGATGTCGATATCAGTGATCTGGACTTTCTTTTTCTTTTTGATTTTCAGACAGGCTGCAATTTGCTGAGCAACAGTCGATTTGCCTGGGCCACCCTTGGTGCCGCCCACCACAATGATCTGAGTCATTCGTGATATCCCTACGTGTGATTTATCGTCGTATGAAACAACTTGTTTTCTTATATGCGATATAGCCTAAATGCCTACGGCTGCGGTGTAAAGGTTAAATGGTAGGTGGTTCATATCAAGTGTATAAAATCGCCTTGCGCCTGCATTGACGCCTCTACATTCACAGGTTAGTATTTCACCAGGTGGTGATGGTCACCTGGCGCCTGTCTCGCAAAGCAATAGCCCATCATTCTGCAGTACCCAACACTTGGCCGCCATCATTATGACGCTGCCCGGTTAACAGGCTATCGGTATGCGTCTAATGTGTGGAAACATAGCCATGTCTAACTACTCTGGTTTAAACATTCTCAAAAGCAATGCTAAAGAATTAGCTAAAAAACAAGGGATTAAGCTAACGGAAGCTCTTGAAGCCATCGCTATCGATGCAGCGTTTTCGAACTACCATGAACTTTCATCTGTGGCGAAGCGATTTCCATTAGAACCTAGGTTAATGAAGGCCGCTTTTGGTGAGACGCACTTCGAAAACGTCATTTTTTCGAGTGATGTTTACGTTCAATTTGAGATGGCTGTTGACGAACTTTTATCCGATGCGGTTGCTTCAACAAATGCTAATGGTTTTGCAGTATATGACCTCGAGCCAACTGAAGTTCAGTATGACGAGGAAAAGGGACTGTTGAACATGACTGTGGCGTTCAGTTATGAAGGTGAGCAAATGCCAGACCATTTTTTCTCCGGTATATCATTCTTCTTAACAGCAAATGTTCCTCTTATTTATCGTGATAATAATTGGCTAATCGCTGAAGAAGGTATCGAAATAATATCTTCAGACTCAAATGCAGATCCTGACAGCGACTGGTACGACCTTACAGATAGCTGATAAAAAATGCGCTTTGGTGTTAACCAAAGCGCCTTCTACCTGATATTGATAGTAATGCAATCACCAATTACACAACCGCTCACCGAGCGTGTTGTGGATCAGGATTTCTCTCTCAGTTTCTTCTGTCAGGGCGTCGTCCTTGCTGATGTAGATAGGGTTAGCCCCATCGCAGAATTGTACGCCCACGGTCTGAGGTTTAATCACGCATCCACTTATCGCGAAGCTCGCGATGAACGGCAGAAGCATCCTTAGTCCTGACTTCATTAATCGTCTCATTTTTCACATCCACTGTGCCTTGAAGCCGTTTGTTGTTTTCTCTCTGCGCCTTTTCTTCCATGGCCCGCCGGGCAGCGCGTCCACCCCAGGTGTACGCCCCAACGAGCACAAAGAAGACGGCAGCCAAAGTCATGATGGTCGATTTGACCTTTGAAAGCAGGCTGCCGTTCATGGTTACACCACTCCTGCCTGATGCTTACGAACTTGCGACCAGGCAATAAAGCCGGCTACAACAATGGTCGCAATACCGAAGATAATGCGAACGGTATCCCCGCTGGTGATATGTCCCTGGGCCTTATCCATCGCAACGGAGATCTGCGGCATTACGTCCGCCAGCTGCGCAATACCGATACCTGCAGTCACCGTTGCGCCTGCAGTTTCTTTCGTGACGGGTACGGCTTTCACTGCAGTTACCGGTTTAACGACGCCGGCGCGACGCATACCTTCGTCAATAACTTCGGCCGAATACCAGCTATTGAGTGTTTTCAACGGGCCACGACCGTTCTCATGACGAATGATCGCCTCCACCAGCGGCCGCATAGTATTGTAATCATGCAGATCGATGATCATGTCCGGCGTCACGCCTACGGCTTTAGATACCTCATTGATATAGGCGGCCGTGTTGTTTTCATGTGGCGGCGCCCAACGCTCGATGACTTCGCGGATCGTATCGATGCTGGAACCGTCTTTTGCGCGGCGCTTATCATGGTAGGTGATGAGCGTTACTGTCAGTGCTCGAATCCCCCATACGGGGTCTTTAAAAGTGCAGAACCGCGGTTCCGCCGGGTTGTTTACTAACCCTTGCCACGGCGACCCCTTATCCAGGTTACCAGGGTTATTGTTACGAATGCCTCTTGGAGTACTCATCCTTGTTCTCCTGTTATTGCAGTCCATTTTTCACGCCATAAGCGGCCAAACCCAAAAGCAGCACGGTGATCAGGAACGAGGTAATCTTGGAAATAATGCCTCCAAAGAACCCGCTTGAAATTGTGTCGAGCCGATTAAGAAGTTTGTCCAGGTTGGAATGCTGAATGCTATGTTGCGCCGGAGTCATATCACCAAAGTAGGTTCGCAGCTGATCGTTGACCTCCTGGCCAATATCATCGCGAAGCTCCTTACTTAATTTTCCTACGACTTCGCGCGCAACAATGGCGGCAATACGTTCCACCTGCTCTGGCGTCACGCCTGCCATCTCGTTTGACATGTCTTCCTCCATGAATAAGTCAAATCGGATGGCAGATTTATATCATAAATTAGAAACTTATTGTAGGTAAGTACTTACATATAAATTGGATTAATTTAATTGCTCACTACTCATGGCCACGCCTGTATCGAAGGTATTCTGGTTTGTATTTATGGCGTCGCCCCCTTCTGATGAGTTAATTTTATTCTCCAGCGCTTCAACTCGTTTAATCAGGACCTTCACCGCCGCCAGCGTGTCCATCATTATCACGTTGTTGTCGAGCTGAAGGCGTTCACTGTTAACCTGCTTATTACCATCCAGGTACGAAATATTAACGTGTTTCACGTATTGCTCGTCTACTTCCTCGGCCTGCTGCGCGATGATCCCCCGGCGGACGCGGTTCTGTTCGTCGTCGTTATAGACGAACGTCACCAGCTCCAGCGCCTTTATGCGGTCTACTGACTGCTGCCCATCAGTAGGCGTGATATCGTGCTTCAGGCGAGCGTCAGACGTCCCCAGAAACTGCACGCTACCGCGCTGGCTTCCGTAGATATTGCCGTCGGCCAGGAATTGCCAATACTGTATTGGTTGCGAAAATCCACCAACAGAAAGAATTAGTCGGTGGTTTGTCCCTACCTGCTCTTCGAACCACATAGCCGCCTGTCCGCCATCAACGTTGCCATCACTACCGCGCGTATTAAATCTTGACGTAAAACGTGGCGCTTGTAACACGGTGCCATTTGCTATGTTTCCAGGGTCAGTGTTTAATCTGGCAATGAAGGCTTGCCCGTACAGATCGCCGTACTGCGTAGCAATGCCATAAACCCCGAGACCGCCACGGACTCGCAGCCCCGGATAAACCGCTAAAGCCCCGTCTTCGGTGATAATTCGATGCGTATAATCTGCAGAGCTACCTTTGTGGTGAAAATCAATATACGGCGTAGTGTCGCTGCTAATTTCAAGGTTGCCGGCGTCGATGGCAGTGAACTGTGTATTGCTATTCTTCCTGAGAATTTGCCCTGCAGCCGTTATAGTGGCACTGAAAGTAACCCCCTTACTGAATATCTGCGTCTGTGTGAACGTGTTTGCTGCGCTCGTCTTCGCTGAATCTTTCAGTGAGTTCCTGAGTTCCGCGAGGTCAGATGCTCTCGCCATCCCAGATACAGCAGGAACAGTCACAGACGTACCTGTTATAGGGTCTGTCATCGTAATGTCGCCGCTTCCGGTCAGGGCTGTAGACCATCCTTGGACAACGTTACGCCAAAGAGTAAATGCGCTGGCAAGCTGATTCGCAAAAGACGATGTGCTGGCAGTTTCTGACGTAATAATTCCATATTTCGCACCAGAAAAAGCAGTTGTTATGTTTCTCGTCAGGGTCAGTTGAGTGTCATTATTTACTGATTTGATGGCATACAGATCAGCACTTCCATTGCGATAAATGACTAAAATTGAACCCTCTTGAATACCAAGTGCGGGCTCCGACCACTTTGTTGAAATACCAGTAACCTTTGCCTGGTTTGCTGCACCCGTTACGGTGCCAACTTCATACATTGCCATAATTACATTCCTTGTAATTTTAATGAGCGGCTCTCAAAGAGCCGCCTGAAACTTAAGCCAGAGAGATGGAGCCAGTAGTTCTGTACATCGAGATAACCCCTGTAAATCGGAACTGTCCGCTGTCACCGCGGTTAGGCCATTGGATCGTAATATTCTGCGTTTGTCCGTAATTCGATGCAGGTATACGGATGGAGAAAATTGATGTTTCAAAATCCCTACCATCATTTCCAGAGTCAAACGTCCATACGACTGTTTCATCAACGCGGATTGTTACGTTTTGACGCCAGGTCTGTTGAATGCTAATTGAACCGTTAAACACCATACGGCGTTCAAATGGCATACCCTGCACTGAAGCTATAGGGTAACGAGTGCCTGATGAGGTGTCGGCGGTAGGCGGCCAGTTCTTAACTACACGGTCGGTCATTGTCACAACGTCACCAACAATTTTATTGGCTTGAACAGTGCCAAGCACAGTGCAGTTCTCATTAATAGTCACGTTGTTCAGTACACCAGTATTAGCGTGAACTTCACCACGAATAACTACGTTGTTGAACTGTGAACTACCGTCTTTTCCAATTCTCCAGCCATTTGAACCGTTAACGAAATTGTCAGAACGGATTTCGCCTCCAATTTTCGCATTGGTGATCGAGCCATCTTTAATGACAGCGGCATTAATATACGCAACGCCATTTTCGATAACGAAAGGTGTAGTCGTATTCCCGTTAGAGGTGTTGATTAAGCCGAAGCGATCAGCCTGAACCAGAAACTGGCTCTGCAAATTTTTGCCATCGATACCTAAAGCGATACCAGCAGCATACTTTTTACCGTTGCTGTTGGTTTCCATTTTGACCATCCAGGTACTGTTAACGTTGCCGTTTTCGACAACCGTTTTCTTCAGCTCCTGCAGCTCGGCTGACTGGCCTCCTACCTGAGCTGTCAAATTCGTCTGCTGCTGAGACAGTGCGCTTATCGTTGTGGCCTGGGTCTGCTGAGTTGACTTAATTGCCGCCAGAGAGGTGGTGGCGTTATTCAACTCCGTCTGGTTTTTGATGTTTGCCGATGCCTGCGCGTCAATTTGCGATTGCAAACTGGTGTTCAGCGACGACTGCGTTTTCTCGTTGTTGGTAATGGTCTGTGCCATCTGATCAACCTTCGAAGACGCATCATTCACCTGGGACGTCAAAGAGGACAGCTGAGACGCTTGGGATGTTACTTGCCCTTCCACATTGGTAACACGTGAGGTAAGGCTGGTGAGAGCGGATGCGTTCGCATTAGCCGAATCCTGTGCCTCTTTTGCGTCCGTGATATCGGTGACAACTACATCATCGATATACAGATCATACCCCGGCGTACCGGCGCCAGTTGATCCGCGGGTAGAAATCCAGAACACGCCGCGAGTGTGACCAGTCGCTACACGGAGCGTGCCGGTGAATTTCTTCCAGGTCCCTCTGCCCCCCAACGAACCTTCAGTGATGGTGATCGCCGACGGCCAGTTGTTATTGTTGGCAGCGTTTTGGGTCTGCAAACCAACGATTGTTGACCACCCGGATGATGGCGACTGATCTGCCGGCATCATCGCCCAGAGTTCAATGCGGAATACCGCATTTTCTCGCAGAGCAATCCACTTACCAATGGATTTATCGCTGTTTCCGCCCTCACCGGCGCCGCGGGAAACACGCAACGACTTCGTTCCGCTTCGTTTCTGAGAGCTGACGACGACCGCACGCGAGCCGCTGATCTGCTGGTTTTCGGAGTACGTCTCCAGAGAACCATCAAACCACGGGTTACTACCCATTGCCTGAACAGTGCTCAAAGAGTTTTTGAGCGAAGTTGTCTGGCTGCTCTGGGTTTCAATTTCTTTCTCGTTCTGCGTGACGCGATTCGTTAATGCCGTTAACGCAGCCGCATCAGCTTTCTTCGAAACATTTGTGTTTGTGGTCGCAAGGTCATTCTTAAGTTGCGTAACTTGGCTGCCCTGGCTGGTGATATCATTCTCTGTTTTGGTCACACGACTATCGAGTTTAGTGATCGCGCTCGAGTTCGCCTGAGTTTCAACAGAGTCGGTCACATCGACGACATAAAAATCATCAAAGTACATCGCGCCTGCGGACAAGAAAGCAGTGAACTGAACGTCAGCAATGACATCCTTTGTCGCCTTCCATGTCCATGACACCTCCTGCCAGTTCGAAGTGAACGGGCCATAAGCCTTACTTGCGATCAGGCCTGTACCGTCCGCCACACGGAATTTTGTGTTGTCGGTCGACTGAATGGTGGTATTAGGGTCCTGCTTTGCCCAAATTCCAATTTTGTACGACCGATCTTTCTTGAAGGAGATCTTCTGGCCAACGCCTGCAGAACCACCCGCTGCTAGTTTGGCGGCTTTGGTGCCAAGATGTGGAACCTGAAGCGTTGCCACCGTGGCAATACCGCTCCAACCAGTGTAGCCCTCCGTACCACGCTCAAAAGACGGGTTTACGATCAGGTTACCGGGGATCTGGCTTGCTGCATCCACGCTGGCGTTACTGGACGCAAGGCTGTTTTCCAGCGCTGTTGTCGAGGAGCTCAGGGAGTCAATATTATCCCCCTGGGTCTTCACTGTGTTCTGGAGCGTGGTAATTGCAGATGCGTTCGCATCAGCCTTCATCATTACACCGCCAGCGGCGCCAAGCCCCATCATTACCCCGTTCACAAACTCGACTGAGGTCGAAATGTGAGCGGTGCCGTCGCCGCCGGTTGGCGCACGCAGTTCCAGACCATCGCCAGGCTTCATGCCTTTGCGGCCAAGGAGGATATAGGCTCCACGATACGGCAGAGAGTTGACGACTTCGGATGTGCCACCAAGAGATTCCAGGGCAGACAATACCTTACCTCGGTTGCCAGTTGGCTCATCGAATGTCAGGACGCAAACGTAAGTGCCACTGGCCAACGCCTCGATATCAGCCGACATCGTGGCACCATTATTCGCGCTGCCAAAAACATCGTATGTTTTGGAGGTCGCAATCACCGTTGATCCGTCGCTGTGTTTTGTAAAAGTGACCAGCGCCCAGCTGCGGCCAGGGGTAAACAGGTTCTTGCCGCTTTCATCAAAAATCCCAGGAGTTTCGCTGTTGCCATTCCCCCGTGCAGTGACAGTAAACACAGTGCGACGGTTCATCGAGGCCTGCAGGCTGGTAATGCTACTGTTCGCCGCGGTTAAATCGCCCCCCTGAGATGTCACCGTGTTCCGGAGATCCTGCAATGCAGAAGCATCAGCCTTCTTGGCAATGTTGTTCTGAGCTGTCGATAGCCCGTTTTCCAACGATGTGGTGCGATTTCCGATAGAGCTAATGGAAGTGCCTTGCTGATTCACTTTCGTTGTCAGCGAATCCACAGCCGACGCACTGGCGCTATCAGACGGAGACTCGTTCCAGTCGGAAACAACGTTACCTACCTCAAACTTCGGACTGTTGATGTACACCGTCTGGTCTTTGGAGGTATTGCTCTCGATACGGCACAGAATCAGGCGCTTGGTGCCCGTGGTAGGTGTCTGTTTCCACTTAACCCAATAGCGGGCCCATGAAGTGGTCAGCGTGAACTGCGCACGACCATCACTGTTGTTGCCTTTCGCACCCTGGCTGGTCTCGATGGACGTTGTGGTGTTCGGATTGTAGAAGAACACCGTCATAGTCTGGCCAGCAACGCCGCCTTTCGCATAGAAGCTGTAAACGTACTCACCTGCATCGACCGGCGACTCAAGCATGATTTCCCGCAAATCCCTGTAACCGGAGCCGGCTTTTACAGTTGCGCCAATTACCGCGTTACCACGATACGTATCGCTGACAACGTTCGACCAGCCGGTCATATCGCCGGAGTTCTTGATCAGGTTTGTACCGCCGACAGAAATTGCATCAACCTTGTTGTTCAGATTCGTGACAGAAGAACTCGTTGAGTTAATGTCTTTTTCGGTCTGGGTAACACGGTTGGTCAGTGCCGTCAGAGCATTTGCGTCCGCTTTTTGAGCAACGTTTGCATTTGTTGTTCTCAAATTGTTCTCAAGATTGGTAGTGCGTGTACCAATACTTAAGATGTTCTCCCCCTGCTGATTTACCGTAGAGGTCAGCGAATCAACCGCTTTCGCCGTGGCGTCGAGGGAATCCTGGACTTTGGAGGAGTCGGTTACGTTCCGCAGATGCCAGTCAGTCACATACCAGACGGTGCCGAATGGGCTGGACTGGTTAATTTGCAGGAATGGACGGAAGAAGCCGCGATCGACAATCCCCTGAGTAATTTTGAATCGCCAGGTTACTCGCTGCCATGTGGCCGACGCCTTGCGGTTGCCGCCGGATGACAGAGGCGCGCCCACGCTGCCGCTTGGCCTTGTTGCGGTTCCGAGATACAGGTTGAAATCAGCGGAGCCGGTACCACACGCGACGAGAGCAGACATTTCATAGACATCCCCCAATGTCGCCGGAATAGCAGCAAAATTTGGGTGATGGTCGCGAGCCGCAATGCGTGCGACATAAGCGTATGGGCAATTGGCTGGCACGCCCTCAGACGAGCTGGAAACCACAGTGAAGCCCATCTGACTAAACTCTGGGTCAAATGTCGGGTTGCTAATCAAATCGCCACTTGTCGCATTCCCTGCGCGTACAGATGAATTAAGCGCAGTGATACTGCTATTCGCAGAGGATAAGCCCGACTCTGTTTGATCGACGCGCCCGGACAACACGCTTAAAGCGCTCTGATCCGCTTTTTTACTGACGTTGTTATTGGTCGTTGCCAGGTCATTTGTCAGTTTGGTGATGCTGTTACCCTGACTGGTGATCTGGTCACCCTGTTGGGAGACGGTCGAGTCCAGTGTCGAAATCGCATTGGCGTTAGCATCTGCTGTACTTTGCGCATTGTAGGCATCAGTTACTTCGGTAATGACCAGGTCATCAATGAGGAATGAGTTTCCCGCCTTAACGCTGCTAACGTTAGGAATAGAAATCCTCACCATTGCCTGCTTAATACCGCTCTTCGTTGATTTCAGGTAACCAGAAACCTTCGTCCATTGAGTTGAAGAGAGATCCTTTGCCGCTTTGGTAACTGCCGGCCACTGCCAGGAGTTGTCCTGATACTGGAGCGACAAACCGATAGAGATCTGCGCATTCTCGGCCATAGCGGTACTCTTGGCATCCCGCTTAACCCAGCATTCCATATAGAAGACTGCGTTATCGCGAACCTGGAACCCGCTGAAAATGTGATTATCGCTGTTATCAGTTGCGTTAGCGTTGTAATCATTCGGACGCGTCACACGGATGCACTTATTACCACCATGCGAGTCATCAGTGGTCACGATAACGCGATTATTTGATAGATTGTGGCCAACCGCGTAGCTTTCAAAAGTGCCATCAGGAAGCAGATTAGCGCCGCGTTTGGATTGCTGGCTCAGAGAGCTGCTAAGCGACGTAATGTTGCTGTTCGCCGCCGTCAGACCGGACTCCGTCTTCTCTACCCGACCTGTCAGCGTAGTGACTGCCGACTGATCGGCCTTTTTCGCGATGTTTGCGTCAGCGGCCTCGAGGTCATTGGTCAACTTAGTGATGCTGTTGCCCTGGCTGGTGATCTTGTCACCCTGCTGTGTCACCGTGCTCGACAATGTAGACAGCGCATCGCTATTAGCCTTGATCTTCACCTCATCCGTGATATCAAAGACCTTAAAGGTATCAACCCAGATTTCGGCATTAGCCGGGTGCGCGTAAAGCTTAAAGTTCTGACCATCAGCGTTAGAGGCAGTAAGCCCAGTTTCCCAGGTAATGGTCTGCCACTCACTGGTGAGTGTGACGTTTTTATCTTCATAATTGCTGTCGGTCTGGCCGATTTTATTCTGGCGCCGGATCAACATGTTCATCGCCCCGGAAACACCCTTGGCTTTAACCACAACACGATATTTGCGCTGACCATTAAGCGGCAGCGGCTTGTTGTTGTTGGAGAAGATGCCTGGGCTGGTAGTGGTCGTCCGGTTCAGCTTAACCCCAGCCTTACCATCACCGAAGTTGCCGAAAGTGACGCCCGCCGGATACTGGGTATCCCACGCAGTTGCACCCTGCAGGAAATCGTAGTTCGGGATCAGGTTGTCACCGGAGTTTCTGGCAGCGGTCAGGGTATTATTCAGGTTCGTGATGCTGTTACCCTGGCTGGAAATCGTATCCCCCTGCTTGGAGACCGTATTTTGCAGCGTAGACAGCGCCTGTGCATCTGCCTTATTCGCCAGATTAACGTTGGTCTGTTCGAGGCTGTTTCGCAGATCAGTAACGCTCTGCGAGGTGCTCGTGACGCGATCACCTACAGTGCTGACGTTTGAGGTGACGGCGCTAATGGCATTCGAAAGCGCGTTCATCCCAAGAGCAGAATTCAGCTGGGCTACTTTCTCGGACAGTTTAAAACCGAGGTTAATGTAAGCCTGACCAGTCCATTGGTTCACCAGGAACTCAACGGTGCTCCAGCCAGCTTTCAGATCAAAGCTAACCGTATTCCAGCTCGCATTACCAAATGCAACCCTAACACCGTTCACATATACAGCGCCCGTATCATCAAAAACACGAGCACCTGGAGCCATAGTGATGGTGGTATCAGCATTGACCTTCACGAAGGCTTTGTAATGCGCGATCACGTAACTGCCGGCGCTCGCAAAGTCCAGTTTTGCAGCATCAGGAACCTCCTCGATCGAGGTTGGCGCCTTACCGTTGATATCGCTAAAGGTCGGCTCAATAGTGCTGTTTGCCAGTTGTACGTTGTATACGCTACGCATCCACATGTTCTGGCGGCCGTTAACCATCTGGTTTGACAGCGAAGTGATGCTGTTGGAGTTAGACGTAATGTCTTTTCCCTGCTGGGTCACGGTGCTGTTGAGGGTTGATAACGCATTGGACGTCGCATCAATCGCTTTCTCATTGCTCACGTCAACGCAGAAGACGTCATCGAGATACATATAGCCGGAAGCGACACTTGCGCGCAGAGACACAACCACGCTGGCGGTTTTGGCTGGCGTATACTCGCCGCTAATAAGTGCCCAGTTAGTCGACAGCCCGGCGCCGGTGATCGGGATATCCTTTAACGGCGTCAGATCTGCGTTTCGAAGGCTAATCTTGTTGTTGCCGGCATTATTGATCGCGAAGTCAGCGGATTTGCGAACCCATGCGCCGATACGATAAGTCTTGCCAGCCTGCAGCTCGACCGTTTGATTGCAGCCTGAGTCACCGCCAGAGGCCAGTTTACCCGCCTGGATGATGTATTTCCCCGATTTGGGGTTTTGGGCCTCCAGCAGAGTCCAACCAACATACTCCCAACCTTCGAAACCACGTTCAAAAGAGTTGTTTTTGAGCATGTTGCCGATGATCGCTTTCGAGGCATCCGCATCAGCATTGGCGTTATCCAGCGAGTTTGACAGGCTGGTGATGCTCTGGGACTGGCTGGAGATCTGATTTTCGGCAGCAGTTACGCGGTTTGTCAGATTAGTCACAGCTGAGGCGTCGGCTTTGTTCTTGATGCTGTTCTGCATCGAAGTGATCTGCTGCCCTTGGCTGGTAATGGTGCCCTCAACAGACGATACCCGAGAGGTCAGAGCATTGGTGGCACTGGCGTTCGCCTCAATCGCCAGGGCATCAGTGACGTCAACAAAACCAACATCATCGAAGTACTGGGAACCGGTTTTGAGAGAAGACATGATCGATACGTCAACTTTACCGGTCAGCGTCGCCTTCCAGGTATCAGAGACCTCTTTCCATGTTTCATCTTTGGGCAGATTCTCCGGACGGATCGGAATCTCTTTGAGCAACGTGGCTGCGCCAATACGCAGTTTGTTGTTGCCAGGGCTGCTGATTACCGCATCCGTGGTGCAGCGCACAAAAGAGGACAGCTTGTATGTCCGCCCTTCGACGACGCTTACAGATTGCGTGATTTGCACCGTGCCAGCGGCGCAAACAAGAATTTTACTACCAGAATGGGGCGCACTCGCCTTGATAATACTGGATACGCTGTTCCCTGCAGACCACCCTGCCAGGTCACGCTCAAAGGAGGCGTTAACCAGCAAATTGCTCGGATTGCTTTTGGCAGTATCGGTATCGCTCTGGATATCGCTCAGCGAGTTATTCAGGGTGGTGATGCTTTCACTCTGGCTGCTAAGGGTTTTATCCTGCTGGGTTACGGTCGACTGCAGACCCGTGATCGCCTTGCTATTCGCAGACACACCAGACTCAACACTTCCTACGCGATTGTCCAGCGTAGACAATGCCGCACCTTGTGATTTAAGGGTGTTGCCCTGCTCTTCAACCTTCTGGGAAATTGTCTGTACTGCACTGGCATCGGCCTTCTGGCCAAGGCTTGTTTGCAACCCGGTAATCTTGCTTGCCTGGGCAGCTTGTTCAGTGGACAGCGTATGCAGCTCTTCTGCAACAGAGGCTTTGTTTCTGTTGAATTCAGTCTGCAGGGATTCACGCGCACTCGCTTCCGCAGCATCGGCAGTGATACGAGCATTTTTCTCCTGATAGATCAGACCGGAGCGAATGTCGTCCAGATTTCCGCTTTCAGATGAACCGCGGATTTGTGCAGCCAATGTGCTGCGCGCCTGCGCTTCGGCGGTATCTGCATTCGCACGAGCCTGCTGCTCTTCCTGTAACGCGGCCATGCCTGCGCCCGGCGTCGGTCGACCAACGGCGATCCAGTCGAATAACAGGTAATTGTCCGCATCCTGACCCGAAGTGAAATCGAAGCGGAAACGACGAATCGTTGTCGAATCCCGCCACTCAATGTCGTGCAGGGTCAGAATCGCAATACCCTTGTCGTCGTATTCCGGCTCATTGATAACCACGGAGCGACCAGCATTCCAGCCAGTTTCATCAGCGCCGATCCAGAACATTCTGGCGTTCCAGGTTGGGTTGCCAACCTTTTTAACGCGCATCTTAATGAAACGATAAGCATGGGCATCGATCGTCAATCCGTTAGGGGAACGACAGGTTGAGGTCGGATTGTTCGCTTTCAGCCAGCCATCGCTGGTGACGCTCATTGGCGTGTAGCCATTATCATCTTCCGTCCAGCCTTCGGCGTCCTGGTCGAAATACCAGATTTTCAGAGAGTCAAACTGTTCCCCTGTGCCAGCGGCAATCTGCGAGATCTGTCGCGCGAGGTTTTCGTCACCGGAGGTCACAACCTCAGACAAGCTATCGATAGAGGTTTTCAGCTCATTCTTCGCGCTCAGCAGTTGGTCGGCCGCTTGCTTGGCTGCATCATTAACATCTGCAATACGGTCATTCGTCTCTTTCTGAATGGCCGCAGTCAAGTCTTTGCTGGTCTGGGACAGCGACGTTGTCAGTGATGACTGCGCTTTCTTAATCTCCTGCGACAGAGCAGCGTCGCCGTCTTTAATCGACTGTTTTGCAGCTTCAATTTGGCTGTTTACATTGGAGATGTTGGTATTGATCGTCTGGTTGACCGTATCGATATTGTCGACAATTGTCTGATTGACGGTATCAATGTCCTCTTTCAGCGACTGATTGACAGAGTCAACCTGCGCCTTAATTTCGGAGGAGGTTTGCGCAAGGTCGTTTTCAACTTGCTGAATAGACTCGTTGACTGAGTTCTGAACCTCGCCAATGGCGTTGTCTACCGCCTCCTGAGTGGCTTTGCTGTCGATTTCGTCGAGCAGCTCTTTGCCGAGTTCAGAAGATGTGATCTTGTCTTTCAGGAAAGACAATACGTCGCGAGTGGTGGCCTCTGTACCGAGGTTCGAGTTCGGCTGGCCTACCATCCCACGTTTGTTTACCGCACGAATCCAGTAATACCAGGTCTCGTTGTCACCCAGCCCAGCGTGAGTGAAAGTCGTTGTGGCGGCCTGAGCAATGAGTGTCGCGGTGTCCAGCTTATTTGTTTTGGACGCATACACGTTGATCTGCGCGAGGTCGACTGAATCAGGGTTAACCCAATTCAATACCACGTTACGATAATCCCCCACCGCGGTCAGTGATGTGGGCGCCCCTGGCGGCGTCATCGTGCCTTTTACCTGATAGACAGCAGTAATAATCTCGGATTTTTTGCCGCCGAAGGAAACGGAATACAGCTGGAAGTCATATCGCCCATTTTCGGCAACATTGACGATTTCATATTGTTCTTCCGTGGCGCGGGCAGATTGCCAGTTGGAGACGTTGCCCTCGTCGGAGCGGCGCCAGCTGACCCAGTATTCTGGTGATTTACCTTCCCAGGCAAGCATCAGCTTCACGGACAAGTTGCCCGGACTGGACAGATAGGTGCCTTCTGAGATGACCAGATTGCTCGGTTTGGAATATGTGGGATCAAGAACCGTCGTATTTTCTGGAACGAGCGCGGCCCCGTTATCAATCGCCTGGTACTTAGATGCATTGTTCTGCACCACCGTGATATCAAACGACCCCGGGGTTTCACCTTGCGCGATAGCGACAACGCGCGCCCGCATTGGAACCAGGTCTGGTTCGGTGATCGTCCAGACGCCATTCGCTACTGGTTGATCGGCTGTGGCCAACGCCGTCTTGAAGGTAACTTTAGTGATGTTGTCGCCGGTCTCGTTGATGTCTCGCTCAACGATTTTGCCTTCCTGATTGATGATACGGATGAAGCTACCGCTCTTTTTCAGAGAGACAGGTGCATCGAGGGTGATGCTGTTTTTGGTGAAAGAGACAATGCGACCGGAATTGCGTTTGCCGGCACGATATTTGTTCTGGATCAGAACGGTTTCGCCCGGCATCAGGAACGAGGCGTCCAGGCCCGCGGTAAAGGTGATCATGTCTGACTCCATACGCGCGGTATAGAGCAGCCACAAACCTACACGATGAGCCTGACCACGGCTGGTGCATCCGAACGCAACGGCCTCGGTCTTGCGCTCCCCGTATCGGGCCATCGCTTCCTGATCTTCAACATACTCAACGTTCTGCTTATAGCCGTCTTGTTTGTTGTTATAAGTGATCAGCGCTACGGACGGCCGGTCTTTTCGAGCAGAGCCTTTATAGGTAAACAGGCCATCTTTTACGTTTGCGTTGGTAAACAGCATGACAGGATCAGACGGGCTGTCCTGCATGATATTCACCATGCCACCAGCCCAGAAAACCATGCCACGGAAAGCACCGGCAATATCCTGAATCAGACGATAAGCGTCCTGACGACTGGTGATCTGGGTGTTGATTGCAAAGCGTTTTTCTTTGCCGCCAAAGCCATCATCAACCTCTTCGTCGCAGTAGCGACCGATCTGATAAAGCTGGCCAAGGTCAATCATTGACTCCGAAACAAATTTGCCGAGGCCATAACGAGCATTGGTCAGCAGATCGAACAGAATCCAGGCAGGGTTGGAAGACGACAGAAGTTTAAAGGTTCCATCCCAAACGCCGTTATAAGTGTTCGTGTTTTCATCATAATTCGAAGGCACACGGATTTTGAGGCCACGGATAAGATACGAACGTGACGGCATAGAGCTACCAAACTGCTCAGAGTTAACCTTAAGGCCAACCAGAACGGAGTTCGGGTAGTTCATTGGGGTGTCAACGATCTCACCGATAGAGTCGACCCAGGTATCGTTAAAGAGATACTGATCGTTGCTGTCGGCGGAGAGACGAAGCACGCGCACTTTATAGGCACGCCCAGGCTTTGGAAGCTGGATTTCGTAACTGCGGTAGTAGACACCAGTCTTTTTCGCAGTCAGCGTCACGTCAGAGCTGCTCTCACCTGCAGCAATCACGTCATAGAAAGAGCCATTGCCGTTGGCCAGCTGGAACTTAAACTGGACCGAAGTACCGTTTGTGTCCCCTGTTTTCTTGTCAATGTTCCGCAGCGACGGGAACTTCATGATCACTCGGACACGATCAGCGTCGTCGTTATCGATGGCGACCGTAACCGCGTTTGTGGTTTTCAGCTGTGTGTTAACGGCCTTTGGCGTTTCGACAAAATCGAAACCAGGCATCGGGCTTTGGTCTTGCGAACCATCCCGGAAATCCCAGGTTACACCGGAATAGTTGAATGATCCGTCTTCGTTCTCCAGCGCCACGCCATCGATGAAGATAGATTTAGCACCGTTAATAAGCCCACCAACAACACCTTCCCCGAGCAGATCGAGGATAGACGCCATGGCCCGCGAATTAACGGTATCATCCGCTTCAACTGGTGTACGGCTTGAGCCTGAGCTCTTTTTGCCGCCCGCTCCCGCAATCAGGAGGGGCAATCTCTTTTTCTTGAACTGATCCATGTTCAAAAAACTTCCCTTACAGTTGGTCTATGGTGATTGAAGAACTCACAATCTGTGAGCCAACTAAAATTTCCTCGCCGTAATTAAGCTGAACCGGGTTTCCCTGGTTGCTGGTGTTTTGAGGCCCATCGAAATAAAACGAATCCGTGTTATCCGCCTGTCTGACAGACGCATTTGATGCCTGCGGCGAAATCAGCATGGACACACCGCCCATCATCAATGACATCCCTCCCATCATTAGCGCAGATGACGCACCCGCGGTAAGACCAAAGCCAATCGCACCGACAGCGATCATCGCGGCGCCCACGAAGGTCTGGAACCACCCAAACGCCTTACCACCACTGCCACGTGGTACGGGAGTAATGCGGATTTTTGCGATATTTTCCGACTCGCCCATCATCTGGTATTCGGTGTCGTCCATTGACCACTTGTGGCCCTGCTTATTTGTGACCTGGATGTGGTACTTATCGAAGTGGTTACGGTTACGCTTAATCCAGGCTTTAAAGCCCGGGCGATTCGCCTCAATCAAATCGATGGCTTGTTTGGTGTTGCGCACCTTCAATTTCCAATGGCGGCCAAAGTTCTTTGCCATCGCACCGCCGAGCTGAACATGAACTAATTCAGACACGTCTCGTCTCCCTTGAGTAAATCCCTGTGACGCAGGTGATGCGTCGTGTGCTTCTGATACATCCCACCGTAATAAGCCCGACAGCTGAGACGGTCGATCTGGTGATGCATGATCATGCCGTCGCCGATGTATACCGCGCAGTGATCTGGCATTTTCCCGTACTGGATGAAGAAGATGTCGCCGCGCTGGGGTTCCGTCCCCGGCGCCATGCGGACAAGTCCTTCATTTCGGTAGTTCTGGTCGAGGATGTCGTTGTCCCCCGTGTACCAGGAAGGAATATGCAGGTGGGCGTTTGCATTCAGCTCAACGTCAAATTCACGCTTTAGGTAATCGCGGCACAGCATCCAGCAATCAAACACACCGAATACGTATGGGCGCCCGAGGTAGGGCATCTCAAAACCACACGGATAAATGACGTTCATTTCGCTAAAGTGGAATGGCATATCGCTTTCCACATTTTTGCGAATTGCCAGAATCATCCACGGTAGTTCCGTCGCCTCGCACCCGGAGCGATCCGGGTCTGACGCCTCTGCGCTGCGTTCAACGTGAGAGTGCCAAATAGCGATCACTTCCCCAGCATCTTCGGCCGCAATAATGTCGCTGGCACGCATGACAAAATCCTCACGTGGCGTTTCAGAGACATTCATCGCTTCCATAAAGCGATATTTCTCACCCTGTGTGCGCACCAGAAAGCCACACGCTTCATTCGGGTAACGTTGGATAGCGCAGCGATAGATATCCTGCATGACTTCTGAGCCCAGCTCAGGTAACGTCTGGCTACTCATATCGTGTCGCCCCAATAAATCCGCCAAAATGAATAACGCCATTCGCGAAGTAGTTGCGACGAGCATTACAGGCGTCGTAACGCTTGGTGCAGTAGTCGGCGCCGGCCAAAGAGGTTTGCTGGTTGTTTTTGTCGAAATATGGGCCGGTGTAGCCACACTCTGTTCCGCGATATTTCCACGGGCAGCTGTTTTTGATGATCTGACGATACGGTAGTTGAACACCCATCAGATCTAAGACGCTGGACAGCTCGAATTCGACATACTGGTGTGTCTCCAGGGTCTTCTGTTCGACGAACCACATTTCATCAGCGAAATGCTGACTTGGGTCTGCGGTCGGGTTTCCATCCGGAAAGTTCACCGCATCCAGAAAACGTGCCAGTGTCATCTTGCGAATGATTTTGCAGCCAATCAGATCGTCATTGGCCTGCAGCTCCGCAGAAATTACACCGTCGTAATTGGAAACCTGAATCTTTGGACGAGGAAGTGTTCCCTGACCGCTTTTATCAAAGCCAGACGCTTTAATTGGCCACGGCTCATAGGAAACTCCCTGCCAGACAATTGGCTGGCTAAGCCCGTTGGTGCCGGCATGGAAATACAACTTGCCGCCGGAGGTTGTCACCGACATATCCAGCTCGAACAACTCAATGAGCGCAGAAGGCGATAAACTCTGAATATCAGCTCTAATACCCATCACTTCATCCTTGAAAAACTCAACGTCACATCCTGTGACGTTGATATATAATAATAGATAAGTACTTACTTATCTATAGCCGCAAATTAAGACTCAAAAACCTGTCTAAATGTTGCCGTAAGCACTTGATAGCCGGGGTAACGCTTTACCGTATGGCTATCACAAACCACGATAATTGCTTTGCCTCTTGGGTTAGTCCAAATGAATGACTCCACCCCTGCGCGGGCAGTCAAAAAGTCATCAACGTCGTTTACCACGTCATGGCTGCGGGTGAACGTGAGAGACCACTCTTCTTTAATCCGATTGAGCCCCTGCGACTGGCGCTGCTCGTAATCATCGCCGTAGTTCAGCACGGTCACGTTAGGCTTTACCGTTTTCTCAGACTCATAATCTGGATACCAATTAAATACTTTCCTCGACATATCACTTCCTTGTGATGGCCGCCCGCTAAGGCGGCCGGCTTTATTACCCTCTGGTGGTATGCGGATTAAGTGAACCACCAGAACGTTTCTCTTCGGCAATCGTCTCAAGCACAATCGACTTAATTTGCCGCGCTGCACCGTTCCAGAGATTGCTCTCACTTCCACTGCTGCTCTCGCTGGTTCGTCCATCCTTGGTCACATTGATTTGAATTGAGACAGGGGACACCGCGTTACCCGTACTCTTTCCAGCCGACTCTGCAGAAAGTGTGACTGGAATGGTTCGACCATCTGGTAACGGGACGTAAGCCTCGTTCATTGAGCCCTCGCCAAACATCGCCAACTGTGGTGAGGTGGCAATTCCGCCTTTCTGATAAGCTCTCAGAGGCACAACCCCTTCCCTGCCAAAGATGCCGCCATTGGCGTGTTTCTTCACATTTGGCTTTGAGCCTGATGGCGTCGAAGACCCAGCCCAAGCGGACACTGCGGTACTGGCCAGTGACAGACCGAAATTCAGCCAACGGCTGGACGAACTCGACGACGAAGCACCTACCATGGCGAATGTAGCTGCCAGCGCCCCAGCCGCGGTAGACAGATTCCCCATACTGAGGATGCTGCTGTTAACCGCTTTGGTTTGATCTTTCGTAGCGTCAGTACCGGTGAACAATGACTTAGTCCAGTCCCAGACGCCATTCACCGCCTGGCTTAAACCGCTGGCCGCATTCTGAGACGCTTGCCCCATAGAATTTATGCCGGAGGCTGTCTCCTTAGTGGCCTCGCCGACAGATTTATCCCCATTGGCCACCGCCCCACCAGAATTACCGAGCTGAACCCCTTGATTAGCGATCGCAGACGCTACGCCATTCATGAGATTTCCACTTTGTGCATTGCCGGCGTTTGTCGTTCCCATTCCCAACATATTCATGAGAGGCAGAGTGATCTGGGTCTTCACGACCATGTTGGTGATGTCTTTAAGGATCGATGTGGCCAGACTGGAGAAGCTCATCTTCCCGTTAACAACAAAGTCAGTAAGCGTGTCGGTTAAGCCGCTAAACAGATCTGTCCAGGTGCCCTCAATCTGCTCAGCCAGGTTCTCATACTCCAGAGCCAACTGCTGGGTCGCTGTACCTGTTTGCTTAATCAGCGCATTGTTGCCAGCGGCCACCAGCTGATTAAGCTGCTTGTTGTAAAGCGAGATGATTTTCGGGTCAGTCGCTTTATCACGCAGCTCAATCAGCGCCTTAAGATTGCGGTTGTAGGTATCCGAAAACTCGGCAGCCTTCTCCTCATGGCTTTGCATCAAGCCTGCGCTGATAATCGAATCCGATTCCGGCGCCCAAGCGCTGATCATTTGCTCGACGTTGCGGCGATTAAACATTTCACGGTATTCGGGGGTAGCGTTCCTCAAATCCGCGAGACGTTTTTTGGCCTGGTCAACCATCTCCTGCGAGATAAACTCGTTAGGCGTGGCGTTTGCAAGATCGGTTAGTGACTTAGTGACATCACGCAGCGACTGATCAAACGACACAGTAGCCTTTGAACTTTCGCCCATTTGCCCCATGAGCTGATCAGCTTTATCCAGAGCCTTCTGGTAGCCGGCAGCCAGCTTCTGTTGCGCACTTTCCTCCCTCTTCGCGGCGCGTTCCGAGGCATTCGCGGTACGCTTCCCTGCCCTCTCGGCGGCAGCGGCATCCTGTTCACGAGCTTTGGTTAGTGCGGCTATGGCGGCTGCACGCTCCTTCTCACTCATCTTTTCCAGAGACGATGCAGTGGAGGCTTTCTGCAGGTTAAGCTGAGTTTTAAGCTGCTTCGGCCCAATGATAGGTTTTCCTTCAAAATCCATCATTGGTGTGCCATCAGGCAGCGTGCGCTGGTAAACCGCAGAGTCCATCTGGTTGCGCATGTACTGCGCGAGCGCTTTATCAGCAGCTTTATCTCCAGACAAACCTCCAATCCGTTTGCCATCAACGGAAAGAAGCTCTTTGCCAGTTTCTGCTGCATTGTTTCGTTCAAACTCGGCCTGTTTTAGCTCCTGAGCAATTGTCTCAAGATTCTCCTGATAACCACGAATACTGCCTTGCAGTTTACGCGCCTGCTCTGAGTTGCCCTCTTTCTTCGCTTTTTCTAGGGAATCATTAAGATTCGCTATTTGCATTTCTACAGCGTTCTTACGTGAGGACAAGGCATCAACAAGTTGCTGTGCAGGTTCCAGATAAGATTTATTTACAATCTCACTTATTGGTTTAAGTGCTTTAATTTTCTCATCATCAGACAACGAATTATCCGACAGAATTTTTTGTCTTTTTTCCAGTGCCTCTTGACGAGCTTTCGCAAAAGTTGCTGCAAAATCTTTATTTTCATCTCTGATTTTCTCGAGTTGGGATTCAGTCGCTTCTTTTGCTAAACGTTTAGCTACAGAAATGTCTCCACGACCAATAGCCACACTAGTTTTATCGCGTTCAGTGCGCAGATCATTCAGTTCAGCCTCAATCTTCTTACGTTCAGTCTGATTAATCTTGATAGTGGTTCCGACCATCCCTGGCCCGTAGACCATTTTTTCACCAGAATTTAGCTCCTGCTCCTTCTGAGCTATTTGGCGATCAAGACGTTCCTTGTAATCCGCCATCTGTGCCCGCTTGGCGGCTGTCATCGCCTCGGGGATTTTGCGGATCTCATCAACGACTTTTGACGTTTCGCTGCGGAGCATAGTCATGTAAGTGATCAGCCCCGCCACTGCTGTCATTGCGGCAGTAAACACAAAGCCAATCGGGTTTGCTGCGATAAACGCAGTCAGCCCAGCGAATGCCCCTTTCAGCCCCGTAATCGCGCCACGAATGGCAAAAATGAGCGATGGGATTGGTGCCAGTCCCATGCGTGCAGCACGATTGAAACGAGTGACCGCCGTCGCTCCCAGCGTGAATGGTGTCTGGATTACAGTGGACATTTTCATGAAGGTGGAAAGCATCTGGCCGCCGGCGCCGACAACACCTAAAATGCCCGCTCTGAGCATTTTAAATGCCACCATTCCGGCGACAATTTTGCCCAGCGTAATAACCAACTCCTGATTCTTAGCCAACCATTGCGCCAGCTCGCGCAGGCCATCAATCGCGGTGGTAAGCCCCTCTCCCAGTGAATTAGCGAACGAAATGCCTTCAGCGCTGTTCATTACGGCCGCCAGCTCTTTCATCCCCTTGGTCAGAGAATCAAGATATCCAGCCTGCCCTACTCGATCGGCAAACAGAGTGAAAGAGGTTTGCAGCTGCGCCAACGCACCGGTGTAGGTTTGCATCATATCTTTGGCGGCATTTTCGTTTTCCGCACGCAAACCAACAAACATCAATGAAAGAGCATGTTTCGCTTCAACGGTCCCACTGGAGACGGCTTTGGTTAGCTCACCCATCGTGATACCGGCCGCATCTGCCATGGCCTTCATCGCATTTGGAACCGCTTCACCCAATTGCTGGCGGAGCTCTTCCATCGACACAACGCCTTTACCAGACATCTGTTGGACAGCCACCGCCGCTCGTTTAAGCAACTCACTATCGCCACCAAAACGTGCGACTGAGTCCACCAGTGCCTTTAACGAGCCATCAGTAGGATCGAGCCCAGCAGAACGGAACTTCACAAATGAGTCGGTTAAAGACTGCATCGCAAATGGGGCGTTTTTCGCCATGTTCACGATATACTGCATGTCTTGAGCAGCGGCTTCTTCAGGATTGACTTTATCCTTGTTCAAGCCACGCAACATGACACGCATACGCTGCATTTCGGCCGCAGCCTCTACGATCGGCTTCTGCCAACCAAACAGGATGTCAGTAACCGTTCTGGCAGCATCCCCAATTTCTCCCAGAAGGAAAATATTGCCGCGTAATCCATAAAAGACGCCATTTTCACGACCACCACCGCGATGGGGCGCAGCGGTAAATCGATCAGCGCCACCTCCGCTGCCTCCCCCACCCGTTGTGGTTGTTCTGACCCTGACAGGGCGGCTGATCAGCTGCTGGCTTCGAATAACGCCATCCATCTGATCTTTGACTTTTTTTAACCCCTCGGCCGCCTGGCTTGTCGTTGTTCCCCAATTGCTCAGACGCTTGCTGGTCGCATTTAGTCTGGTGTTCATTCCACCAAGAGAAGTAGTGGCACCCTTGATCTCAGTGTTGAATTTACCGGCATGGTCTCTTGCGTATTTAACCCAATCAGAAAACTCATTGAGTTCCGACTGAACCTTCCGCAATGAGGCCAGGAACTTGTGCGTAGACGATGTGGCCGAATCAACGCGATCTGTGAATGTCCGCAAATCAGTGCTGATAGCGGACAGTTCACGTTGTGCCTTTCGAGAGGTGTTGGAAACGAGCTCAAAACCGGCAGCTACGTCCTGCAGTTTGTCTGCCGTAGAATTGAGTCGTGTTTCAAGAGCGCCAAGAATGCTGGAGACCGAACCCAGAGAGCGCTCGAGGTTTTTAATTTTTTGAGCCGGTTTGGTAGCCCGCTCGCCAAATTTGGTAAGTAATTTACCCGCCCGGTCGATTGACGCCGTAAACTGTTTGTCTTCCAGCGACAGGATAAACTCTACGTTTTGTGACATTCCCTTGTCATCCTCTGCCAAAAATTTGCATCAGCTGCTCTTTGGCGTCGGGGTCTGCCTTATCCATATGCGGACGGTAGACTTTATCAGTAACGACTGGCCTTCCAATCCTGAGTTGCAAACCCTCCATGAACGCCTTAACGCCATCGCCATCCGCTTGGGCGACGCGGGCGACCTGCAGATTGCGGACATCCTCTTCCGCTCGCAGACGATCGATATTGCGGCTGAGCATCCAGAACATGGTCAACGGGACACTCAGTAGCTCTATTGGCGATACGGCGTAGTGAGCAACTACACGACTGAAATAGAATCCGAGATCTATCGAAACGGTCTTTACCCCGGATTCATCGCGGGATATTACTTTGCCCCTTCGCCAGCCGCTTTTTCGTTCTCTTCATCAATCACTTCCATGGCGAAGGTGAAGATCTGCTGGAGTTGCTGGACAGTCAGTTTCTCCAGAACGGAGTCAGGTACTGACGGAATGACTTTGCGTACCAGTTCTGCGTAGGCAGTTACCTGGTCGACGGGAGACATATTCATGAGGTCTTTGTCTTCCATCTGCTTGATAGAAACAAAGAGGCCGACGGTCATTTCAACGATGGGATATTCTTTGCCACCAAATTTGATGCTTTTTTTCGGCGGCAGAATGGAGTCGAGATCGAGTAATTTGGTCATGGTTTAAATCCTTTTAAACTCATACAGAGGCCCATCCATGGGCCTCTTGGGTTATAACAATTTAGCTTGCGGCAGTTACAGATACGGCTTTGGTCGCCTTCTTGGCGCCGTCATTAGTTGTGAAGGTGATATTGGCTGAACCGACAGCTTTACCAGTTACCAGTCCGTTCTGATCTACGGTCGCTTTATCAGTCTCATCAGAGCTCCACACGCCAGTCTTATTGGTTGCATCGGCCGGGGTAAAGGTTGCGCTCAACTGAACTTTAGCGCCCACTTTTACGGTCGGTGAAGACGGGGTCAGCGTGACGCTCTCAACCGGCTTTGGGAGGCTCATTTTCCCCAACACGCCAGCGTCGTCCGGGTAAGCGGAAAACTCAACTGAGAACACGCGAACGTCGTCAGACTGGTAGGTCATGGTGAAGTTACCCGCAGTTGCTGCTTTAGGGATGGTCAGAACATAATCCGTCGCATCCTGCGGGGTCAGCACCAACTCTTTTGCAACGTCGATCAGGTTCACACCCTGCGCAGACGTGATGGTTACGGTATCTTCGCCAGAACTCAGCGTTGAACCTGGCATCAGATCGACCATGTTTTTCAACACGGATTCAGCCAGCGGCGCAGTAATGGTGATGTTGCGGCCTTGGATCAGCTCGGAGATCGTGGTCTGGCCCAGCTGGTCTACGGTCACTTTCAGCGTTTCGGTTGCGATTTCAACCTGAACACCGCCTTTGGTGTAACCCAGATCCACGCCACCAAACGACACCTTGCAGGCGCCAAGCTTGATGTTTTTAACATGGGTATTGGACATTATTGGAAAACTCCTTTTTCCGTTAAAACAGTGTCATTCCGACACACAATAGTAAGTATATACTTACTTATTTATTCAGTTCAATAAAGTACCCGGCAAATTCAAGTGGAATCCCCGTTTCAATAAGCGATCCGTCATTTATTGGATACGTTATTGGCATCGCCATCGGCCTAACCATTTTGAAGAATACCCCGTCAGACTCAACGTTGCTAACAGGAAGGATATCCATGATTTTGTTGGCCATTTCAACAGATTTTGTGATACTCGCATTGCGAACTACTATCGTGAATGAGTCGAAGTAAAAACCCTGCAAATCCGGGTCGATGGTTATGCCTGTATTGGGATTAATCAGCAAAATGCCAGACTTAACTTTTGCTGGCATATAGTGACAGAAAATGTCCGTCCCTACTTTTCCAAGCCCATTTTTCTGTATCAATTTTGCGAATGCTTCTACAAACATGTCAACCTCGCGTAAATCCTGCTTTTCTGGCGGCTTCCATGATCGTTTGCGAAAATTGCTTTTCGCTGATCTGAGTCGCTCGCTCAAGGAAATATCGGCCCACTTTAGGTTTCACGCCGGCGACAGGAGGGTTAGTAACATTCTTCATACGAGACAAATAACCAAGACGGTACTTACCAAGCTCCATGTATTTGGCATAGTCCCCCACCTCAACGCCTGGATGCCCTTCGCGCTGCTTTGCGCCTGAAACGGAAAGCTCAATACGAAGCCCCGCGTATCCTTCTTTTACAACCCGCGCAAAAATGGCGCTCTCAAGCGATCCGGTTTCAAGCGGGGCCATGGCTCGTGCCAGTCGTTCAACCAGACGCGCCAGCTTTTCCATGTCCCTGATTAGATATCGCTTGAACGCTTTCTGGCTGTTATTAAGTCTGGCGCCGGCACGCTTAAACTGGTGTGCGTCATATTTCAAACCCATATATTCGCCCCCAACTCAAGATGCCCAGGGCGGCCTCGTAGTCCCCATCGCCGATGTACGCTTGAGACCTTCAGCTTCTGTCCCTCCAGCACAAGAACGTCGTCGAGTTGAACAGCGGCTTCAAGTGGAGCAATAAGTACTGCGTCAAACAATTCCAGAGCCGCCTTTCCGCGGCTTCCAGAGCTATCTGCCCTGACGGACGATTTTTCATTGCTCTGTTCAAATTTAACGACGCCTACTTTCGTCTTCCTGACGAACTGCAATTGCGCTTCACCGTAGACGTTTTTGGAACCAAACCGGTAGATCGACAATTCGGCTTGCCACGAAATATTCATCCACTCTCCTTGTGTGAAGTCGTCGCACTCATTACCAGGCGGAGGCGCGGTTTCCCGTCTTTGGCCTGTCGACCAGAAGTAAAGAGCACGACGTGTGTTACGCACGACGAACAATCATCCGATTGTTGATGTAACTAATAAGCAATCGCCAGGTGCTGCGGGCCACACGGACATTCGCCACTTTGCTTGTGCGGTACATATTGGTTGTTTCACCGATCGATTCAGACAAAATGCCGTCTTCTCGCGCACTCGCAATATCGTTGCCATTGGCGATCTCGCATGCCTCATTAACAGTGGCCAGAAGCAGCGCCTCTTTAAAGTAATCTGGCAAATCCGCAAACTGCTCCGAAGTGATCCGTTCCCAGTCCACCAAATCCTGCCGATACACGCCGTCAGCCCCCCAGGGAATGTCATAGACATTCAGCATGTTTTGGGGACGGTCATACCGATCGAAATCGATGCGCATGATCCTCCGGATAGAGAAAGGTAAGGTTTTGATTCGCCGTGTCGCTTCGATTAGCCGCTTGCGCATCAAACCCTCTCCATCAGCCAGCAATGTATCTCCATTGATCATATCAATGGCCTGCATTTGAGCATCGGCTACGGTGGCAAACGACTGACCCGGGACGGATAGTTCAAAGCTATTAAGCAGCACATACATCTGCCGCTCTTCGTGGGTTAGCCCACCCGCTGTGGCCTTCACGATGACGTAGCGCAGATCACGCTCTTTTTCGACCAGCTGGTTATGCTCTGCTGAGATCACAACCGGTATAGACATTTGGCCTTCTGCAATATCGAGAGGCTCTTCGTCCACAATTGTTGTGCCTGCACTATCTCGCACCGTATAAGAGGCGGAATCGATATCCAGTACGTTAAAGGCGAAGGTCAGAGACACGATGTCTCCGCTACGAAACGTGTCGATCAGAGCCATCACTCACCGCCTTGTGCTTTCAGGATGCCCTCAATCATTTCAACAATGCCCTTCGCTTTCACGCCAAGCGTGTTGCCGATCTGGCGCAGGCCGGCGATACCTTCACAGTCAGCAATGGACTCCAGCTCTTCTCGGGTGAAGCGCTGCACATGTTTTGTCTCCTCCTTCGCGACGCCACGTTTCATAGGGACAATATCAGGGGCCGTAGGCTCCACAATCTGATCGGCCACCAGCTCGTTACGATTGCTGAAGGCAGCTGATGGAGAGACATTTTGCCCATCAATCGTTTCGGCACGCATTGAGGCGCAGATCCGCTGTTGATCGAGGAATGGCAGCTCTGCTACGGAAATGCCGTCTTTAAAGTAAACGCCGCACAGGATGCCCGTGTATCCAAGGAACTGAGGTTCCAGAAGATGAATTTTTGCTGGTTTCATGAGTTTTCCTCTGAACAGGGTGGCCAGAGCCACACCTTGTTGCTGAATCAGGCTGCAGCTGCTGTAACTTGAACAGTTGCGGTTGCTTTATGGCTGCCGTCTGCGGTCGTGACTTCAATTGTTGCAGTCCCTTCTGCAACGCCGGTCACGAGACCAGTAGCCGCGTCAACCGTTGCAAATTCAGCATTTTTCGACGCCCAGGTAACTTTCTTGTTGGTAGCACCAGCAGGCGCCACGGTAGCCGTGAGTTGAACCGTTTTTTTCACCTCCACCGATGCCGACTTAGGACTTACCGACACACCAGTAACAGCGACAGTGGGCTCCATCGGAACCGCTCGCATAGCTGCGGTGATACGGTTCTGCATGCGCTCGTTTACTGGCTGATCGGACACCGATTTAGTGAAAGAAGTACGGAACATAACCCCCGTAAAGTCGGTGAAGGCCTTTTCAGTGATCTTCACTTTTTTTTCTGACATATATCGCTCCTATAAAAAGGGCGGGCGTATAGCCCACCCATTTAAAAATAATAGGTAAGTACTTACCTATTATTAGGATTAAATTTTGACGTTAGTCAGCGCCGCGATAGCTTTGTCGTGCTTATTGGCCAGAGAGCAGTACCACTTCACACGAGTACGTACTGCGTCTTTGTTCTGAACGGTGCCAATGTTTTCCACAACGATACCGGCGTTTTCGCCGCCGTACAGACCAGTTACACCGTTTTCTTCAGAAAGGTGCAGACAGTAGATATCCGCTTTGGTGGAGTCCGCAACCGGAATGAAGTCGTTTACGATAAACGGAACGCCGTTATGGCACAGCATTGGTCGACCGAAGTTTTCCATCATGATTTCGGACGGGCCTACGTTTACAGTTCGCAGCAGCGCACGATATGCGCGAAGATGCTCAGAACGCATCATGATGCAGTCTGCGCCCAGATCTTTAACTGCGTCGACCAGTTCGTCGAACATGGAGAAAGTCATGGAGGCGCCGGAGATGTCGATCTTCTGATCGTCATGCATCAGCTTCGGAATACCGTCGAAGGCTTTGTTGTTAGTGGTGGAGTCGCCAACAATCAGATTGCGACGGAAGGCACGAGCCAGACCTTTGACTTTCTGACGAACCTGGATAGCCAGCTGGTTGTTGGTATCAGCCATAGTGGTAGCCAGGAATTTGTCGACGTCAACGTCGCCAGCCAGAATGCGCAGCTTCGCAACTTTCTCTTCGAAGGTTGCTGCACCTTCGGTGATGGTGTCGTTCACATCAATGAAAGTAGCTTCGCTCAGTGTTTTTTCGCGGTTATAAAGATATGCCTTCGAATTGATCTTCATGAAAGGCAGGACGGCAAACAGGTCGTCACGATCGATAATGGTCTCGATCACGCCCTGTTCAAGCTCGTTATTAGACAGCTTTTCAGCTTCTTCACGCAGTAATGGCATCTTTCATTTCCCTATGATTTAAGATGTTACTTGATTCCGATTTTCCCTAAACCGGCAGTCAACTTATCCATTGTCGACTTGTTCTTCGGCTGGGTTACTTTGTGGGTCGGTTTACTAATTGAACCAGCACCCTGCTTAGCTTCGCTGCGCAATAAAGCGTCAGCTTCCGGATCTGCACGTAAAATACGCTCAATCGCGGATTCGAACGGTAACGGCTTACCTTCGCCGTCAACCAGAACAGCACGCTCTTTCTGACCTGCCGGCTTGTCATAGCCAACGACGTTACCGTCTTCACCCACTTCGAAATGAGAGCCGTAGATAACGCGGGCCTTAGCCGGAGTCATCAGAACTTTTTCACGCAGGAAATTGGAGCCAGAAAAGGAAGCGCCGACGGTCATTTCAACCAGCTGGGCTTTAAGTGCGGCGTTTTCGCTCTCCAGAGCGGAAAAACGTTCATCACGTTGAGCCATCTCAGCCTGGTGAGCTTCGATCATTTGCTTTTTCACAGCATCGAATTCACCGCGGCGTTCCAGTTCAGCTTGCTCCGCCTCACGGCGTGCGTTTTCTGCGGCTTGCTCAGCTTCAAGAAGCTGGCGTGCTCGTGCCGGATCGATATCACCGTACTGAGCCAGCTGATCGGCCATGGCACGCTCTTTTTCCTTGCGTTTCATGTTCTCTTTCAGCAGGTCAGCACCGGCTTTCTTGGATTTACGCAATTCAGCGAGCAACTCTTCCTGAGTCATCCCTCCGAATTCATCGTCTTCGATTTTCGGCTGATCTTTCTGCTCGCCGTTCTGCTTACCAGATTCCTGGGTGCCCTGCTCTTCTGCACCAGCGGGAGCTCCAGCACCTGCGCCACCACGTTCATGTGATTCGGCGACATCCATGAGGCCACGACGGGCCATTAGCATTTGCCACAGATTCATAAAAATTCCTTTTAATTACTTATCACTCGGTTGCTTGAGTTGATGAGTTCCCATTCCCTTGGGATAGATCTTGTCCGCTCTCTTGGACTGTATCACGATGATAAGTAAGTACTGACTTATTTTCAAGGGTGTTAAGAGCATTTTTTGGCGGAAAATTCAAGAGATCTTTCTCAAATTCTTTCTGCATCGCGGCCGAAATATTCGGGAAGATTTTCTCAATGAGCATTTCCATCTGATATCGACGCACAGAATCCGGTGCTTCCAGCAGACCAAGTTTCTCGGCAACGGCAAATTCATCCGTCAGACCGCGGATATCAAAGCTCTCCGGATAGGCAATCAGCGAATGCTCCTCATCGAGATCGACTCCCATCCACTTCGCCACCAAAAACATCATCTGGCGTTCAGCCCGCTCAAGACGCTCGGCTTTAGTAATAAGCAAACTATTAACCCGCTGGAAGTCATATAACTTGGCGGCCCCGGATGAATTATCGATCCCCTTAGCGTTATCCTGCTTTGTTCGCTCACCAGCGACCCCAACGGAGTGGTAGATCTCATTAATCACGGTCTGGATAGTGGTGATGATCATCTGAGCTTGCTTAGGGTCTGGCGACAAATAAAAAGGCTGGTTGCCACTTTCCGAGTCATAGGTGAAGACGCGTTTTGTCCCCATTTCCATTACCTTTGCGTGATTCTCATCGCCTGGCAGGAGCGACTGAACGGGAATGGCCAGCTGGCTGAACGTCTGATCCTGAATAATGGCGTCAAGGTTCGACAGATAGTTGGCTACTGCACGGTCAAGGTAGGCGATATCATCAATAAGCGACGGGCTAAAATACGGCGATTCGCTCTCCCCTATGCAATCAACAGGAAACACAGGTACAACGCCAAGTTTGTGTTCGCCTTTATCTTCAAGCACAACTTTTGCGGTCCGACGACCGGCATTCCCGGCGCCTTTCTTAACCTCTTCCCGGAATAAATACCACTCGTTACGTGTCCATAGACGATAACGCTGATATTCCTGGCCAGATGAGGTAAAAGGATCTTGATCATCGCGCGCCACTTCGACAATCAGCGCCCAGATCAAATTGCCGTCATCGTCCCACGCCATATCCAACATCTGCTGCGGAGAAATCCAGTAGGCATAGGCGCGAACATCCTTCTTCTTCTCGTCAGCGACGGATTCTGCGTCACTATCCATCGTGCTATCGACCACCACCCAGACACGGCCATAGATGGAGGACTGGAGGTCAAGCGCGGACATAAAGCCATCGATGGAAACATTCTGTCGTGTCGCGCGTTTCCAGAATTTCTGAATTGGCTCAGGCGCTTCTTCTACATTTCGATGGATGTCCTCTTTGAAGAGATATTTATTAATCAGGTTCACCACTTCCCTGGTGTGATTGAAGCGGTAGGCGCGTTCCAGACGCTCCTTGAACTCCTGATCACCTTCTTTGAAGTATCGGAAAATGTTGTCATCGAACCAGGCACGCCCGCCAGCGTATGTGCTGGCGAGGAAATCCCAGTGCTCTTTTTTCTTTATGTATTCGGGGTGGCGTCTTGCCACAAGATCCTTAATTTGCTTATCAGTCAATTCCATTTGCTTCTCTTCCATGATAGGTAAGTACTTACTTATCTTGAACCACCAAGAATAACACGATTTTTTACGGGATACCTACGATGAACCGGGTAGCCCAAGGCATCCGCGCTGTGCTCAACCCCCCCGCTCTTATCCATATCGCGAGAGCCTGGTTTGTAGATAACTTTCTCCAGTGAATCGATGAGATGTTTGCACTTAGGGTCGATATACAAACGAGTTTCGCCAGAGGCGCTCATCAACATGCGGTTCACTGAGTTCACACGATCAGCAATCGGTGGGTGCTTTTTCGAATAATCAACACGCAGAAAGCCCTTCTCCTTGAAGATGTCGATGTCCGATTCCCCACGAGCGTGCTGACGATAGGCGCCGGCCGGGTCTGGAAAAATTGTGACCTGCGATTTCCACCGCCAGAAGCGACGCTCCAGCTCATCGCACACTTCTGCCGTATTCGACGAAAACAAGACAAGCTCATCCACAGCCCACAGCTCCCCATTCGGTTGTGGCTGCAGGATGACCGACGACATTGGATCAATGTTGAAGTCCTGGCCTACCCACACCGGTAATTTAGGATTGAACTGCAGCGGCTTAACGTGAACGCTACGATCGAACGGGTAATACACACGCCCTGACATGTTTTCGAAGCTGGCCAGGTACTCCTGAGCGAACGACTTAGGGTCCATATCGTTCTTGGCTGCCTCGATTTCTGCCGTCGGAACGAATGGTGAATCAGCGGTTACAAACTGCCAGCTTTTCCACTGACCTTTGCGTTGCAGTTCTTTGTTCTGCCCGATAGTCCATAGTTTATGGAATTCGGAGAACCCTTTCGGCGTACCGATGATCAGCGCGCCGCCGCGGGTGGATGACAATGTCGGACGGAGAACCTTGTACCAGGTGTCTGGCTTCATATCCTGGAACTCGTCGAGCACAACGAAATGCAGCGCAACACCACGAAGCGTATCCGGTTTATCTGCGCCTTTAAGCGCGATCTCCGAACCGTTTTTCAACACGATGGTCATCGTGGTGTCGTTCTTCTTCCGAATCCACTTACGCGGCAGAACTTCCTGCAGATCATCCCAAAGAATCTGGCGCGCCATTTGGTAGGTCGGCGCGACGTACCAAACTCGTTGTTTTCTCTCCTTAGCGGCAGCGCGAATGATGGTTGAGATCGACAGCCTCGATTTACCCCAACGTCGTCCGGCGCACACCACTTTGAAACGATGTGGCGACTGGAAGACTTGCATCTGCCCGGAGTGCAGCTGTACGAGACTTAGAGACGACGGGATGGACATGGTTATGCATCTCCATCATCGTCTTCGCCCGATGCGTCAAAATCGCTCTCAGCTTCGCTCAGCGCTTCTTCTTCGAGTGATTCCAACAGATCGTCATCAATCACTTCGGGCTCATCATCTTCCTTGCGCAGCTGGGCCACCTGTGATGGGGTTAGCTCGCCAAAGACAAGGTTCGGAATATCCTCTTCACCGCCTTCTTCTTTCTCCATGCCCAATGCCTTGGAGGAAATTTCGAAGCATTTGGCCAGCGTGCCGCTGGCGCGCTGCAGGCTTTTAAGATCGTCCTCAATCGAGGCCAGTGGCTTACCTTCGCGCTTTGCTGTAGTGACCTCGACCATCACCATCTGACCAAGGGCATACGCCCAGCCGTCATAGCGTGTCCGGCGGTCTTCTATCTTTTCGGCTCGGGCTTTAGCGCGCAGTTCTGCATCGGACTTGAGAGACTCGCGCACCATCTTCCCAACAGAATCAGCGCCTTTCTCTAATCCACGCTTTTTGAAGTGTCTGGAGAGCGTTTCACGACGGATGCCGTACTCTTCTTCCAGTTTTGAGAGCGTATACTCGCCCGAAGTCCATTTCGCTTCGGCTTCCGCCCATTCAGCCGGAGTCAGGCGAGTTTTGCTCTCGTCTTTTTCGACAGTCATAGATCCCTCTAAAACACACACAGAGCGCTTCCTTGCGCTCTTAAACAATTTGTTTTCTGGTTGTATTAATTAGGTCTGGGGAATCTGTTTGAGAGCCTGCTTCCGTATATATTTAATAAGTGACTTATTAGTTATATATACAGACGCAGGCTGTTAATCTGACTCCCAGACCAACTTACATCACCAGTAACTTGGCTCTGGCTCGACCTAATGTCGTCAGCCCCAGAGTTCGACGCTGGTAGCCAGAATCCTCTCGCGGCCGGCAGTCGTGCTTTTCGACCAAACCTTTCTTGATCAGCGCGCGCAGGGAGAATTGCATAGACTGCTTTGTCGTCCGGTAAGGCAGCACTTCCAGCAGCTCGTCCAGATCGAGCAAATGTCCACGTTCATGGCCTAAGTTGATGGTCTTAATGATGTCTTTCTGTTTATCAGTCAGTGTCATGGCAAATCCTTATGCCGGTAACGCAATATCCAGTGGTGCATTCAGCGGTTGTTTATCAAAAGCCAGCAGTGGCAGTGTGTCTGGCAGCTGGCGACCAAAATCAGGGTTGCGATAAACCCCATAGAGCGGTGAAGTGAAGCTCAGGTTGTGAATATCCTTGAGCAGTTTCACGATGCTGGCCTCATCCACCAGGCTATCCGCGATATCCTGAATGGTAGTGCCACGGTTGCGGCCTGCTTTTGCCAGAGAACTATTCTTGTGATAGTCCGCCACCAGATCTCGCAGAGCGCGGCGCCGGCGTGAATCAGTCATCGCAAACAGCTCTTTCACAATCGCTTCGTTGTCGCCGGGATCAGAACGAAAATGGCGCTGAAAGACGCGAAGCGCGCTTTCGTAGCTCTTCGGACGTTCAGGACGTATGAAGCAAAACCCTGCTTTCATAGCAAACGGGTTATATTTGCTCATCGACGACTGGATCTCGATGATTGGCCGGTCATGCATCCTGCTAACCAGATTAATCATGCGATACGATACCCCGACGCCACGATACTGGGTGTCCACTACAGAGCGGCTGATCACAGCGAAGTTGTTGTTTACGTAACGTCCCCAGTACTGATTTGCCACAGTGGTGTTGGTTGTGGGTTTCAGCTTTGGAAACATGCGATGCCGCGGCGCCAGCAGCAGTTTAGGGAAGGCCATAACTACAACGCCTACCAACCGACCATCTAGCTCACAACGGTAGTAGGTAGGGGCGAACGGCTTCCCATCTGTCTTGTAGTGAAGCGACTTAAGCGCGTGCCAGTCTTCTACCGTCCCCCTGGTGACGGTCATGCGCTCAAGAAAGTCCAGATGGCGCGGGAACTCCTCCGGGCGATACCGTTTGATGATGATGTCTGTCATGCCGATCACCTGCGCTCGATATTGGCATTGATGAAGTCCAGGCGAAGCGATTCCATCGCCCCAACCATGACGTATGGGCGCCCACCGTTATGCCAGCAATCCAGAACACTCCCGTCGTTATTGATCATCAGCAGCGCCAGGCTCTGGCTTTTGCCTTCTCTGGCGTACTGGAGTGCATCTTCCAGCAGGCGGATGACTTCAACGTTATTGTTGTCAGTCTCTTTCGATGGCTTCAGCTCTACGATCTTCAAATCAGGCATATTCCACCTTCACGCGTTCTTTGTAGTGCTTGGTGATCTGCATATCCGGGCGCAGCGCGTTCTTCAGGTCTTCGTGTGTCGTCGCCACCATTACCGTCGCACCTACCTTTCGCGCGGCACGCTGGAGGTTCGACGCCACAACCTGGGCGGTAACACGATCAAGAACTGCGCCAAATTCATCCGCAGCCCATACCTTTGCGCCCGACTCAATAAGCTTGGCGATCTTGAGCCGGTATTTCTGGCCATCCGACATTTCAGAAGGTTTGCGCACAAAGAGATAGGCATCATTCAAGCCAGCCATCGAAAGCAGCCCTAACGCTTCGCTGGTGGTTTTACCCAGTTGGTCAATGACATTGACGTCGTTGTCAAAGGTAAAGTCATCAATGGAGGCGACTGAAAGCCCTTCATCTTTCATCTGGCGTTGTAGCTCACGCAGCACGACAGATTTTCCGGAGCCTGACTGGCCAGTGATGTAGACCACATCACCCTGCTCGACTTCCAGCTCAAGATTGTCGTAAAGTGTCCAGTCTTTTTCATCCAGGCCAAGCCCAAACGATTCGGCGATCTCAAGCGTGCGAGTGGTCTTGTTGACACGGGTCTGGAACGATACGTTGATGGTATATGTGCTCATGCTTCGACTCCCCCGGAGGAAACTTTCTGCGCATAAGCAACGAACGCGTCTACCCCGCTCTCTCCCGTGATTTCTTCCATGTGGGCAAGCAAATCCCCCACGACAATCGCAGAGCCAGCAGGGAGCGTTTTAAAGCCCAGAACATCGACCACTCGAACCTCTTCGGCGGCGACTTCGCGACTGATTTCGGTGTGCTCTTCTTTCTGGCGCTCGGTTTCCTCCCCCAGATCCATAACCAGTGCGCCAGTATCCATTTCTTCGGTCATGCTACCGACCAGCACGTTCAGCTCACGCTCGTCAAAGCCGAAGACTTCAACGTCACCAAATACCAGAGACTCCAGCTCTTTCTGTAACTTGATGGCATCGTAATCAATGCTGGCCAGCCGGTTATCCTCCAGACGCTTCGCCTTCACTTCTTCATCGGACAGATCGTCGCGAACGATCACCGGCACACTTTTCAGCCCCGCTAAAAGCGCAGCTTCGCGGCGGCCATGGCCAGTAATGATGACATCGTCTTTATCGACAGTGATCGGCTGGTCAAAACCACGCTTTTTTATGGCTGCGGCCAGATCACGGATCTGTTGCTCGTCATGCTTTTTGGCGTTCATTTCATAGGGAATGAGCTCTGCCGGGTCTCGGTAGACGATTTCGAACGTTTTGGTCATTAAATACACTCCTTGTAGTTATCGACCAGCCATACCAGAGCTTCACCAGCATTCTCAATGTCGTTGCCGGTGTTGATCGCCTGCTCTTTGATGATGGATTTGATGGTTTCGGTAACGCGATCAGAAGCGTCAAACGTCACTTTGAAACGCATGGTCTGGTGTTCCGCACCAGCACGCTCAGCTTTTTCGCGAGAGTCCTTCTCAACGGGCTCTTCGTCGCCACGCGACAACGCCTCAAGCATTTCCAGGTCAATTGCCGACTCACGAGCCAGTGTGGCCGCCAGTTCGTCGTCGTAAGGGGCAATTTCCGACAGCTGATAATCGAGTTCTGACTGAATTTCCTCGATCAGACGCTGTAATGCGACCTGATCGTCTTCGCCGTATCGCTCGTTATCGACCAGAGACATTTGTTTCGCCACCAGCTCGCTTATTTTGCCCACCGATATAACAGGAACCGTGGAAATACCCTGTTCCATAGCGGCTCGCCAGCGATGTTCGCCACCGAGGATCTCAAATTGGCCACCGTCCAGCTCACGCGCGAGAATTGGCTTGAAAAAACCCAGTTTTTCGATGGAGCCTTTCAGTTTTTCGAAGTTTTGAGCACCAACCGAGTTGGTGTTCCAGGGATTTGGCCGGAGTCTGGCCACTTCTACCTGCAGAATGGTAATTTTTACGTCCATACTTTTTGATACAATCCATTGCATAAGTACTTACTTACTATTCTAGCCAATTAACATATAAAAGGCACGAAGGAAAGATATTTATGACTGTTAGGATTGTTTCGAACGCGGTCAACGCTATGGTCTCCGGCGCTGATGACAACGTGAAGCGACTCGTCCAGGAAATGCTGAGTTACGAAGTCGAAGCTGGCGACTGGAAAGGCACCAGTACTATGTTCAACTGGAGCAAAAATGCCTTCCCCGCGGGTTTTGCTAAATCGGTAGCAGCAAATCTGGTGAAGGCTGGCATTAAATGCGTGCATATTCGCAAAGACAAGGTTCCGGCGCTTGGTAAACCAAACCCGGCAGTTAACCCCTTCCCCTATAATCCGGACTATGCGTATCAAGATCAGGCTGTAGAGACACTGGTTCGCGAAGGAATGATGATTGCGCAGATCGCCACAGGCGGGGGAAAGTCGAACGTAGCTTGCAAAGCCGCGGCGCGTATTGGACGCATGACGCTGTTTTTAACCACCCGCTCTGTTCTTATGTTTCAAATGGCAGATAACTTCCAGAAGTCGATCGACTATCGAGCTGAGAATGGAGAGCCGTGGCTTAAAGGTCAGAAGGTTGGCATCATTGGTTCTGGTGAGTTTCAGGTGTCTCGCCATATCAATGTCGCAACAGTGCAAACCCTGGCGAGTTTTCTTGAAGAGCCTCCACGCGATATGCCGGCGGAGAAAAAGGCTTATCATCTTAAGCGCCGGGAGCTGGTTAAGCGATTCCTCTCAAGCGTCTCACTGCTAATCCTCGAAGAAGCCCACGAATCCTCCGGTTCAAACTTTTATGACATCGCCAGGCTTTGCATTAACGCAGACTATCGCCTGGCGCTGACGGCAACCCCGTTTATGAAGGCTTCAACTGAGGCCAATATGCGTCTGATGGCGGTTGCAGGACGCATCGAGATAAAGGTCACTGAAAAATATCTGATCGAGCGAGGTATTTTGGCCAAACCTTACTTCGTATACCATAAAATCGCGTACACTCCGGATGAGGCTCGTATACGAGCGGAGCTCGCTTCCAAGCATCTGAACTTCAGAGTTGGTATGAGTACGCCGTATCAGAAAGCTTATCAGCTCGGTATCGTTTACAATATTGGACGTAACGAGGCCGTCGTTCGCGACGCGCTGATGTACCGTGATCATGGACTGAACTGTATGACCCTGGTGAGGATCAAACGCCACGGTCAGATACTGATGGAAATGATGAAAGAGAGCGGCTTACGGGTAGATTTTATTTACGGTGAATCCAACCAGAGTACCAGACAGGCTAAGCTTAACAGCCTGGCTGCAGGGAAAATTGATGTGCTGATCGGCTCTACGATACTGGATGTCGGTGTCGATGTGCCAAGTGTTGGCGCCGTAATTCTTGCCGGAGGAGGCAAGGCCGAAGTCGAAATGCGTCAACGTGTTGGTCGCGGCCTTCGTGCCAAGAAGAATCAGGCAAATGTGTGTTTTATTTCGGATTTTATCGATATAAGCAACAAACACCTGATGTCACACTCATACGAACGAAAACACATTATTGACACCACTCCCGGGTTTGCGGAAGGCGTGTTGCCTGTCGGGAGCAGTTTTGACTTTGGTGTATTACAAAGAGATTAATTATGACCGAAAATCGCTCAATTTCATGTCAGGTGAAGCTCACCGAAAAAGCCAACGAAAAGCTTGGTTCGTTCAAAACGCGCCTGAAAGAACGCAACATCAAAATGTCGAAGTCAGACATCATTAATCTTGTTCTGACCAAGATGAGCACAGCAGAGTTTGAGAAGATCGCGACCTCGATGGCAGCGGCTGAAAAGGCCAGGGAAAAAGTGATACAGATCTACGAGAACTCCGGGATGACCAAGGAAGACCTGGAAGACATCCTAAAACGGCTGCCGTAGACTTCTTCTTTTTCCCCGTCATGCAATATTCATCATGTGCTCGTCAATAACAAAGGAGCACATGATGAATTACTTAGCAGAACTACCATTTGTTGACATCTTCGATGCCAAAGCCAACAAGGCTTTTTTCTGGCGCGTCGACAATCCACTCGATTATAAGTGCGGCGTGAACGGGGCGAAGACGTTCGTAGAGTTTATCGAGAAGTATCCATTTATGAACAACAGCAATGTTCTTTATCGGGTCGCGTGCGATATGAGCGACTCAGGGCTTATTAAATCGGAATCAGCAAGAGGGTTCTTCAATACGCTGGATACATTGCTTTCACCGAAAAGTGAAATATCAGCCAGTGGAGCAACTAAAATCAGAGGCAGAGCACGTCGCACCATCAATGAGGTAGCATGTGATATGGGGATCACAAGCATGAAACTTCTAAACTTTCTTGCTCTTATTGGGTGGATAGACAATGCAACTGTACAGCCAACCAATGATTCGCTTACTGAAGGCGTGTTACGAAAAAACAGCAAGATGCCGTTTGGTTTTACAATAACCAGAAAGGGTGAACGCTTGATCGCGAGCAAATACCAAGCATTGAGTAAATAATCAACAACATGCTGGAGCTTACTTGCTCCAGTATGTGATCTACATCACATTTCAATTATCTACCACCTCCGGCTGAAAAAAGATCTTGATTAGTTTAGATATATGAGTAGCCTCCATTTCATAGAATTTAAATGGAGGATATGGGAGTGGCTCTTTCAAATATACAACTTCAAACCATCATTAATAATTCTGTTGACAACCCAGATTATTTACTGCTGAAGAATGACATAAGAATACAACGGGCAAAAGAAAAAAATAAAAAAGAACATGCTAGAGGTTTCTATTTTGGAGATGAGCACATAAACTCATTAAAAAGTCCAAATATAGATCCATTCCATATATACATAATTTCACCAGAGAATCAATCAAGAAGAGATGATTACTCGCTGGTCATATTCCCTTTCGACATTAAAAAATTAATTCATATTATTGATAAAATAGACGGCATAGCACTTGGACACATCCAACTAAGTTCCAACTTCAATGCATTCCAAATACACAAACCATCAAAAAGTAAAAGATACTGTGGCGTAGGATACTCTATGAAAGTTGATAATGAAGACAATTTGTGGAACCTTATCATTGAATTAAAAAAACATCTACTTTTACCTGCGGGAACCACAGGAAAGCTATCTAGTATCTATTATCAATCCGGGCTACCTAGACATAGAAACGAAAATAATACAAATGAAAATATATTAGAATATTTTTCTCTTATAGCTTCTGATACAATAGGTCACAAATAGAGGCAAATTTAGGATATTGCTCACATGAAACAGGTTAAAATTTCGCTACTAGTAACACTTTTGTCTGTTTTTTCATCTACGACTGCACTTGCGGCTAAACCTATTACGATAGATCAGCAAAATTATATAAAAGCCACTCTTGAGCCAAATTTACTTGATCCTGATTCAGCAAAATATAAATTTCCTGACTACATCGAAAGCGAATCAACATATTGTTTCCAGCTAAATGCTACCAATCTATATGGCGGTTACACAGGCTATCGATGGGTCCAGATCCCCTACAAAAGCATAGTTTCTAAGGAGAAAAATGTTCCGGTAGATATCAATATCCTTCCCAAGGAAGTCTTCGAAGAAAGCTGTAAAGAAATAGGTTACAAATAATCAACAGGTGATGGGTTAACCCCTCAACTTGACGAACAAGGCGTATCTTATGCCCAACAATATTACTGATATAACATACGGCATCCCAGCAGAAGTATGGCCTCGTGACTACTCCAGCATAGAGTCGGCTTTGATGTTCTGGAGAAAGCGAACAGTACCTATTAGGGTTACTGTAGAAAATGGACAAGTGTTCAACATGTACGTACAGGGAACACTATCATCACGCAATAAAGTCGATCTTTGCCCTACTCCATTCGATAGAGAGAATCGTGTAAGGCTTCCACTGGAGCGAGTAAGCACCATAGAGACAATCATACCTCCAGATGTGGACAAAGAGTTCACCGGAAGACTGACTGTAAGCAACGAGGACGTGCAAAACCAACCCTCTCGGCGTGACTTTTTCAAAATTTGTCGTAATGCACACAATGAACAAAAGTCTATAAGGGTGTACATGGCTGACGGTCGTGAAATAGAGGGGGTATCGTTAGGCGTTGACGCTTGTCAGGTAACTATGAGGGTCGGGAAACAAACCAGAATGATTATTCTCTTCGATTGGGTCGAGCGCATTTTACCGTTTTAAATCTATAAGGGTAATAACCGGCTATGTCCGGTTATTATTTTATGGGTCACTTCCCGATAAATTAAATCACCATAAGTATGGTCAGCGCTAAATATATAAGGGTAATACACCGAGTACGGAATTTATTTAGGCAACACCTTCGAGAAAACGCGATTTATTTCTAAGACTATGATTTATTTGCGAAATAAATTTTTTATCACCCCTTGCGAAAAACGCTTGATTTTATTTTTTGTATGTCGATAATTAGTCACATCGAAAGCGAACACGCCAACGATAGAACGAAATAATTTTCTAATTTAAAGTAAGGATTAATATCATGTCTAACGTAACCATTTCTAAAAAATCTATCATTGATGCTGCTGTAGTTATCACTGACGAATTACAATTAAAAGCAGATCAAGCTACACAGACTTACAACGAACATTATCAGAATGGCACGCACACCAAAGCAGATAAAGCTAACATGCTTGCAGCGTCTACTAAACTCGCATACTTCGTGAATAACGTTGTAAACGCAGTAAACGACGATAAGTTGTCTGGTGTCTTCTACTACGCGATTAAAGCAAGCAAGCAAACGCCAGAAGTGTTTTTCCGCGAAGCGATGACAAATAGCTACTCTCTCGAAAAGCTGGTTTATCTGGTTAAGTCTATCAAGTCTGGTAAATGTGTGTATTCAGTCGCTGATATGTCCGGATCTCGTGTATTCGCTTTAATCGATATGATTAACGACGAGATCGACACGTTCACAAATGGCGCTGTTTTCGATTTGATGAATGAAGCGAAAAAAGCGTGCGAAATTAAGTTAGACGCTGGCTATACGCAAGCCAACCAGCTGATCAATCTTTGCGAGCGTCTCGGACTGGTCGAGAAAATCAAAGGAATGGGCGCAGCGAAAAACGGATCGCAGCAATATCGCTTTATCAAAAATGATTTTTATAACTATTTGGCTGATGCTTTCAAAGCGTAATTAGATGGATATAGCGCCCAATATGGGCGCTATAAAGGAGCTTAACCATGGTAATTTTCATCTCTGGCGTTAATATCCGTAATGAATATTATGTTAATCGGATCGCTGGGATCGCTGGGATCGCTGGGCGCGCAGTCGAGTTTATAGATGAAACGACGCGTAAAATTGACTTATTGAGCGACCAGGAGCGAAAAAAAGCAGACGTGAACGACGCTGATATATTTTTAATGTTAAAAGCGTTTGCAGAAATGGGATTTAAAATCAGTTTACACAAATAAAATCGAGCGCCCACTATGGGCGCTTTTTTCGTTTCCAATACTCCCACCATAACGCGCCAACAATGGCGCGTTATCTTTTATCTGGCGTTCACTCATTCACACCAAAAATAAGCGCCATAAACGCGCCAATTTAACGCGTTTTTACGTGTGGTAGTACATACCCATTACACACAGTAAAAAACACGTTATAGCGCGTTTAAAAGCGTTTTAGCGCGTGGCTTATTTTGTCGTGTCGTGGGCGTGATCGTCTGGCGTTATCTGGTGACGTGATCCGCGCTATCCTTCGGGGCGTGTTGGCAATGTTGGCGCTATCCGTGGGCGCTCGCGTATCATTGGCGCGACGTGATCCGCGCTTGCAGTGGTTTACCCACGGATTCACATAATCACATAGCGAAAGCTATCTGGATGGCTCAGGGGCTGAAACTCCACCAGCGTTACCCCAGCGCCGCTACGCAATTTCTGGCGCGATTCTGGGCTTCTCCCGCTCTGTTTTCTACATAAAGGCAAACCCAGCCGTTTCCCGAAAATTTCCTGACCGTTTCCCTTCGGTTCCCCTGACAGCCCTCTGCCCGTTCCTGAATTTCCCTGCGGGAGCTGGTGGACGGAAAGAAAGGGGCATTTCCAGCCCCCTCCCCTCTTACTTGCCAGCCAGTATGTGAATCCGATTGCTGGCGAATACATTCAGCATAAAGTTAGCGCAAAACAGTTTCCATGAGTCAACGCCAGCGGCATACGTGATGTTTTTGCATTTAATTGCATTGTTGGCGATCCGCATACCCTGCGCTATTGCTTCATCATCGCTAAAATCGAAGGACGATTGAGTCTTAATCCAGATAGCGATCTGCGAGGCAAACTCAGTCAGCTTGGACTGGCAGAATCGCCCGGAGCGCACCGGGAAGACAAATGTTCCAAACCCGGAATTTACCACATACGCTTTCTCAAACACCCGCGTGAATCGACGGTTGCAAGTGATGTCTTTGGCGATCTGCTGCTTCTCTTTCCCGGACAGCTGGATGGTCTCTTCTTCGCGCCAGGCGCCCAGGATGTTCTTTTCAATATCGGAGTATGTGACAGAGATGGTGCCATGCGCGGGAGTGTTTACAGTGGCGATATAGTTCATTGTGATAATCCTTTAAACAACTTGTTTTCTCGTTGGTTTAATTATCGCAGTGGGTGTGAGGCGTCCAAGCGTTCTGTTTCGGCAGCTGGTGGCCGTCGGGAAGTCGGTGGGTGCTTCGGTAGCCTGGCGGTAAGAGGTGGGTGTTTTTAGCCTGCGGGAAAGCAGGTGGTATTTTAGGACCACCAGCATCGGTGGCCCTCCCCTCTCAATGAAGTAATCCGATGTCGATAGTGTCGCCTGAATCTGTCACGCGGATCATCAGCATAGCGAAGGCATTCAGTGGATAGCCGGCGTGCCATTCCGGGAAGCGGTCATCGCGCATGAAATCGGCAATGTCATAAACGCTATCCTGATAATGGAAGAAGCGGGAGCTGGTTTGTTCGTCCGGTTCGACGTGATCCATTTCTTTCTGCTCGGCCGGCGACAGGTCAAGCCAGGATTCCAGCCATACGTTTTCTGCTTTCGGGGAGATGGTGAAATCAGTCATATTTACCACCAGGCGCAAAATGTCAGTCTGTTATTGTAGAAGTCGTGATTTTTAATCAGCTCATCCACAAGCTCTTTCAGCTCTTCCACGTCATTCCAGTACCCTTCATCGTACTCCTGACTACCGAAGAAAAACCCTTCCTGGGTAGGCAGATACTCTTCACAATTACTTTCGTTTAGACGAATCAAATCAGCCTTGAGAGCACAAATATCATTCATCGTAACTTCTAAAAGTTCACAATTTACAACTTCACCTACGTTGCGGTTCATCCACCCAACGAGAGCATTGAACTTACGGAAGTAGCCAACTTGCTTTCTGGATGCCTCGTTATTCAGATCGTTTTTTGGCTGCGTCTCAATATAGATATCAAGTCCCATGAACATTTCCTCATTTTCGTTAATAACTTGTTTTCTTGTTGGTGTTATTATCGCAACGCAGGAAAGGCATAAAACAACTTGTTTACGGGTTGGGGAAAATGGCGCGGGTTACGCGCCATTGGCTGGTTTACTGGACGTTGTAGACGGACTCCGGCAGATACTCTTCCAGAGAGCCGCCAGACACAATGGTGATGCCGTAAGAACCAACCCATGTATTGTTGGCGCCAAGGTTGCCCTCGATCATATCCTGAACCTGGGCCATCAGGTTTTCGAAAATGGTCTTCGGGTCTGTTCGATAATAGGCTTCAATGGCGGCCAGCAGAGTGTCCGAACCATTTTTCACGGATTGCTCGCCGACGGCATAAGCCTTCGAGCGATCGCGCTTAAGAGTTGTACGGGCCAGCTGGGTGGTCACATGCGGAACAGCCGATTCGTCACGGAACTGAACGGTCAGCTGGGCCAGTTTATTGCCTTCTTCGTCAGTGCTGGATGCGTAGTAAAGGTCAAATACTAAATCTTCTTTGGTCAAACTCATTTTTACCTCCATGTAGATGCGTCGTAATACTATCGCCGTAGGTAAGTACTTACAATACAAAAAAGCCCCGAAGGATCGACGGGGCTGTCGTAAATTCGACTAATCTGTGTTGCACATGACTATGCTATGGCGAGGGTTGTTGCGCGTTGAATTTCCTGCTGGGCGACCTTGTTAACTTCCAGTAAAGCCAACTCCAGATCTGACTCAGGCCAGATAACTTGTTTAGCCACCCACCCTTTCCCACTATGGCGCCGGACGTTCATTACAATGCGCTTGCGAGAAGTTTCGCCGTAGACGACAACGGTCTCTTTGAAAAGTCGGATGGCTGTGCCGTTGGCCACAATGTCCAGTAAAGTGATCGAACCGAGTACTGCAGGTTTGTCTTTGCGAGGCTGGAGTTTATCCAGTTTCAAAATCATCTCGGTATTCATTACACACTCCGTAAACAACTTGTTTTCTTGTTGTTGTAAATAATACCATTATGAAAACGGCCACCAAGCGAAGCGTTCCGGCATTCAGCTGGCCGCAGGCCACAATCACGCAAAAGCCACCTGCTGGTGGCCGTCGTTAATCTTCGTCGGGGAACTCCTCTTTCACTGCGGCCACCAGCTCCCGCTTCTCTTCATCAGTCAGCAGGTGCCACACGTCCTTCCCTTTTGGTGACTCTCCCTCAGCTGGTACAAATGACCATAATTTACGGGTCAGTGCTGGCCCTACGCCATCAAGACACTCAGCCAGCGAGTCCACGCTCCATACTTCCACAATCACAGGCATATTCATTGTCTTCCTCCTTTATCTGGACTCTGACGTTGTGCAGTTCCACGCGACGGACATTGCGTTGTCCTCGATATGAAAATCAAACGTGCCCTCGCGATACCCTTCGCCAATCAGCGTACCAATGCGCCCAGCGACATCCGCAGAGCGGATAACGTCATCCAGAGAGATCTGGAGTTCGTCAGTACATGTCTCTTCTCCGCAAAGGGTGATGCTGATGTTCAAATGCTTGTACATATTTTTCTCAATTGTCTAAACACGTTGTTTTCTTGTTGGTGTTATTATCGCAATAAGACATAGGCGAAAAAGCATTTTGTATCGGGGAGAACTGGAAAAACAGTGGGTATCCGGGAGCGTATCGGGAGCGCTTTTTACATTATTCTTCTCAACGCGCACCGCAGGGCTGGTGGGCAGTATTTTCCTCTTCCCGAAAACCTGCTGAAACAGCTTGTGACCCTCGAACGCTCTGGCAGAATACGTATCAGCAGCTGCGCGCAGCGGGAAGAAAGCCACCTGCGCACCAAGGGGTGTACCGCCAGAGAATCAGCCGTCCCCGCGGCATTTTGTCTCTATACCGGCACACACCCTTTCCATGACGGGAACCAAGCCGTTTCCCGAAAAACCTCCAGCCGTTTCCACTCAGGCAGCCAGCCTTTCCCCTGCGGGGACGCTCCCGATAGATTTTCGCGGTGGCCCTTTCACTCGTTCGACCGCAGGGATGTTACGGGGGATAAAATCAGGACTTGAATAAATACGGGAAAGGGAGCGATCCACCTCCATCCCCTCTCTCTTATATCTGTGCTCTTTCCTGACTCGAATAACCTCTCTTATGGGGGGCTTGTATCTCTCTTATTAGCGCTCTATACGGTGACCATTCGTATGGGAGAAAAGGCGACTTTCTTCTCTCTGCCGATAAGTGGTTTTGCAGATGTTGTAGAGGTGGTTGTCTTGTGGTTTTCCTCTGGTCTGTATTCTTCGTTTTGGGGATAGTTCTTCTCTGTGTATGGAGTGATGGCGTGCGCGCTTTTCCTTTCGTTCATCTTGAGAGGTGGAAGTGTGGGTGATGTGATTTCTGGTCTGTTGTCGTTCTCCGCATGTGAAGTAATGGCGTTCCCTGCTTATCAGGAATTTGCGTTATCTTTCGAGGTAAGAGTGGGTAAACGAGATGGCGCCGGGGACTGTTCTGACCTGGTCTTGTCTGGAGTTTCTTCCCGGGTATTCTCTTCCGTGTATTGGGGAATGGCGTTCAGAGAAATTGCCTTTGTCTCGTCGCTTTTTGGTGGTGGTCGAGGTTTGTTTCATGGGGTCGGTAGCCTGGGGCAATGAGGTTGGTCTTTTCGGTAGCCTGGCAGGAAGAGGTTGGTATTGCCTGGGTGTGGGGTAATGGCAGTTCCTTTTCTTTGTTATCTTGCTTTGTTGTTTTCTTATTGCCTAAAACAATTTATTTATATACTCATTAAACGCAACCAGAGCGATTCTGAGCGTGTCTGTTTTGTGGTGGTATCAGGAGTCGTTTTTGGCGTTTTCGTCGCAGGGTGTTGGTCTCTGGTGCGCTGCTTAACGGATATAAGAAGTGGCATGGCAAAACGTCAACTTTCGAGACCAAATCAGGGTAAAGCGTTGACTTTTCATTGATGTGTTATTTATTTGTTTTCTTGTTGGTGTAATGTGCGTAAAAGCCTTGCCACGCCTGGAGTGTATGAAGTTGGAGGGTAGGGAAGAGGGGCGATCAACGAGTTCTTATAGAAATCCTCAATTAGTGACCGCCAATGTCAACGCGTTAATTAGTCTGTCGCCTGGGAGTCTGTACGCGTAGCCACGCTTCATCCCCCCCCCCAAATCACGCGTCACAAAGCTGCCAGCGTAACGTTTGGTAATGACCTGGCAGACATAACAGATGGCGAGAAGATAAAGCATGGACTTCTTGTTAACCTTGGTAAAACATAGCAAGACAGGTTTCATCACTTTGTGCATCCGCAATGCGAGTCTACACGAACGAAAAACACAAGCCGAGCAGTCAGCTTTTCCACTGCATAAATTATGCTTGTGCAAATACTGTACTCGTTACACCCTTTAGATTAAAATCAGCCAGCTAATATAACACATGAGGTTTATGATGGCTGGCCAGTATGAAAAAGCAATAACGATAAAACAAGCGATAGATTCGATTAATTTACGCCACTATCTTCTGCCTGCAATTCAGCGAAAGTTTGTCTGGAGCAGCAGGCAGATATGTCTGCTATTTGATTCCATCATGCGAGACTACCCGATAAACTCTTTCATGATGTGGGATATCCGTAGTATCAGTATTAAAAACGATTACAAATTTTATGAGTTCCTGAAAGAATACTGTCAGCGATTTCATGAAGAAAACCCATGTGTACCAACAAATGCGGGATTTCATGATTTTAAGGCGGTGATTGATGGTCAGCAGCGTCTCACATCTTTATATATTGGACTGTGTGGAACGTATGCGTATAAACAGCCCCGGGTGTGGTGGCCTTCGGCACAGGATGATCGCATCCTGCCGCCCAGAAAGCTTTACGTCGATTTAACAGCGCCACTTGACTCAGACGATGAGCCCATGATGAAGTACAACTTCAGGTTCCTCACCGACAAGCAATATACTGATTCACTTACCGATAACAAACATCACTGGTTCTGCCTTCACGAAATATTCAAATACGAGCAAATTGATTCTCCGGATGATATCTTATTTAAAGTTGTCGTACCAGAACTCGAAAAAAGAGGACTCATTTCCAGTGAATTCTCCAGAAAAACCCTGCTTAAACTTTATACCAAGATAAGAACTGAGAATCTTATCCACTACTTCAATGAGAGCAGCCAGGACATTGATCATGTGTTGGATGTTTTCATCCGCACGAATAGCGGGGGGACAAAACTTGAGTTCTCCGACTTACTGATGTCAATAGCTGTGGCACACTGGCAGGGTGATTTCAGAAGAGAACTGGATGAACTAACAAAAAACATTTATCAGAATAATGAAATGGGGTTTTATATTGAAAGAGACTGGTTCTTAAAAACCAGCCTGATGCTTATTGACTCTGACGTCCGGTTCAAAGTAAAAAATTTCACTTCAGAAGAGGTCGGTAAGATACAACAACAATGGTCTGAAATAAAATCCTGTATCAAGGAGACTTTTGTTCTTATCAGGCGATTCGGCATCAATCCACAGTCACTGATATCTAAAAATGCAGTCATTCCTGTGGTCTACTGGCTTTACAAAAAGCAAACCAATGGACACCCATTATATACAACGATTAATCTCCTGAATAAAAACCACAATGAACGCTCAGTAATTAGCCAGTGGTTTTACATGGTACTTCTGAAAGGGATCTTTGGAAGCCAGGCAGATGCGCTACTCACGAGCATCAGAGACGTAATGAAGAATAGTCTTTCAGATGTTCATTTTCCTCTTGAGAAGATTATTGACAGGTACAAAGGCTCGAATAAGGACCTCAGATTTGACAACGAATACATCGAAAGCCTTCTCAATATCAGATATGGCGAAGGTCGCTGCCGCGTACTATTGCATCTTCTGTTCCCTGAAATGAATCCGACCGAGGTGTTTCATATTGATCACCTTCATCCAAGAAATCATTTTTCAAATAAATATCTTGAAAAATTAGATTATATTGCGAATTCACCGGAGAAACTCAGCTTTTACGAAAATCCGGAACACTGGGACACCATACCAAATCTTCATTTACTGAATCACTCTCAGAATACAAGTAAACAGAATACATCCCTGAAACAATGGCTATCTCACTCATCAAACAACTATACTCCATCAATGCTGTTAGTTTCAGATGAAAATATTGAGTTCAGTCGCTTCCAGGAATTCTACAATGAGCGAAGAAACGCCCTAAAGCAAAGACTACTGAATCGGGTATTTCTTACAACAAAAATAGATTCATCACCATCCACAATGGATACGGATGAAGAAATTCTCACCGACTGAACGTTCAGCCCCGATAGTATCGGGGCTTCAGTATTTATCGTCAGCGCAACGTTTCTACTGGCCTGACTGAAAGAACGTTGGCTACACAACCGGGCAAACGAACTCTCAGTGCAACGCATGACATACAAAACCTGTCATCAATATGAAATTGCGATAAAATCGGGCCAATAACAGTACTTAAGAATCATACAACAGGATACAAGATGACAAGCCTTCAGCAGCGTGCAGAACTACACCGTCAAATCTGGGCCATAGCCAATGATGTCAGGGGCTCAGTGGATGGATGGGATTTTAAACAGTATGTACTCGGTGCACTTTTCTATCGCTTCATCAGTGAGAATTTTTCCAGCTACATGGAAGCAGGGGATGAGAGCATACATTATGCTGCACTTGATGACAGCATCATTACCGATGACATCAAAGACGATGCCATCAGGACTAAAGGCTATTTCATCTACCCGAGCCAGCTGTTCTGCAACGTTGCCGCTAAGGCGAACACCAACGACAGGCTGAATGCTGATTTAAACAGTATCTTCGTCGCTATTGAAAGCTCTGCCTACGGCTACCCGTCTGAGGCCGACATCAAAGGTCTGTTTGCCGATTTCGATACGACCAGCAATCGACTGGGGAACACGGTTAAAGATAAAAACAGTCGCCTCGCTGCCGTGTTGAAAGGCGTTGAAGGCTTAAAGCTGGGCAACTTTGATGCGCATCAGATTGACCTGTTTGGCGATGCCTATGAGTTTCTGATTTCCAACTATGCAGCAAATGCCGGTAAGTCGGGCGGCGAGTTCTTCACGCCACAGCATGTCTCTAAGCTGATTGCCCAACTGGCAATGCACGGTCAGACCCACGTCAACAAAATCTATGACCCGGCGGCAGGTTCCGGCTCGTTGCTGTTACAGGCGAAAAAACATTTCGATAATCACATCATCGAGGAAGGTTTTTTCGGGCAGGAGATTAACCATACAACCTTTAACCTAGCGCGTATGAACATGTTCCTGCACAACATCAACTACGATAAATTTGATATCAAGCTGGGCAATACCCTGACGGAACCGCATTTCGGCAATGAAAAACCGTTCGACGCGATTGTTTCTAACCCGCCGTACTCGGTGAAGTGGATTGGCAGCGACGACCCGACGCTGATTAACGATGAGCGTTTTGCTCCTGCTGGCGTACTGGCCCCGAAATCAAAAGCGGACTTTGCATTTGTCCTACATGCGCTGAACTACCTGTCTGCTAAAGGGCGTGCAGCAATAGTTTGCTTCCCCGGTATTTTCTACCGTGGCGGCGCGGAGCAGAAAATCCGTCAGTATCTGGTTGACAATAACTATGTCGAAACCGTGATTTCACTGGCTCCGAACCTGTTCTTTGGCACCACCATTGCCGTAAACATTCTGGTTCTGTCTAAACATAAAACGGATACCAACGTTCAGTTTATTGACGCCAGCGAACTGTTCAAAAAAGAGACTAACAACAATATCCTGACCGATGCCCATATCGACCAGATTATGCAGGTATTTGCCAGCAAGGAAGATGTTGCTCATCTGGCAAAATCTGTCGCGTTTGAAACCATTGTAGCGAATGACTATAACCTGTCAGTGAGCAGCTATGTGGAAGCGAAAGATAACCGCGAAATAATCAATATTGCTGAGCTGAATGCAGAACTGAAAATCACAGTCAGCAAAATCGACCAGTTGCGCAAAGATATTGATGCGATTGTGGCTGAAATTGAAGGCTGCGAGGTGCAGAAATGAGCGAGATGAGTTATCTGGAAAAATTGCTGGATGGGGTTGAGGTTGAATGGAAAGCAGTGGGCGATATCGCCGGGTATTCACCAACCAAAGTTGATGCTGATAAACTTGATGCCACTTCATTCGTTGGCGTTGATAATCTCCTTGCTGATAAAGGCGGTCGCATTGATGCCACCTATCAGCCTAATACGGCACGTTTAACTGCCTATGAGCCAGGTGATATTCTTTTAGGTAATATTCGCCCATATTTAAAGAAAGTTTGGATGGCGGAGAATAATGGCGGGTGCAGTGGTGATGTCCTTGCTATACGCATTTTAGCAGACTGTAAAAAAATTATTAGTCCAGAATATCTCTACTATGCATTATCGTCGGATTCATTTTTTTCTTACAGTATGCAGCACGCTAAAGGGGCAAAGATGCCTCGAGGCAGTAAAGATGCAATTTTAAACTATCAAATACCCATCCCTTGTCCCAGCGCCCCGGAAAAATCCCTTGCCATCCAGTCTGAAATCGTCCGGATTCTGGATAAGTTTACTGCACTTACAGCTGAACTTACAGCTGAACTTACCATGCGCAAAAAGCAGTACAACTACTATCGCGACCAGTTGCTGAGTTTTGAGGGGGGGAGTGTTGAGTGGAAGAGTCTGGGGGAAGTAGCAATAATTACAATTGGTGCGTTTGTCCGTAAGGACAAGCAGAATCCTGACGCAGATTATCCGGTCTACAACGGAGGGCGGACTCCTACAGGTTACTACGAAGACTTCAACAATGATGGCGATAAGATTATTGTGAGTGCGCGTGGAGCAAATGCAGGATTTGTAAATAAGAGTTCCACTCCTTACTGGGCAGGCAATAGTTGCTATTCCATCTCTGTTAGAAGCACTGAACAGTTGCATTGGATGTATGTCTATTACTATCTGAAACAATCCGAGACCAAATTAACGGGTATTCAGCAGAAAGGAGGTATTCCTGCCGTATCCAAAAAACAAATGGAGGACCTTTTACTACCAATCCCTTCAAAGTCAGAGCAAGTTAGGATTGTCACCATACTCGATAAATTCGACACATTAACAAGCTCTATCACCGAAGGCTTACCCCGTGAAATAGAACTACGCCAGAAGCAGTATGAATACTACCGTGATTTGCTGTTTAGTTTCCCAAAACCTGATGCGGTCAGTCACTGACAGACACAAGATAACTACTCGGCCGATGTCTGCTGGCCGGGTTACATATCATCACTTTTACTTGCCGGTAGTTCTGTTTTTTCCTCTGCCGGTTTTGCCCTGATGGCACACAGGATGCGCTATGACACAACAGACACACACCATTGCTGAATCCAATAACTTTATCGTCCTTGATAAATACACCAAAGTTCTGGATACCGGTGACAACTACCAGAGCGAATCGGACCTTGAGCGTGAGCTGATTCAGGACCTTCTTAATCAGGGTTATGAGTTTATCTCTGTAAAGTCGCGGACTGCGATGCTAACGAATGTGCGGGACCAGCTTCAGCATCTTAATGGTGTGGTGTTTAATGAAAGTGAATGGCGGCGCTTCGCAGAGCAGTATCTGGACAGCCCCAGTGACAGCAGCCTGGACAAAACCCGTAAAATCCATATCGACTATATCTGTGATTTTACGTTTGATGATGGTCGTCTGGAAAACATCTATCTGATAGATAAAAAGAACCTGCTGCGCAATAAGGTGCAGGTCATTCAGCAGTTTGAACAGACCGGCTCACACGCCAACCGTTATGACGTCACCCTTCTGGTCAATGGCCTGCCATTGGTGCAAATTGAGCTGAAAAAACGCGGTGTGGCGATTCGTGAAGCCTTTAACCAGATACACCGCTACAGCAAGGAGAGCTTTAACAGCGACAACTCCCTGTTTAAATACCTGCAACTCTTCGTGATTTCCAACGGGACTGATACCCGGTACTTTGCCAGTACCACTAAACGAGATAAAAACAGCTTTGATTTCACCATGAACTGGGCGAAATCGGACAACACTCTGATTAAGGACCTGAAGGACTTTACCGCCACTTTCTTCCAGAAGCATACCCTACTGAATGTTCTGTTTAATTACAGCGTGTTTGACAGCAGCCAGACTCTGCTCGTCATGCGTCCCTATCAGATTGCCGCCACTGAGCGAATCCTCTGGAAAATTAACAGCTCATTTAAAGCGAAGAACTGGTCAAAACCCGAAAGCTGCGGGTTTATCTGGCATACCACAGGGTCAGGAAAAACCCTGACCAGCTTTAAGGCCGCACGTCTGGCTACGGAACTGGACTTTATTGATAAAGTCTTCTTCGTGGTCGACAGGAAAGACCTCGATTACCAGACCATGAAGGAGTACCAGCGCTTCTCTCCGGACAGTGTCAATGGTTCGGATAATACAGCAGGCCTCAGAAGAAACCTAGATAAGGACGATAACAAAATCATCGTCACAACCATTCAGAAACTCAATAACCTGATGAAAGCCGAAGCTGACCTGCCCGTCTATCAGCAGCAGGTGGTGTTTATCTTTGATGAGTGTCACCGCAGCCAGTTTGGTGAGGCCCAGAAAAACCTCAAAAAGAAATTCAGACGCTTTTATCAGTTTGGTTTTACTGGTACACCTATTTTCCCGGAAAATGCACTGGGGGCAGAAACCACCGCCAGCGTCTTCGGGCGTGAATTACATTCTTACGTCATTACCGATGCCATTCGTGATGAAAAGGTGCTGAAGTTTAAGGTGGACTATAACGATGTCCGCCCGCAGTTTAAGGCGCTGGAAACCGAAACCGACGAGAAAAAACTCAGTGCCGCGGAAAATCAGCAGGCTTTTCTTCACCCGCTGCGCATCCAGGAAATCACACAGTACATACTGAACAACTTCCGCCAGAAAACACATCGCACTTTCCCGGGAGCCAAGGGCTTTAACGCCATGTTAGCAGTTAGCAGTGTGGAAGCGGCAAAAGCTTATTACTCGACGTTTAAAGTACTACAGGAAGAAGCAGCAAAAAAATCAGGCAGCTATAAACGCCTTCGGGTTGCAACCATCTTCTCCTTTGCTGCAAATGAAGAGCAAAGCGCCATTGGTGATATTACTGACGAAAGCTTTGATACCAGCGCGATGAACAGCAGCGCAAAGGAATTCCTGGATTCAGCCATTGATGACTATAACAACCACTTTAAAACCAATTTCAGTACCGACAGTAACGGCTTCCAGAACTACTACCGCGATTTAGCTCAACGAGTGAAAAATCAGGATATTGACCTTCTCATCGTGGTGGGAATGTTCTTAACCGGCTTTGATGCCCCGACGCTTAACACTCTGTTCGTTGACAAAAACCTGCGTTATCACGGCCTGATGCAGGCATTTTCCCGCACCAACCGTATCTATGATGCAACCAAAACCTTCGGCAATATCGTGACTTTCAGGGACCTGGAGCGTCCCACCATTGATGCCATTACACTTTTTGGCGACAAAAACACCAAGAATGTGGTACTGGAAAAAAGCTACGAAGAGTACATGCAGGGCTTTAGCGATGCGGCAACCGGCGAAGCTAAACGAGGTTTTATGTCTATTGTTTCGGAGCTGGAGCAGCGCTTCCCTGACCCTGCCAGTATCGACAGTGAAAAAGAGAAAAAAGCCTTCGTCAAACTGTTTGGTGAATATCTGCGGGCAGAAAACATCCTGCAAAACTACGATGAATTTGCCACGCTGAAAGCCCTGCAGAAGGTTGATATTAGTGACCCGGAAGCGGTAGAAACCTTTAAAGCAGAGCACTACGTGGATGATGAAAAATTTGCTGAATTACAAACCATTCGCCTCCCTGCCGAACGTAAAGTTCAGGACTACCGCTCAGCTTACAATGATATCCGGGACTGGCAGCGACGTGAAAAAGCAGCAAACGACAGGGATACATCAACCACGGACTGGGATGACGTGGTGTTTGAAATTGACCTGCTCAAGTCGCAAGAGATTAACCTGGACTACATTCTGGGCCTGATTTTTGACCACAACCGTCAGAAAAAGGGTAAAGAAGCCCTGACTGAAGAGGTCCGACGCTTAATCCGCTCAAGTCTGGGCAACCGTGCCAAAGAAGGTCTGATTGTTGACTTTATTCAGCAAACTAACCTTGATGACATGCCGGATAAGGCCAGTATCATTGATGCATTCTTTACCTATGCTCAGCGTGAACAGCAACGGGAAGCGGAAGCGTTGATTAAGGAAGAAAACCTCAATGAAGAGGCGGCAAGGCGCTATATCCGTACATCACTCAAACGGGAATATGCTACCGAAAATGGGACGGAGTTAAATGAGACGCTACCAAAACTCAGTCCACTGAATCCTCAGTACAAAACGAAAAAGCAGACCGTATTCCAAAAAATTGGGGCGTTTATCGAAAAATTTAAAGGGGTTGGAGGAAGGATTTAAATTACATTAGGTTATTAAGCAATTTTTTCTTAAAAGAGCTTAGGGATATGATCTTATATCCCTACCAAATAATTTCCACTTCCAATGTACGTAGTGCAAATCTTAAACACTTATTCCAGTGACGTTCGTCGCCATAAGTGAAGTCGTGAACCTGGTGCATGAACGCGATCCCTTTCTCGCACTCGGCCACGATTGCATGGATGACGTTCATCTCTTTGCTGTGGTCGATACCGGTGTTCGAAGCAAAAGACTCAAGGACAGAAAGCGCAGCACTCATAATCCCACCATATAAACAATTTGTTTTATTATTGGTTTTATTATCTCAGATAAGAAAAGGCGTTAAAGATCTATCCAGAGGGCTACGGAGGAGGGGAAGGGGGCTCTCGCCCCCTTGCTATTTCAGGTTCAGTGGCTGACTTGCTGCATCTTGTGCGGCTGGTCATTTAGATCGTGGCGATGGGCAAGTTCTCGCATCATGTCTTCGATACGGCTCTTCGCTTCATCCATATTATCCGCCATCGCACCAAGCAGCTGGCGAATAGCAGCGGGATGTTCATCGCCGGTTAGCTCTGGCATTTTGAACCCGTTATGGGTTGCCATTAGTTTAAAGGCGGTAATTAACATGCCTAAAGAAGACTTAAGGCTGGCGATCTCCCGCTCTTTGCTTTCAATGCCAATATTGTCTCCGGAGAGATCTGGCGCCGGCGCGCATTTTGGTTCGCTCATCATGTCCAGAGTTGCCTGCAGTTTATTGGCACGTTCATGCTCTTCCACATACGCCCCGCCAAAGTGACGAGCAAGCATCAGGATTTTCATTGGTTCGTCAAATAAGTCCATGACCTGGACGATGGCCATGATGCGTTCCAGCGGATGAGCGTCACCATGACCAGTTATAGAATCAAGCATCCCTACGAGTTTTTTAGCCCCGACTTCATTAATGATCTTCTTTACTTCAGCGTTAGCGGCGGTGCATTTATCACACATGTGTTTTTCCTTAATTGTTAAAATAATTTGTTTTCTTGGTGGCTTTATTCTGACAATTCAGAAGAGGGGGGCAAACGCGTCATAACGGTTAAACCAGAAGAATCGAGGGCCAGGTGGCCCTCGGCGATCACTTCGATTTTTTAAGTAGAGGTTGGGCAAAGTAGATAGCCAATCCAACCAACACGCCATCTGCCGCGATAGACATCAGTTTGCCAGTGAAGTCCACCAGCACGACCAGCACGAGAAGAATGGCGACGACGGCCAGCCTTAATTTCTCTGCCATTAGATGTACGCATCCAGAGATAACTGCAGCGCCTGAGCAATTTTCTTCAGCACAACCTCTTCTTCTTCGCCGATGCCATCCTGATCGGCAATATCCAGGCAGAGACACAACACATCAACGGCTTCTGGAGTGCCGGCAACATCAGCCAGCTCCCGAAGAGCCTGTGCGTTGGCGGAACGAGGAGAAGCTTCATAGCGAGCACGAATATTGCTGCTCATCTGGGCGATCTCACCCGCGAACGGTGAGAAAGCTGGCAATGCGGAGATGGTCTTCTCCAGAATAGCGATTTCTTTTGCATCACAGTTGCCGTCTGCATAAGCGATCATGTATGCGCCCCAGACAGTAGCTTCGACCGCATCGCGGTTCTCCATTTTTTTAACTTCAATAACCGCTTTACGAGTTTTCTTTTTGAAGAAACCTAACATGTGTTTTTCCCTATATGTTATGTGCTTAAACAAATTGTTTTCGTATACAAATAAACATTAAGGCAGCAAAGAGAGCCTCCAAGGCTTCAACCCCTACGCCCATTAACAGAACCCGAGAACAGAGCCGATCGGTGGGACAAAAATCCCCACAACACGAGCGATCGTCATACCTGAGTGAAGAAATAAATCACCGTGTAGTGCCAGCTTAACGATGTTTGAGATCCAGCCACCCACCGCCAAAAGCAGAATGGCTATCCAAATGAATGACCAGTTTTTGAGTAAGAAGATCACGCCATCACCTCAGTCGCAGCAGGAGGAAGATCCGGAGTCGCAGGACGAACTTGAGGAATCGAATCCAACCGCATCCCATCCAGAGTGGCAGACCGGGGCATGGTGGTGATGCTGGGTGTGCTTTCCGTGACTGGTGCCGGCGTCTGCTGCGAAACCGTTTTGCATGAGTCCGGCATCAGCAACGCCTGAGTCGACGGTATTGCGACGGCTGCCAGACAAATCGTGATCAGTCCGTAGGCCATTGGAAGTAGTCTTTTTCGTTGAAATTGATCCATCTGAGCTCTCCATGCGCGTTTGATTGGCTCGCACGCCCCAGGTGTCTCGCAGGATTTTTGCGGTTCGGGTCTTCATCACTTCCCCCATTGCCACACGAGCCCCCAGGTTAGAGATGGCCACCGCATGGTCATCCAGACGATGCTCCATTTGACCTACTTTCTCTTCCAGTTCGGACAGGCGTGCAGACACACGGCCGGAGAATAACTCCGCCAGGATGAGTCGTAGCGAACGGGGGTGTTTCTTAAGAGAAGAGGAAGGCGTTTGATGTGCCATTTGAAATCCTTTCAATGTCAGAAAGAGTTGCGGCTGGAATGTCCAGCCGCCGTTTTTTGCGTTCCATCCTTGGAACCGTGCCTAACCAGCACGTTGTCATCCTGACGATGGGTAAGATACATGATACAAAATGATAGGTAAATACTTACTTATCACTTTATACCAAAAAAACCAGCATCTTTTTTGTGTGGAGTATCCGCTGCCGCATATGCTGCGATCTTGGCCAGCCTGTCGCATATTTCGTTTTCTCGATGCCCGGCGTGGCCCTTTACCCAGTTCCACCTGACATTGTGGCGACTGGCGGCTAAATCGAGTCGTTTCCAGAGGTCGACATTCTTAACAGGCTTCTTGTCAGCAGTGATCCAACCATTTTGTTTCCACCCCTTCATCCAGAGGGTCATACCATTTTTGAGATACTGGCTATCTGAGTGCAGGATCACGTTGCAGGAGAATTTAAGGCGTTCCAAAGCTATCAGGGCGCCCATCATCTCCATGCGATTGTTTGTGGTGCTGTGGAAGCCGTCGGAAAACTCGCGTTCTTCGCCGCGGAACTGAAAGACGATGCCATATCCACCGGGCCCGCCTGGGTTTCTGAGACAAGAGCCATCACTGAAAACTTTGACCGTCTTAAACCGGGGATTAAATTCGACAACTGGCGTTTTGAAGTTTTTGCGGGGGTGTTTTTGATACTGGTGCTGCGCACGGCCGGCTGCCGTTTTTCGTCTGGCGTGTGTGCTTGTCGTCATCTCTAACTCCAAAGCGTGCGCCGCCGCCCGTTTTTCCTCGCGCGTGTGCGCACGCGTGTTTATACATATTTATTTTCAATGAATTACTTCCCAGATCGGGTTTATTTTTACCTGAACTGAGCGAACGAAGTGAGTGAAGTTCACCTCGAACGAAGTGAGAGGTTGTCTTTTCAGGTAATACTCTCCCAGGGAGGTGAGTAAAAAATCCTCACCAACCTGGTCGTTTCATAACCTGAAAAGTTATGACCTAAGTCTACTGCCAGCTTAGGTTTGGGAAGTTATGGATGACAGCACCCCAGAACCGAGATCTTCCCACACTTCATGAAGGGGAGTACTGGATTCAACCTCTCAAAATACCCAGACTCGACAATCATAAAGTGACCCTTCTCTCTGCCCACTTTGGTTCCCCCTTCCCCAAACCCCAAAAGGGCTGGTTCTGCGCTGGTTGTGGGCTTTTTTAAGTCTGGTGCCAGTGACGCTATCCTCCACCCACCAGACCGAGATTTCGATTCAGGTCGAAATCGACATCATTCTACAACCACTATGATACATCGTAAACGGTAACTACTTACTTACTTTTTTGACTGATCATTTTGTCTACCATGAAGCTGAACTTGCAGAGCAAAAACCTCGTTGATTAGCTCGCCAAGGAGCTGCTCAATCAGGTCTTTGTGTTCGCCAGTGTGCAAACATTTCAGTGACCACTCGTAAAGACTGAATGCCTTTTCACGATCCTTCATGAGTTCGCGAGCGTTAGCCAAAAAATCGCTCTCAACGAGCGCTACGACGTTCGTCGGGTATACCATGATAGTTTTCCTTACTGTGGTTCATAAAATCGATTCTAGAGCGTCTGAAGAGGGGTTCCAGTGGGTTCTGGAGGTGTAAAACGGTCTGGGAGTTGTTTGGAAATCACGTCTTAAAAAGCCTGCGTCTGTATATATTAATAATTAGTACTTAGTTATTTATATATACGGAAGCAGGTTCTCAAACTAACTCCCAGACTGGTGTTTACGCTGCCTTTTTACGTGGTCTCTTCTTCCTGACAACATTGGCAGGATCATAACCACCCAGCTTTTTCATCACCGCCAGCGGTATCTTGCTGATGGTGTGCCCAGCTTCCTGACAGTAGCCACGGAAGATAAGCAACATGCTGCCACCAGGGTTGATGTTTACCTCCACCAGCCCAAGTTCAACATCCGGCTCAACGAACGCCACGCGGCCGCCAGACAAGATGACGGTTTCGTTGGCGCATTCAGCCGCACGCTCGTACCACTGCGTATCGAGGGATTGTGGTATCAACATGACCGTCGTCACTCCACGCGCCTGCTCGCGGATGGCTGCGTCTATCCAGGGGGTGATTTTGGAGTAGGGCGGGTTAAGGAACGCCACAGTGCCAGGATCACCCCAGCTGGACTTAAGAGCATCTCGTTCCACACCTATGTAGCTCGGAAGAAGCGCGTTTTCTTTGTTACAGGCGACATCAACATCAAACGTAATGCCGAGATATCGCTGAATGGCGACAAACAACCATTTCGGTGTGCGCCAAAGGTCTCGAAGAGAGGCATCTCGCTCTCGCTTTTTGATTTTTTCGGCTGCTATCATTTTACAATCCAATAGGTAAGTACTTACCTATTTTTTCATGTCATCTTACGAATGGCAAATAAAGAAAAAACACGCCAGATTGCTTAACGGGAGACGCTCTGGCGTGTTTTTTACTGTTGGGGCATACGAATAACTGTCCAACGCTCTAAAACTATCAGGGGGCTTCAGAGCGCGAAACGGATCGTCAGCCAATGGAATACTCCGCGATAAATTTCCTTACGATCGGGGACTCTTCATTAAGAAGCAATCTTCCACCATCCCTCGTAGCGATTCCCGTGACAGGGAAAACAGCCATCATCTGGCCAGCCTGAGTCGACGCGGTGCTGAGTGGATATGGCTTTTCCGGATAGCTCATTAACGCCAGCTTAATGCTATTGCTGCTTGCCTCTTTTGTGTCAATAAGATGCCGCAATGCAATCACCGTGTAGATGCTGATATCCGGTCCGCCATTGAACCAATTTAGCAGGTTAGAGATCTTGTCTTTTGCCTTAACCGGCGCCGAATTCAGAGCTTCGATGAAGACCTCACGTTTCAGACCAGCCGCAGCATAAAAATCATCGCCCTTATCGTTCAGGCTGAATCGAGGCTTGGGTGCTGCGCGCTCTTTTTTCGCCGCCTTCGACTCTTTTGGCTGAGCCGCAACTGACGATTCTTTGGCGTGTTTCTCCTTTTTTTCATCAGTCTGAGGTTTATCACCCTGTGTCGAGTCGATCTCAGGAAGAGGGGAGATCGACTCGACTTGAGGTATCTCAACATCAACCACCTTCAGCGACTCATGTTCGTTTTCCAACTCTTCAAACACACCGGTGAGATCGCCGCCGTCTTTCGCTTCCATTACAGTTTCAGCAACAGCCGGCACCGGCACGATCGTCTCATCGTTAAGATCTGCCAGCAGGTCGTCTATTTCGTCCCCTACAACGGCCTCCGAAGCCAGTTTTTCAGGCTCATCGAGCAGTTGCAGCATGGCGGTCAGCTCATCCAGATCATCTTTTTTGACTGTATTGTTGAGGTTGCTCATGTCTCTCTCCTTTACGTTGTGTGAGCGTTTATACGTTTTTGGGTTGAGAGCATTTTGTCAAAACCTATTAGGTGGAAAAGAAGTAAATACAGGCAGTTGGGATAATGAGAGGGGCGAAAGCGCCGTCAGGCGCTTTCGAATGGGAGCTTATAGAAGCCGTATTTTTCCCGTGCTTTGAAAAAGCAGTGCATCATCAGATCGGTATCATAGAGCGCGCTGTGCGCCTTAGCCTTGTCATAGACAAAACCCAATGAGAAGGCGAGTTCCTCCAGTCGCGGCCGTTTGCCGTCTTCTGTCGCCCATAATCCGGATAACATAGTGTCCACAAGAGGCAGCTCTGGGAGAGTGACGCCGTACTCTGCAAATTCATGGCGAATAAAGGGGAGGTCGAACGCTTCACCATTGTGAGCAACCAAAACGCTTGCATCGCTAATATAGCGAGCGATTTTACCGGCATGTTCAGACAATAGTGGCTCTGCGGAAAGATCTTCCAGCGAAATGCCATGCACTGCCTGGGCTTTTGGATCGATACTCCGCCGCGGGTTAAAACGCATCGCCAGGCTATCGATGTGCTTCTGGGTCTCCAGCTCATAGCGGGTAATGGCTATTTCAATAATCTTGTGGTTAGCCCTAAAGTCCAACCCTGTAGATTCAATATCAAGCCCAGCAACAATAGTTGTCATAACTACTCCTTACAGCTTTTTGGCACCTTTAAGCAGTGCGCTACGCACGAATTGAGCTGCTTTTTTGATGGTCTCCTCCTGCGATTCGCACTCTACCGGCGCACGCCACTCACCAGTGGTGACGTTGAGAATGCGAATTTCATTGGTATCCAGACAAATCGACACATACAGAACAGTGCCGGCAGCCATTTTGATATGCATGGGGAAGATAGGTCGCTTGCCGCGCTCGCTGAACTGGGACATTGCCACATTCAGAACCTCTCCCACATCATCGCCTACCAATCCCTGAACGGACTCAAAAACAGCTCTGATAGCCAGCCTGGCCTCTCGTTCTGTCATCAGCGATCGGGACTGCTCGTCTGCGATGCGTGTCAGCGCCTCTATCGTTTTACGATCTAACTCATCAGCCAGAGATATTTCGCCTAACATTCTGTTTTCCTGAAACTATTTTTGGTGACGTTATTCTGGCATTCCTTCACAGGGGAACAAGAATCAGTGGAAGGTGACGCGATTTGAGATACGGCTCTCTATACGTTCCACATGGCGGTCGATTACTCGCATGATCGAGCGTGCTCTTGCGTCAACGGAAATGCAGGTTTCCGACAGGACGAAAACCTGCAGATCTCCGGATTTGGCCAGAGAGTTAATTTTTGTCAGCTCGCCACACATCAACGAGTCGATACGAGCGACATAAAGACGATCAAGCGAACCCCTCTGGGCACGTTCATAATCTTGCGCTCTCAAATTCACGCCCGGGCGCAGCCCAGCAATGGCATTAAAATTGGACAACGCGGTCTTGTGGCAAAAACGCTCAATTTCCAGCGCCAGATCAATACATCGTTGGTCATTGGTCTGGCCGACCAAATCGAGCGTATAAGCCATCACATCAGCAGGCGTACGGTCTATTACAAAGCCTTCCGCTCCGCGTGTTACCAGCTCAATATGGCGGGCAACTTCCATCTGCACCTGCAGACGCTCAAAGAGCGGCATTGGATCGCCTACGTTGACTCCAAGCCTTGTCATCAGTGCGCCGACGCCAGCATCCACATACGTAATGCCGTAATGCTCGTCGATAAACTTTGCCAGGGTTGTTTTTCCACTGCCCTGAGCGCCAGTGATCCCAATTCGGTAATCCATTACCACCTTCTGTAAACAATCTGTTGGAAGCCGGGCTCATCCTCCGTTCCCCGTTGTGTATGAGCCGTTAACACAGGAAAGAAGCCGAGATTACGCATCATTTGCCGCGGAAAATGAGCATCACTGTCAGGAACGTCTACGCCCATATGCGATAGCCAGAGTTCCTCGACGTGAGGCAGAAACAGAGAATAGATCTGCGCACCGCCGATAACCCAAACGGGACCATCAAGCTGCATTACATCGTCCATAGTGGCAGGGTAAAAACCATTGGGCATGAACCCAGATGAGCGCGTCAGAACGACGTTGTGGCGCTCCGGAAGCGGGCGCTTAAGACTTTCCATTGTCTTTCTGCCCATGACGACTGTGGCGTTTGTGGTGAGCTCTCTGAACAGTTTTAACTCTGAGGGGCAGCGCCAGGGGAGTTCGTTTCCTCTACCGATCTCATAATTGCGACCGACAGCTGCAATCATCTTCATTGAGATACCTCATACAATACCGGGCGCTGGTGGAAACCAGACAGAGCGGCTCGTAGGCGTGACGAACTCACCAGTGCCGCGATCATCAGATCATCTTTATGCGCGGCAAGCGTGCGCTTTATATGGGTTTCGTAATTGACTCCACCTGGTGCAAGGTGCAGCCAGTCATAATCAATGCCGAAATCTCTCAGCCATTTTTTGGTTGCGCTTTCGAGCGCTTCCGGACGGTGGCTGATAAGCACCACTTCAGCACCAGAGCGAGCAAAGCCACGCAACATGCGGCTTGTGGGAAATATGAGCTCATCACCTGCAACGAGAGTGTCTGCGTTTTCATCAGCAGCGGCTTTACGATGGCCGGCTCTCGCCAGCACATCTTCAATTTCACATAACACATACATGCCTCTGGCCATATCACACCGCCACTGGAGCCTTAATCCATGGAAGTGGTTCGTAGCCGAAGATCTGCACGCCGTCCCATTTGAAGTCATCCAGCTCTTCCCATTCGTGCGGGAAGACGACGATGGGGTCGGACGACTCCGGATGTTCGCGAGCCAGTAGCTCTTCAACCTGCTCCAAGTGGTTGTTGTAAATGTGAACATCAAAGCCGAAATGGACGAAGGCGCCAGCCATGTGACCCGTAATCTTTGCAATGAACTGCGTGAGGATGCCGTAACCGGCAATATTGAATGGCATACCAAGGAAAGTATCGACACTCCGCTGCACCAGGCAGGAGTTCAGGATACGTTTAGGGATACCAAGCTCATCCAGCATTGGCTCAGAGATACTGCCTCGCTGCTCTATCAGGCAAAGCATCTGTGTATAGATCGATTCATAGCCATGCCGGTTATGCTGGATGCCAATGTCGGTGGCCATAGACAAACGGGTCTGGAAATCGAGCTCACGACTCCATACGGACAACACAAAGTGGCAAGGTGGAAGCTTCATGTCCTCCAGCTCACCAACATTCCAGGCATTAAGCAGTATGCGGCGATCGGTCGGGTCGTTGCGCAACTGATCAACCATACGTTGTAACTGATCGATTTCACGGGTGATAACGACGCGGTCTTCATTCAGCCCAATGTAACCTTCAACGCGATAACCACGTTCCAGGAAGATGTCCTCCTTAAGGCGATACTCGCTGTAAGGGACAATTCTGGTGTCCTCCCATCGGCGCCACTGCTTGCCATATACAGGCCCTAAATCGCCATTATCGTCGGCCCAAGCATCCCAGATCTTCACACCATGCTCTTTAAGGAACCCAATGTTGCCTGAACCTTGTAAATACCATTCAAGCTCAACCAGTAGCGGTTTCAGGTTTACCTGTTTTGAAGAAATGAGCGGAACAGCCCCGCCGGTAAGCATGTAGTAGGAAGGCACATAAGAAACGCCAAGCGTACCGGTGCCGGTGCGATCTTCGGAAGGAACGCCGGTATCAACAACGGTCTGAATGACACGGCCATAAGAGCTCGAAGCCAGCCGACCGTTACTGAATTCTCGATTAAGTAAAAAAGACAAGATGACCTCAAATAATAAGTAAGTACATACCTATCATTTTAAACACAGAGAAGACATCCAGGCTAGAAATTAAGTAAAAAAATGGTGGCCACGGGGCCACCAACGCTCAACTTTATCGAAAATAAAGATTGATAAGGATAGAAATGACAATAGATCACACGTCCGTTTCAATATATATTGATAAGTTAGTACTTACAAGCTGTTTTTAACCACTTCATACAGCGAAGATGCCTGTGCTTGCTCAAGGAAACGAGACAGATCGACATCGCTATATGTCGGCGATTTAAGGATTTTCCCATCAGACAGGCGATAGCCGATCATCATGTCAGTGCCGTCAGCATGGCGGAATCCGAGATCATTCTTATCATATTTACAGCTCTCAACGGCAAGACGACGCGCTTCAGCATCCGCCGGCCACAGCTTTGTCATATTAGAACGGTGGATCTCCGCCACCAGCTCCACGACGTCGACGCCAAGGAAATCAGCCAGGCGATACACCATCATGCACGCCACATAGATTTTGTTCATCACGCGGCGCAGATCCTGAATCAGCTCAGCATCACCTACCTTGTTATGTTCAAGTTTATCGGCCAGCGCGGCCAACATAAGCGCAGCTTCTTCTGCTTCATTGAAGGGGATGGCCATATCGTCGAAGACGGTATTTCCAGGCACCATAATGGTATGAATAAAGCGATCGACGCTTTGCTCCTGAGTGTAATAGCTCATGCCAGTTGATAGCCCACCTTTGATGGCTACCATCGTCCCGACACCCACATACAGGAAGTCAGCCATTGCATCCAGCAATCCCTGCATATCCCCCTTTTTCGCTGCAGGCAGCCCTTCTTCTACCGCCTCTTCATGGATCAGCTTAGCGCGCAGGCGCAGCAGCTCCGGAGTGGGCATTACACGACGCGGGTGCTGAAACAGCTCGTGGAACTGGTCAACCATCTTGTAAATACTCTCTGTCGCTTCTCCAAAACCGGGGTTCAGCTCATATGGCTCTGGTTTGAAGCCCACCAGCTTATCGGTGGCCAGCTTGAGATGGTCGGTCAGTTTCGTTAATTTCATGCTTTATCTTTCCTTAGTGCTTTTTTTCGCGTTCATTGTGGCCCAGAGCGACCAGGCCACAAAATCTTTATCCAGGCTTACAAATCGGCAAACTGGCTTAGCCCAGCGCGATCAACAGCGGAGTCAATCTGGCCAACGAGATAAGTGCTTTGCTCAGCTTCCTGCGGTGCAATCTGCAAGGTGTCGGACAACAGCCATTTGTTCATCCACACCAGCGGGTCATCTTTTATCTCCGGGTACAGTGGTTTCAGGCCAAGACGGCGCATCGCAAGATTGGTTCGGTATTTAACATAGCTTTTCAGGATATCGGCGTTTAAACCAATCATTGAGCCGTCTTTAAACAGATAATCTGCCCAGCGCATTTCCTGTTCGGCAACGTCCATCATGGTCTGATAGATGAATGGTTCCTCATCCGCAGCGATCTGGGCCCATAGCAAGCCTTCGCGGCCTGTACGCATAAACCGGAGCATTCGTTCTGTGCCTTCGCAATGAAGCGCCTCATCGCGCGCAATGAAACGCATGATTTTGGTGTTGCCCTCAAGTAATTTCCTTTCTCCAAAAGCAAACGTACAGGCGAAGCTAACGTAAAAACGAATGGCCTCCAGCGCGTTGATGGATACCAAAGTACGGAACAGCTGGCGCTGGAGAGGGTAGGGCTTTCCGTCAAATTCGGAGACGTAGAGCCGTTCGAATTCATCTTCTCCCAGGTGCTGGCGCGCGCAAGTCATCTCATAGAGCTTGTCGTACTCTGTAGAGATACTGATAGCCCGGCTGATAATTTCCTCGTCGGTCACAATGCCATCGAAGACAATGCTCGGATCATCCACCATGCCGCGAATAATATGGGTGTAGCTGCGGCTGTGAATGGTTTCAGAAAACGACCATGTTTCCACCCACGTTTCGAGCTCTGGAATTGAAATAAGCGGCAGCAGCGTTGCGTTTGGGCTGCGTCCCTGAACGGAATCCAGCAGAGTCTGGTAACGGAGGTTGCTCAGGAAAATGTGTCGCTCATGCTCTTGCAGCTTAGTATTGAAATCGATGCGATCGGTGGTTATGTCGACTTCTTCCGGGCGCCAGAAGAAGGAGAGTTGTTTTTCGATCAGCTTTTCGAAATCGCGGTACTTCTGCTGATCGTAGCGCGCAACGTTGACAGACTGCCCGAGGAACATAGGCTCTTTGGTTGCGTCGTTAGCGCCCAAACGGAAAGTGGAGTAACTCATGTGTTTCCCTTTGAATGTTATCGGTATTATTAAACAATTTGATTAGATGCACTTCTAAACAAATTATTATCTTATTGGTTAAAATGAGGCATTCAATGAAGTGAAAGGTGGGGATATCTCCCCACGCTTATTAGATTTTGCATGCGCCATCGCACTCATCTTCTGGCTCAACCAACGCAACAGAGGCCAGATCATCGTCTTCACGCTTACCGGCACCATCTCGTGTGTTGTGGTAATAAAGCGTCTTCACGCCTTGCTGATAAGCGAAGAGCAGATCTTCAAGCAGCTTCATCATTGGAACCTTGTCGCCCGGGAAGCGAGTAGGGTCATAGTTGGTGTTGGCTGAAATAGCCTGGTCAAAGAACTTCTGAATGATCGCAACTTTGGTCAGATAGCCGCGGTTATCCGGCATATCCCAAAGGTACTCGTACTGATCTTTCAGCTCAGCAAAGTCCGGAACCACCATTTTCACAATGCCGTCTTTGGATGATTTCACGGAAACAGGGCCACGCGGCGGTTCGATACCATTTGTGGAGTTGGTGATTTGGCTGGACGTTTCGCACGGCATCTGAGCTGTCAGGGTAGAGTTACGCAGACCATATTCGCGTATGCGGCCACGCAGCTCTTCCCACGGCATTTTCAGCTCAAAGGACGTATCAGGGTTAGCGTCAAGCGACTTGCGGTAATGGTCAATCGGCAGCTGTCCCTGGGCATATTTAGTTTGGGAAAACCAATCACAGGCGCCTTTGGCTTCCGCCAGCCGGCAACTTGCATCAAGCAGGTAATACTGGATCGCTTCAAACGTTTCATGCACCAGCTGGTTGCCGGCCGGATCAGAGTAGTTAAATCCGTTCTTCGCCAGATAGTACGCAAGATTGGTAACGCCGACGCCCAAACTACGACGTGCTTTTGCCGGAATTTCCGCTGCGGCCATCGGGTAATCCTGATAGTCGAGTAGGGAATCGAGCGCAGCAACCGCATAGAATGCAACCTCTTTCAGCGTGTCCAGTGAGCGTAATGCCCCCAGATTAAAGGCAGACAGCGTGCAAAGGGCGATCTCACCATCGGCGTCATCGGTAAACGCCAGCGGTTTAGTTGGCAGCGTAATCTCCATGCATAAGTTTGACTGGTGAACTGGAGCGACTTTCGGATCGAAGGCGCCGTGTTCGTTCATGTGGTCAACGTTCGCAATATACACGCGGCCGGTAGAGGCTCGTTCCTGCATCAGGGTTGAGAACAGATCAACAGCGGGAACGGATTTCTTGCGGATGCTCTCATCAGCTTCATATTGCAGGTACAGCGCTTCGAATTTGTCCTGATCGACAAAGAAAGCATCATAGAGCCCCGGTACATCATGCGGGCTGAACAGCGTAATATTCTCGTTGCGTACCAGGCGGCGATACATCAGGCGGTTGATCATTACGCCATAGTCCAGATGACGAACACGGTTCTCCTCGATGCCGCGGTTATTCTTCAATACCAGCAGACTTTCAACTTCCAGATGCCAAATAGGGTAGAAAGCCGTCGCTGCGCCGCCGCGAACGCCACCCTGCGAGCATGATTTCACAGCGGTCTGGAAGTGTTTCAGAAAGGGGATTACGCCAGTGTGGGTTGCTTCTCCATTGCGGATCTCACTCCCCAATGCACGCAGTCGGCCAAAACCAATCCCAATGCCAGCACGACGCGACACGTAATCGATAATGGCAGAGGACGCAGCGCTGATCCCTTTCAAACTGTCTTCGGACTCAATCAGAACGCAGCTGGAGAACTGGCGCGTCGGGGTACGGACGCCGGCCATGATTGGGGTGGGCAGAGACAATTTGAATGTACTGGTGACGTCATAGAACCCCTTCACCATTTCCAGACGTGTTTTGCCGGCACAACCATCTTCCCAATTCTGGAAAAGACACATACCCACCAGCATATACAGCTGCTGCGGGGCTTCGTAGATTTCGCCGGTGACTCGGTTCTGGACGAGGTACTTACTCGCCAGCTGAACAGTCGCGGCATAACCAAAGAGTTCGTCACGCATGGGTTTGATATACACGCCAAGTTCTGCGATCTCTTCGCGGGAGTAAAACTTAAGCAAATCCTCATCGTAAACGCCGCGGCTGACGTTGCTGACGATATGATGATAGAAACTTGGGTAAGCGTATTCGCCGAAGGCATCTTTGCGAATTTTGAACATGTTCAGGCGTGCTGCGACCTGGGAGTAGTTCGGAGTTTCAGGCGAAATCAGATCTGCAGCCGACTTAACCAATGCCTCATGAAGCTGCGAAGTTGTCATGCCGTCAAAAATGCTCGCGGCGGCGCCCATGGCTACGGCAGAGGCGCTTACGTTACGTATACCTTCTACCCCCCACATCACGACGCGGTTGTACTTCTCTTCGGATAGCGGCTCTGTGGAGCCATTACGTTTGACAATCCTTATCATGTATCACCCATCAAAAAAGGCCACTAAATGTAGTGGCCTATAGTATTAAATAAGTACTTACCTATCAATTGAGGATTATAAAATCCCTTTAAGAACGTCGCGGACTTGTCGGAACTGGTCTGTCTGCATTCCAGAATATATCGAAGCTATGGCATCAGCCAGGTGCTCATTCTTGGCAACGAGTACATCTTTCCCCGCTTGTTTCCGACGCAACCAAGGGGCATCAGGCTGTTTTGTAATCGCCCACTGGATGATCTCTTCTTTAGATGTGGTCAGTTTATTCCCGACGTAGTGCTTAATTTCATTTGGCGTAACCTGGATAAGTGGCTTATCAACGCAAGCAAGAACTCCGATACACACACCGTAAGAAGTCTGCGCGCGAGAGCTTTGACTACCTACCGGCAGTTCACAAAACACTATGTGGGCCTGTTCAATGATGGGCCTGGCGGTGCGCCAGATCTCTTTGGCCCGGCGCAGATCATCGCTGTTTACTCTGACGGTTTTCTTCGTTCCGCCGGCTTTGGTTTCAACCAGTTCAAGACCATGGATTTCAAGTTTGTCTGTATCCAGATCCAGCGTACCAATGGCCAGCCCGAAGTTGCTCATTGAAGGGTCGACGCCAACTACTTTGATCACTTTACTCATAGAGTTTCCTTACCATGTTGCCCATACCGGGCATTCCATTAATTTCTCTTCCAGGGTTTTAACTGGAGACTTGCGAACGGGCTCTGGAATGCGGCTCACCACATGTATGTTGTCACTGGTCAGCACACCATTTTCTATGTCTGCGTCGATCATGCTCTGCCCGATGAAGTAGGACATGATATCTATCAGCTTACGCGCAACCATCCCGTTAAAACGAAGTACATAGGGGACAGAGGGCTCAACCATTGCCTTATCGCCATCTTCAGTCTCAAAGCTTAATTTGCCTCTTCCTGGAAATGTCTCAAGTGTATCGTAATTGAAATCGATGCCAGCAAATGCCTTGCCTGGCATTGCAACCTGCCCAGCACGTGCATTTGCCAGTCGAGTCAGGTTAGTAAACGCGCTGCTGGTATGCGCCTCTATAGCCCCGTACTGCGCATCATCTTTGATAACCATCTCAGGTGATTCCGGGATCACCACGAACCCAGGCCCAGTGTGTGGAAGATAGCCACCTTCCGAAAATGGGTTGATCAGAATGGGCGCTGTACTTCCTGACGGCATCGATTTCAGACTTGGCATCAACGGGGTCTTGAAAAGTAGATCTTTCAGAGCCGTAAACTGCTCCGTCTCAATATTGAGATTTTGCCAACCGACACCAGGAGCCGCCCCAGCAGCGGTATAGCTGTTAATCAGCCTGAATGACTGCATCACAGCAAACATTTGCAAAAACTGCGTGCGGCTAAGATTAAACGACATAGCTGCGGCCCTCTTTCACTTCCACTGTGATGGTTTCCCGGAACCATGACTTCATTTCTTTGTGAGAAATGATCATCACCGTGCCGCGCTCGCGCGCTTTTGCTTCCAGAATCCCCATCAGACGCTCCAGTCCGGCAGTATCCAGCGCATCGTCAATTTCATCACCGATAAACAGCTCGATGTTCTTGCTCGCGCGGCTGGCCACCAGATCCTGCAGAGCCAGGGAGCACGCAATGCGCACTTTGCGTTTTTCGCCACCTGACAATGTCTGGAAGGTTTTGCTGGCGCCGATCTTGCGCACGCTGATATTGAACTTATCGCGCCACTCGCCCTTCTTGGTTGATTCCATCGTTGACCATTCCGCAACAATGTTTCCGTCTGACAGTGTATTGAGATATTCCGCTGTCTGGGCATTCAGGAAAGGCGTCACGGAGGTCAGGATATGCGAGCGAACGCCGGCAGGAGAGTAGACCAGGCGCGCTTTATCAAGCAGCAGAGCCTGCTCCTGTATATTCTTTAACTCAGTTTTAAGTACACCATAGTTAGATTTATTGGCAGCCAGGCTTTCTTCATGGCGTTTGATGACAGCCAGAAATGGGTTAATTTCTTTGGTAATGCGATCTACTTCGCTCCGCGCCCGGGCAACCAAAGCTTCTACAGCCACGACTTCTTTTTCCCGATGACGAAGCGTTCCCAGCTCTTTAGTCAGTTGTTCGATTCGGGAAATAATGGCAGACACATCTGGTGTACTGGCGACAAGTGATGATTCAATTTTGAGCGCCTTCTCAAGATGCTCTTGGTATTTAGCCACTGACGTTGCAGATGCCTGCGCTTGGCTGATCTCACTGCGCGCCTGTTCAACAAAACTCTCCTTCACGGTAGACAGATCTTCAACGCAATAAGCCTTGCCACAGGTAGGGCACGGCTCCCCGACTTTGGTATTTACTTCTTCCGCTTTCACCTTGAATGCGCGAGCACGTTGTATCGCTTCCTTCTGGATGTTTTCGGTAATGCGGATGCTGGCGCGTATATCAGTGATCGCTCCACGAACCTTAACCAGCTTGGCGTCATGTTCTTCTTTGGACGCAAGTTTTTCCCGCTCTTTACCGATGGCATTTTCAGTATCACGGATCTGCTCTGGCAGACTGCGCAACTCCATTTCGACCTCAGTGAGCGTGACTTCCGCTCCAACCAGATCGGCACGGGCGACATCAAGCCGTTCGTTGCGGTCTCGCTCCCAGGCTTCAGAAGAGGTTTTAGCAGACTCCAGCTCATTCTGGGCCGATTCGACCAGAGACAAGCAGGCGTCCATCTTGGTTTTTGTGGTCTCCATGCGTGCGGCAGCTGCGTTGGCTCGTTCGCGAGCAATCGCGTAGGCTTTGGTGAGACGATCGACGCCGGCAGCCTCTTCTACGATGGTTTTGAGGTTTTTATCCGACATGCCAGGCAAATCAGGCATCGCCTCCTGACTGGCATAGATCGATGCCATAAATACTTCTTTTGACGCACCGATCAGTCGCTCTACAAACTCCTGGGTGAGCGAATCTTTACCCTTTGTCATGTCGCCGTCTTCGCCACGGACAATAAGCCGGTTTTTAAATTCCTTATGCTTGCGGTGACGGATAATGGCGTAGCGTTTACCTTCGTCTTCAATGGTGACTTTTACTCGACAGTTCTTCTCATGGCCCGTAGAGAGAACGTCGTCACCTTTAACGCCATGGGATGTCTCGCCATAAATACACCACATCAAACTATTCATGAGGGTTGATTTGCCAGCGCCATTGCTGGCGGCCGATGAGTCCCCGGCATTAACACCCTGGATGAGCACCAGCCCACGCTGATCAAGCTCGACCTTGGCGTTTGCCAGCGCCATGAAGTTTTCCACTTCGAGCGTTAAAAATTTCATGCTTTGCCTCGAATTGCTTTAGTCAATTTCTGCCCTTTACGAAGGCGGTATTCCGTATGTGCCGGGAAGGAGTTGCGTGACAGGAGGCCACGTTTCGTTAGTTGACCAAGGTAAAACGCCTGTGGGTTTCCTTCTGGCGGATAGGGCTTCTGGAATAAAACGGGCTTCCCGCTTTCAAGCCGTTTAATCATCTGGATGAAATCCCAGAAATTATTGTGGGAGGAAGTCACTACACCGCCTCCGCACTTTCCGCTTCGGTGAGGATCTCCTGACACAAGGCATTCAGTTTGGTTAGGTCAAATCCACCGTCTGTGTCATGAACGATTTTGCAGTAAGCAGAAACAGACTCGCCAAGGCTGTCGATTTTGCTGGTCTCTGAGGTACTGGCAGTACCCTCCATCATTGAGCCCTTGCGAATGAAGTTGCATACAACACCTTTCGCTCCCATGGATTTCAGGACGTTCTGCAGCTTGATGCCTTCCTCATCGTTTTCGACGACGGCCCGGAAGCGCACGTAATTGCCGCGTATCTGCTTGTCATCCACATCGTCTTCCAGGTTTACGAATTTCGGCGCCGAGGTTTCGAAATGACTGAACGAGCCGTCAGGGTTCACAATCATGTAGCCCGCCAGCGAACCTACGTCCCCCCAGTTTTGGTGCGTCAGCGCGCCGACACTGATAACTCCGGGGATTACCTCCTTGTGGTTGTGGTAATGGCCGGACAGCACCAGGCGAAAGCCTATGTCTTTCAGCTCCTGCGCATCGATGCCAACATCAGGCATTGTGGGGATAGCTTTGTTGATGGCGGTATGAATAACGACGTCGTGCAGATCCCCGTCAAGCCGCGCACGAAGTGCTTTCAGGTCGCTAATTAACTCGGCGTGGTTGTTTCGCCAGCTCACCATATGGACTGTGACGTCACCCAATTTGATGCTGTGTGGCTTACGGCCGCAGACGATCTGTACACCAATCGACTTTAGCGCCGCAGCGGCGTTAGCGCTGTAGACAGAGTCGTTTGTTTCGAGGTCATGGTTGCCAGCCAGCATAGCAACGCTGAGCCCTAGATCTTTGACGATCCACTCATAGGCATCGGAGACGTAGTTGAGTACGGTAGGGGATACGGTTCCGCGGACGTGGAATGTGTCGCCGGCCACCAGCATGTGGCTGCAGCCCGCTTTTTTCATAGCTATGGCCGCTTCTTTTGTGGCCTCCAGCTGAATGGCCAGCCGAGAGTTGAGACCATCTGCATCGGTCGTCGAGAATGAATCCCATTTGTGATAATGGGGATCGGAGATCACCCCATATGGCAACGTCATGTGTATTTTCCTTTGTGGTTATTTTGATATAGATTCTAAGCATGTAAAACAGGCCAACAACCAAGTAAAGACGGCACATTAGAAAATCTACAGGCGGGATATTATGGCAAAATAGATAAGTAAGTACATACCTATTTTTATAAGGTAGAGCTAGACACTTCAGTAAGATCTAGGCTCTGGGGGTGGTCTCAGCGTGGGTTGCGGAAAAGCAGTTGAGTGCCTGTGGGGCTGGTATCAACAAGGTGAAAGCCGCGGCGTTTAAGCATTTCAGCCATTTTTGTCGATTTGACGTAACACTTTGCCATCATTGGTTGTTGTGCGTTTGAGTCAATCATGTCCGACAGGAGCATCGAACCATATCCCTTACCCTGCATAGATTTGGTGATACAGACGGCACGGAGTTCAAGACGTGGATCTCCAGCTGGATCAATCGCAGGGGTAAACCAGATCAGGCCAATTTTTTTATCGTCTGAACGACGAAGCAGGATGAAGATGAAATGGCCTGAATATCCTTCAGCGTCGCGTGTCTTAATCGCTTCTCGAGTTTGTTTTTCAAACTTCTTCCCACCGGCTGGCGTGATGATCTCATTTGTAAAGTGACCAAGACGTGCTCCTTCCTCGAATTCATGCATCAGAAAGGGCATATCAGCCAGAGTAATCTCTCGTGAGTAAAAATCGTCCATATATCACCCCCTTGTCTTCTCAGATGCATTCTAAGCTACGCTATTTTGTATTCGCGTAAAGACCCCTTTTTTCGTTTAGGGTTCGTCAGAGAGCTTCTGACGCGCATTTGCGATGCTAAACACTTCTGCTTTTGGCCGAGGGTCGACTAAATCGAGTTCTTTTTCGCTGTGATACTCGATATCAAAGTCCCGTTTGATGTGTCTGATGTAAATCGCAGTGAGCAGGCTGTCTTCTTTCAGGAAGTGGCCATAAGATCTGCGGATCACTTCATCCACTTTTTCGATCTTCTCTCCGCCCATACAGAGGTGATTGAATCGACTGTGCTTTCTCAGCATCTCATCAACTGGCCCAGAGTAAACCTTATCCACGACACCGAATCGAAGGATCTTTGCAGTATCAGCTTCAACAAGGCAGATAATCTTCCCCTCGGTCAATCTGTCACGCCAGGTAACGCCTGAACGCATAGTGTTGAAGTAGGGGGTATCCAGACCGATGATCGGTTTTCGAAATGCCAGCAGTGGTACGTATCTGGCACAGCTGTTCAGATGGAAGTTAACGCCGGCGTCACGCAACTTGAGTCGTGTCTCGTTGATGTTGCACTTCGAGGCTATGCCACACAGGCTGCAGAGAACCTTCTCGTTGCTCAGTGTGGAGTTTGATTCTATGGTGTAGGTTCCGTCTTCAAGACGGCGTACCCAACGTGTGCGTTTTAAGTCCATGTTCTCGTTTTAGTGATTGTTGACCGGAACCACGATAGCTTACTAGGCACACCTGTAATCGCAATTGCCTGTTTTACTTATCCACTTATCCACTGGTTAGATCCCAATAATAAGATCCCTATACAGATCCCTATATAGATCCAAAGAGATCCCCGATCGCCGCAGGCCGCGCCACGCCTGGGCTAAGGACCGATCCGTGTATGCTGTCAGCGGTAAACGATATGCTGTCAGCGGTACGGTATATGCTGCCAACGGTTTTGTGTATGCTATCAGCGGTAATTGACGTATGCTGTCAGCGGTTAGAACCAAAAGGTATCCACATGTCCACAAAAAAGAAAAAAGAGAGTGAAATCAAAGAAATACCTGAAGATAACGAAATTCTTGAGGAAGATGCTCTCAATTTGTACACAGGTGACTTAGTTCCTAACAGCAACAACACGGTGCAGCCAATCGCTTTAATGCGTCTTGGCCTCTTCGTGCCGACACTCAAAGGAACGAAGAATAGCTCTCGCAACAAGTCCAACATGATCGACGCATCCAGAGAGCTTGTCCAGCTGGAAGTCGCGCGGTCAGAGGGTTATTCAAACATTAAAATCACCGGTCCGCGACTGGATATGGATCATGACTTCAAAACCTGGGTTGGTGTTGTTCGCTCTCTGGCTGAATACGGCGAGCCAACCGGGCGCGTTGAGCTGAGCATCACGAAGTTCGCCAAGTTCTGCGGCTACCCGTCCTCGCAGATCCGCAAAACCCTGCGAGACCGCCTGACAAACAGCCTGCTCAAAATCATGCGCACGACGTTGTCGTTCCAGCGCACTCATGAAGAGAAGAACGTCGACGACACCAACAAGATATCCCTGTTGATGGTTCACCTCATAAACAGCGTTGATTACAACGAGAAGAAAGACTCCATTGTCTTTTATGCTGAACCTAAGCTGTCTGAGCTCTATCGCTTTGACCATAAAGTTCTGCTGCAGTTGAAGGTCATCAACAAGCTCCCGCGCAAAGAGACGGCCCAGGCGCTGTATACTTTCATCGAAAGTCTTCCTCCTAAGCCGGCACCGGTATCTCTTGCCCGGCTGCGCGCCAGGCTCAATCTGAGCACGCGCAACGTCAGTTCGCAAAACCAGACTATCAGGAACGGATTGAAGTCACTGCAAGAGCTGGGCTATCTCGAATATAGCGAGGTTAAGCGTGGCCGTTCTGTCTACATCCAGATCCACAGTCGTAACCCAAAACTGAAAGTAACATCGAGCAAACCTGAGAAGCCAGAGGCGCCAAAGCAGGCAGAAGAAGCGAAGGGTGAAATTGATGCGAAACAGAACCTCAAAAACAAAATTTCTGAGCTGTCGCAGAACCTGACGCCAGAGAATATCAAGCTGATCGAGATACTCACCAATAGCCTCAAGTTGCTTTGATACGCTGTCAGCGGTTCAACATATGCTGTCAGCGGTTCTTTTGTCTCAATGTATGCTGTCAGCGGTAAAACGTATGCTGTCAGCGGTACATTTCCACTATCTGCGGTCTTTATAAATCGACATGGCTACGTCTAAGTGCAGCTGCTGCCCTATGAATGTATGCTGTCAGCGGTGAAAGATATGCTGTCAGCGGTAAAACGTATGCTGTGAACGGCACAAGGTATGCTGCCAGCGGTAATTCACTGGCAACGTATGCTGTGAGCGGTAATACAGCACTAAATTAGATATCCTGAAAACGGGCGACGCAGTCGTTGCTTTGCGTCAGGCCCGTGTAGATAACAATATGGCTTCCCCAGTGGTCACTAACCTGCTAACCCGCATGAATGCTAGGTTAGTGGTTACTAACAAATGTTATTCCATCACACTAAAAACGCTCTGCAGAAACATCGGTTAGTGGATCTGCTTGAGCAAACCCCAAAGCGTTTGTGCTTTCGATGTGAGTTTCCCGGTTTCAGGATCAAACATGCGCCATTCCCGACGCTGGTGGATGATGTAACCGTCTTCGCGTTCCAGGCGCTCTAGCATGTCCGGTTTTCGGAAGCCTTTCGCTCTCCAGTAGCCGCTTGTTTTCTCAATCTCAAGACCAGTCATTGTGAGAGCCATTAACCAACCTCCTTACATCCGTCGAAAAAGAAACTTTGGTCTTTGCTATGAACGCCGTAGACGTCGTGGGATTTGTTGTAGATAAGCTTGTCCTCGCCAACGCCAACCAGTTTACCGTTGCGTTTAGCCAGATATGGAGATGAGAGAACCTCATCGCCGCGGACGACATAGAACTGATCTCCGCTATCAACTACCAGCGCGCCGAAGTCAGCTTTAGTAGGTCTGCTGATTTGATCATTTTTCACCTGCGATACGGTCATATCGCATTGGTAAATTCGGGTATCCGCCAGCAGAGAGAAGGATAGGGCGGCCAGCAGTAGCGTTATTTTTCTCATACCACTATCCCTGTGTAGACCTGTGCTGTAGAGGTGACGACCAGCACCAGTGCGAGCATGTTCACAGTGGTTCCGTTGACAGGAGACAGAGCTTTCTTGAGTGTCCCGATCAGCAGGCAGTCCAACATAAACAGTATTGAAAAGATGAGTAACAGAATATCTATGTATATCTTCATAATAGGTAAATACTAACTTATATATTTTGAACTGTAAATGGCTACGAAAGAGTGCTAATGCCTTGTGTTCTCTAAAGATGTTAAGCATCTTCCGCACAGATTGGCTTTGCATCATCCTCATGTACTTCTCCTTTTTTTGTATGTACTTACTTATCTTAGTGATCTCCTAGAGGCGTTCAATGCGTCAAGCAAGGCATTTGTTATGCGGACTGATATGCACTTCTTGTTGATGTCGTCATGAAATTTCTTAGGGAGTGAAAGCGAGAGTAATACTTTCGTGAACCCTAACAGTATTCTCGTGAACTATAAATTTTAGTTATCTTTATGTTTTATAAGAAATTTATGTTCATCTCTATTCTAGAAAGAACTTTACCTAAAGACTATTAAGTCTTTAGGTAAAGCTGCATACTAATTTCAACAAACCAAATATTTGAACGAGGGTGCGAGTATGTCTATGGAAAATATAGTAAAATGCTTGTTACGTCTTGCTGACGTAGCGGATGAGTTAACGAAACTGTTTGTCGCGGCTGCCTTACTCTTGTTTGTTTACTATTTGGTCATGGGGAAGTGAAATGAGCCCACTTTGGAAGCCAATGCCTTACTACATAATGAGAGACAAAAAATTCTTACAAAGCTTAAAGAAAAATAAAGTTTCTCAGGGAATTTCTGTTCTAAAGCTCTTTATCGTTATTTGTTTAAAGTCAGATATTGATGACGAAGGCAAGATCGGCGCGAACTTAACCTATGACGACTTTGCTGCAATGTGTTCTCTGAGCAGAAAATTGATCAACTCTGGTTTACGTGTCCTCGAAGAGGCTAAGATTATTCGTATAAAAGGCGAGAGAAAGAAAAGATACATACTAATAAATTGCAAGCCAAGAGAAAAAGGTAGAGATTTGGCTGACTTCAGCACAAGTCATGGTTTTTGGTGCAAAATGCCCTACAAGGGAGTGGTAGACGACAAGAGTCATATCCCTTCTTTTGAAGCAATGACTAACCGGGGAGTTAATGAACTAAATGCTCTAAAGGTATACCTATATCTTTTGATGATAAGGCCTAGAGGGGATGTTTATATTTCAGTAAAGTTATCAATCATTTGTGGTAAGTTGGCTCTATCAAGTCAAGAGGTAATTAATGCAGTTGGGTATTTAAAAGCAATAGGTTTAGTGGCTAAAGTCGACGTTGGTTCGAACACCATGGTTAATAACGATGACCGTTTTGCTATTGCTTTTTTAGTTAGTGGTTGGGAAAGTTTAGAATGGAAACCTAATTACATAACAGATGAATCTTGGAATAAAAGGGAGCAAGAGGTCTATGAACGTTTTAAGGATAGTAAAGATTTCTTTTAATTAAAAAGGCGCATACTAGCGCCTTTTTAATTAACTTAATCGCCCTCAACCAATGTCTTAGATTCCTTCATACGTCTGTCTTCAATAGCTTGCAGAGCAGCAATAATTTCCGTAAGGGGTTTTTCTCGATACATGTCGACGATCTGCGATTTGGTATACTTCTTGTCGCCAATCTCTACGCGGCCGCTGGCATTCTTTGGCAGGTATCCTTCTTCGAGCATATGCTCAACCAGTGACTCGATAACGTCCAGACCGCGGGTCGGGTCGAAGTAGAATTTCCATGAGCATTTGCCGAATGGCGGTGCCACTTTGTTTTTGATGCACTCGGCGCCCACGTCCTGACCGATCTTATCTTTGCCATCCTTCATGACAGAAGCACCAAGACGGATACGTACTGAGGCGTAGAACTTCGGAGAATCACCACCAGGGGAGGTGGTTGGATCGCCAAACATCACGCCGATTTTTGTACGAACCTGGTTAAGGAAAATAATGCAGGCATTGTACTTGCGCGCCCAGAGCGCCAGCGTCGGAAAGTTGGCGCTCGTAGCACGAGCCAGGGCCGTATTGTCGTTCATGTTTAGCTGATCTTTATCCTTCGCTGTACCTTCCGCCATTTTGTCGAACTTCTCGGCTTTGGAGTTTGGCACCATTGACGCAAGGGAGTCGGCTACGATGCAAATAGGGGCGTCTGCGGGGATCAGCTCTTCGTCTCGCACCAATTTCAGGATGGTGCCGATCAGCTCAACCGATTCTTCGAACGTGTCCGGCTGCTTATAGACCCACTGGCCGTCATCCTCATCCGCATTCAGCCCGTTTGCCACCGCCAGACCAACGTCAAAGCTGTTTTCGTGGTCGAGGAATACAGCCAGACCCTCCTGTTTCTGAGCGGAGACCATGGCGGCCGTCGCCAGGAATGTGTTGTGGCTGATAATCCCGTTAGACCAGAAAGAGTGTGTTTCCGGCATCGCTACGTCGAACGTTGGTGCTTCACCTTCCTCAATAGCCACGACTTCGTCGTAGAACAAGTTAGAGTCAATTACCGCTGCCAGTTGTGCAAACAGATGCTCGTTAAAACGATTCTTTCTGCCAATGAAGGAGACATAGATTTCTCGCAGTTTGTCTATTCCGACACGATCGCCGCGGCCAATAACGTGATCTACCAGAACGTAGTCTTTACGAGAGGTCTTGGTGAGTGACTCGTAGAGTGATTTCACTAAGCCGCTGATGTGCGGAACGTAGCCTAAATAAGTGCGGTCAAAACTAATGTCCCGTTTGGTTGCCACTGCTAAACGAGCCGGAGACTCGAACCCAATCGTTGACAGGAAAAGGTCGTAGTTAGAGCCACTGAATGACAGCCGGTAATATATGTTTTTATAACCTGCGACGTGTTTTTCAGAGATAGTTGACGTAATCCCCAGATTCAGGAGCATGAGGCGAATTTGCTGTAGCAGCAGCCCACTCGCGCTCACAACCTCAATGCAGCGACCATCATTGACGTGGCATTCCAGCTCAAAGTAGCCGCGAAGGAATGCAATTTGAGCCTCGCTATTGGCGCGACGCACACTCAACGGAACCTGCTTGCCAGCAGCTTTCTCATACTCCAGACCATATTCTTTAAAAAGCAGCGAACGCACCTCTTTGCTAAACAGCACATGGTCTTCCGAGCCGTTATGTTTTCTCGTAACTGGCATCTTGTCTGATACCAGCGAAATGAGGCGGTAGTACTCATCCTTGATGAATGGATCTGTGTTAGAAAAATGCACAGAATTTTCAGAGGCCACGTATCCGTCAGCAATTAAATAGCCCATCAGTTTTGCGATATTGGCATCCAAGTGCTGATCGCCGAATTGATGTGTGCCAACCATTGAAGGAATCGTGTCGCCTACACTGATTTTTTCAGCATACCGCCAGACGATATTGCCTAAGTCGTCAACCACACGAATTGGGTGACGGAACGTAGCCTCGATGTAACCCCCTGATGCCAGCTTAATGCGCTTGAATTTGCGACGGTTGTTCCATGTCAGGTGTGAGGTCTTCTCTATCACGCCATTTTCATTGATGAGTCCAACGTTATGCTCTACATCGCGAGTAGTGCATGTTGCTTTGTGCCCCTCAATCTCAAACAGTTCTTTCACTGTTACCATTCCACGCTCCGTCAGCAGCATGGTGTCTGCGGTAACACATTTCCCCGCACTTGGCGGCCCAAAGATCTCAACGATACGTCCGCTTGGGAAACCGCCGTCATAGCGCCCGGAGATGGCTTTATTCAGCGGAGGGAAGCCGGAATCAATCCAGTGTGAAACCTTTTGGATCTCGTCATTGCTGCCGATTTTCTTTTTTAACGCCATTGCCAGGGCTGATTTTCCTTTTGCCATTCTTAGGCTCCTTTTGTTTCGTTGATGCGTTTGGAAGCGGCGGCTTCATCAAACTTTATTGCGTCGTGGTTGAGGTGTTTGGCCATGCGGGAGAGGATCTTGACGACCTGTTCGCTAATCAGCCCGTACTCTCGTTCTGTCACGCTCATGCCGGCCGCGCCGAGAATGCGCGGTAGTGCAACAACGGCATGTTCTCCATGGAAGAAGACAATCTCCTTAGCCAGCATCGTAGGCGTGGTCGTATTGCCGTTGATGAGTGATTTCAACATCAGCAGTACCTCTCAAAAGGCAAAACGAACACGTCCAGATCTTCCAGGAATGACCGGAAGTTCAGCTCATGGCAGAGCAGTTCGAAGGCTTTCAAATCACGTGCGCCTTTTATCTTTTCGATTTCGCTGGGTGGGAACTTGGTATCGATGAGGTTCATCAGCGTCATGTTGCGTTTGAAGGCTTCCAGCATCCTGCAGCCGGTCTTCTCGTTGAAGGCATTTTTGGCCAGTTTGTTGAATGCCGTTTTGTATCGGCCTTTATTGATGACGATCGAGCCGTCGTTAATGCCGCGCACCATAGCGGCGACGCTTCCCCATTCGTGCAGCAGCTCCTTGGCGCCACCGTCACCAATTCCGCCTACACCTTTGATGTTGTCGGAGGTATCCCCCTGCAGAGCTTTGGCTTCGAGGAAAGCACGAGGAGTAGGCAGGCCGATCAGCTCTGGGAACTGCTCAAAGTTAACCTGCTTGTGTTTGGCGTCTTCACGAAGGCTCACCCAGCTGACTTTTTCTCGAACCAGCTGCAGCCAGTCGCCGTCGCCGGTGAGCAGGTAGATATGATCGACCGTTGGTTGTGGCGCAAGACGACCAACCAGCATCCCCGCCAGGTCATCGGCCTCGGCGTCTTTGGCGATCAGCTGGTTGACGCCAAGGGCTGCCATCATTTTCAGGATGTAAGGCTTCTGGACTGCAAAGCCTTCTTTCATCCTCTTCATTTCCGGATCTTCATCGCGATTTGCTTTGTAATCCGGGTAATAGTCGCGACGCTTGTCGCTAAAGCCGTCCCACAGGATCATGGGGCGAGCGTGAAGAATGGACGCATAGCGACGAACGTTTTTGACGAAGCCAAACACCGCCTGAACTTCCATTTCGCCGTTATGTAATTTGTCAGATTGCTGGTGGTAATAGCCCAGGCTGTTACCGTCCACAAAGAGATAATTCACCGGAAAACTCCTTCCAAAAAGTAAGGCGTCCGTAGACGCCTTAACAGTCATGGCCTGGGATTAAAGCGATTCTAATTCCGCCAGCAGATCGTCAAGACCTTCATCGTCATTAGAGGTGCTGGTCGCGGCCGCAGTGGTAGTGGCGGCAGCAGCTGATGCTTTAACTTCTTCCGGCTCTGGTACGAACTCAGCTTCTGCGGCACGTAAGATCTCTTCGTCTACCAGAGATGTTTTTGCTGGTTCCGGGGTAGAGGTCGTGGCAACAGCTGCTGCACCTTCCGTATGGCCAGTGATGGTGCCAAAACCAGGCAGCGTTGCTGCGCTGGCAGCAGCTGGTGAGGAAATAGCAGCGGTGGCGGCGGCAGGTGCAGCAATACCAATGAGACGCCCCATGGTGCGAACGGTGGACAGCAGGCGAGTTTCATCAGCCTGATTGGCGTAAGCGATCAGGTCATGCTGGGTCGACCACAGTTTTTCAGGGATATCGCCCTTGTAGACTTTACGTTTTGGGGATACGTCGTACTTGGTATCGCGCCCGGAGCCGGTGCGCTTGATCAGGAATGCATAGCCTTCTTCTTTGCTTAACGGGTTGCCGATATCATCTGCGATATCCTCAGACATCACTTTGCAGATATCGTCGAACACAGTGGACGGGAGCTCAATCAGCTGGCATTTTTCTGCGTCGCCAAAGTCTTCACGAGCTGAAAGTACGCCATTGACCAGGTAGCGTGGAGTAGCGCGCATTTGGCCGATACGCTCTTCCATTGCCTTGTTGCCTTTGTAGCGAGCGCGACCTTCCATCACCATCTCACACAGCTGGCACGCACGATTGTGGGTGTGCTGTTCGCAGATATAGGCAGTGGTAACTTCTTTGCCCTCCTCATTCTGATGCTTAACGTAGTGCATACCGAAAGTCTGGAAGAACACACCGTTCTGATCGTCCTTGTTAGGGAAGATGCGCAGATAGTTATTACCGTCTTTCAGACGGGTTAGGTCGACGTTATTGCCTCGTTTGGAAGCAATATCGCCGCGGGTCTTGTTAAGCAGATCAAGTAATGACTTAGACATGTATTTCTCCTTGTTGTGATTATGGCCATGGGCGCTTTGCGCTTGGGGCATTCGCTTGTTCGTGGCTCTTAAAAGCGTACATAATAATAGATCACTACTTACTTACTATCTAACAAAAATTATCGGGTGGCGGTGAAGCGTTCGGCGCCCAGTCGTTCAATCTCTACGATGGCCATTTTCGAGGCCTGCACGATCATGTCTCTACGGTGAGAGAAGGCGGTGACAGCGTGCTTATAGATGTCAGCGATCAGACGTGCGTCATCCAGTTTTTGGCGCTTCGCAAGGTATTGTGGGTTTGTGCGAACCTTAGCTTCCAGTACTGATTCATTGAACTTTATTCCATTCATACTCAGGTTCTTACGTTCAATGTCGTAAATTTTTGCCTCTATGGCATCGAGGGCGAGTTTGGCGTCTGCGACCTCTCGTTCTGCGCGCGCTAGTCTTGCGCCGTACTCCATCAACAGCCTCGGTTGCTGTCGCCAGACCTCTTCCAGATTGTCGCGATCGAACTCCAGATCGGTCATGATTTTTTCGTAAATTTCGGTGCTCATTTTGTTATGTATCCACTTACTAATTTATATCAATATTAGCATGAAGGAATCAGCTGGTGGAGCATGTGTCGTGAAGGTGTGAAGGTGTGAAGGTGTGAAGGTGTGAAGGTGTGAAGGTGGCTTATACATCGAGTATGCAAACAAAAAACCCGCCGTTTGGCGGGTTATGTTTTGTGAATTTAGTTATTTCCCAATGACCCGGCCATTGCCGCGTATTTAATCTCATCTTCTGGGATTTCGGGGTGAAGCTTGATTTGTCGAATAACATAGGCAGGGACTTCGTCGCCCCAGAGTTTCGCCGCATCTTTGCAAATCTTATAAGCTAAATCTCTATGTTCAAAAGCATAGGCTTTACCATAGGCGTATTGTTGACAGCTGTGTACATATGCACCAAAGTCGCCATCCTTGTCTGGGAAGGCGCATCCGGAAAGTATTAGTGAGGTAGCGACGATGGCTATGTCTTTAATCGTGCGGGGCATTATTTTTTCCTCAAAATTCAGGTTTCATCTGCTCAGGAAATTTCTTAGATGAAGCGTAATAGCTCCCAAGGGTATAAGCCTTTAACTGCTGTTCAGTGTCGACTCGACATGATGTGTTATAACAAGCACCGCTGATCATCCCATAAGCTGCAGCCTTTTTGTTTAAGTCTGCCTTTGCTTCTTCGATGCTGTTCTTGCTCATTGTCACGACGCATCCTGAAACAATCGCTTGGGCCTTGCGGTCGTCCATGTTCAAAATCACCGTGTTGGCTTCTTTACTGTATCCATTATTCTTGTAAACATCGGCAGCGAACTCACGACATTCAGTGTAGTGCGGGCTTGTTTTGACCTCATCATAATTCGGTATCTTCATGCCAGCACAGCCAACCATTATGAAACTCATCCCCGTTATTAGCGTTTTTTTTATCATATTCCTAACCCAAAGGCTCCGTTATGAGAGTGTGTAGTCCAGTTAAGTACCATTGTTGGTGCTACAAATATGTTCCCAAATTCACGAGAATAAACAAGAGCATCCCTTGAAAATGTGTGGCTTTATGTCTCAATTCTGTTAGAACGGGGTAAATTTTACACTGATTCCAAAGAATGCCCCGCCCTATGGCGGGGCATTCTTTATGCTACTTTTTTACCGAATATGTTTGATAGAGTGACTCTGGTCTGTCTCTTAAGCCGGTATCTTCTGACGTCGCCTATCTTGCTCACCTCCATGAACTCCTTGGCCACCTTCAGGACAAGACGGGCGCGGAAAGTTTTAAATGAAGCCAGCTCTTCTTCTGGTTTGTCTGATTCACAAATCTCCAGCAGATATTGGCACGCCTTTGGATCTTGCGTTTTTAATGCCAGCGCACGCGCGCATTTCCGTAATCGACAAATAGGATCGGCGCCATCCTGCTTTGCAAACGCCAATGCCAGATCGAGCGTGACAGGGCAGTCAATGATTTCCCAGAACTGGGATCGCAGAGTGGCTTCAATCGCCTTATCCTGAAACTCCTGTGGTATTGCTGTGAGCTCTTGTGCAATTTTATTCGCTGCGCTCATGTGTTTTCCTTTAGTCATTTGTTAATAGTCTCCGCTACCTCTGCCAGAATGGCTTCCAGCTTTTCTCCTTCCTCTGGACGGAAGTACAAAATATTCGGGTTAAATCCATAGAACACGGTCACGTCCAGGTCTGGCAGATATTCTTTGCGCCCAACAAGATCGGATGGCTTGCTCTTGTTATTGAACAGCGATGTCGCCCGGCTGCCGCACGTCAGCACGTAGGTTGGACGAACCAGATTTATCTCTTCCCGCATAAAGTCGATAAACTGGCCGATCTCATCTTTGGTGTAGTCTTTTTCCTTATCCTTTACCTTTTTACACACGCCAGTGACATACAAATCCCCCATACGCAGGTCACCAGAAACCAGCAACTTGGCTTTGAAGTCATCGTAGCCGTTCTCCATGAAGTAGCCGGTACGTGCATCATTGCCATTGGCGTTGTCGAGTATGACCATAATTTTTGGCTTAATGCCGATGCTTGGTCGTATCAACTCATCGCCCAGGCCCATTTCTGCGGCCATGCGAGTCATCAGCACATTGACCTCTGTAGAGCGTTTTGGGTTCATTTCAAATGGGCGTGAAGCTTTCACCGCATCGATCACCAGATTGCCCATCAGCTCTGCCTGGTCGCGCAGACGTACCGGATCGGTCGCCGGCATACTGCCAGGTTCAATAGAGGCGAATGCTCCAACCTTTTGCAGAGACTCACGTACTCGGCTGTTACAGGCTCTCTTCTCGACCGCTTCCTCAAATTGCGCCAGCGACTCGAACTTGCCACCAACTTTCTCACGCGCTCGCATAATGGCCTGACACCCATTTTCAGAACATCCTTTCACAGCAGAGAATGGCGCATACAGAACCTGGCTGCCGTCTTCCAGCGTGCGGATCTCAATTCGGTTAGATGACACGTTAACGTCTGGTGGCAATACGCGAATGCCATAGGTCAGCGCATCCTTAACCAGCCCCTGGTGCTTATCCTCGCCCAGAATGGTGAGAGCAGCAGCGAAGAACTCAGCAGGGTAATGTGTCTTTAACCACATAGACTGATAGCTGATCAGCGAGTAGGCAACGGAGTGTGATTTGTTGAAGGCATATCCACCGAACTTCTCAAAGGCGTCCCATACTTCTTGGGCTTTCTCAGGGCTAAGACCTTCCTGCTCGGAAATAACTTTGGCAATTTTCATGTGTTTTTCCCGTCATTAGCTTCAAACGCTAGCTTTTTTTAAGATATTTGCGATTTGAGTGTTAGAGATGCCGAATTTTTCTCGCAACTTTTCATAGGTTGCGCCAGCCTTGCGCAAGGCGACCACCTCAGCTCTTGCTTCAGCATCCAGTTTTTTGGATGCTCTTGAGACAACGATCGGCCCACCAACTCGTGCCCATTTCTTCCCGGTGACGATATGGTGAATGTAAAGCTCAGTTAAACCATATTCGGCCGCGAGGTCTTTGTTCAGAGCGCCTTCTGACTTTTTAATGCGAATAGCAATGACGACTTCGTTGGTTAGCTTGGCGTTGTAGCGCCTCTCACCAAACTCAACGGTATCGTGTGCAATGGCGTCAGCCATGTTGTCGACTTGAGTGCCATACGCGAGATTGGAGGGCGCATTGTTTGATGGTCTTCCGTCAAGATGACGAATAAGTAAGCCTTCTGGTCGTTCTCCGTGGAATGCAGTTGCTACCAGATAATGGACTGTGCGGTCGCATTTGACGCCGTTGACGCTTAGTTTCACGCCCAGATGTCCAAAATCATTGATTACGCGAGGTTTGATGATTTGCCCCTTCTTCACCCATTCGCCCCCATTGGGGGCTGTTCGTATAACATCTAAAGAGCGAATGCGACCTAAACTGGATGCTTCGTAATAACCTTCAAACTCAGGAATGGATTTCCAAATTTCTTCCACCGTCAAACTCCAAAATCAACAATATCAGCGTTATCACCAATCGCTTCGTCATAGGTTCTGCGTTTGCCGTCAGAGCACATCAGCTTGGCCTTTTTGTGGACTTCTACTGTGCTTCCGTTTTCAAGTGACAGTGTCACCCAACCTGCTTGCGCTCGTTCTACAAAATCGCTGCCGATCGCTTTCATCTTATCCATGTTCTTTTTACCGATAGCGGAACGCAGAGCGTCAGCCTCAGCCATAGAGAATCCAGCGAGTACGCGAGAGCTTTTCATGATCTGCTCTTGATAGAGTAAAACGCCGTTGGTTTCTTTAGTTGCTTCCTCAAGACGCGGATGAATTGAATGTGGAGCCATAAAACCTTTTGCCACGGAGACATAGTCGTCCAACATGCCTGACTGAATTGGACCTGGTCTGAAAAGCGCAGTTGTGGCCACAATGGTTTTGAAGCTCATTGGCTCGATACCACCACCCAGATCTTTGAGTAGCTTCCTCATGGGGCCGGACTCAAGCTGGAACACACCTTGCGTATACCCCGCGGCGAATCCATCAAGTACTTTGCGATCATCCAGTGGGATGGCATCGAGGTTGATGTCCTTGCCGGTGCTCTCTTTGATGTAACGTTTTGCGCTATCCAGCAGATCGAGAGTGGCCAGGCCCAGAACGTCCAGTTTGATCAGCCCCATGGCCTCGCAGTATCGTTTATCGAATGCGATGCAACGCGCGTCTCCACGTCGCTCTACAGGGGTACGTTCCGTCAGAGGTACGCCAGCGACAATCATCCCTGCAGCATGACGGCCGAAGCCACGCATCAGGTTTTGCAACTTGCTCGCCGCCTTAAATGCGTCCGGATGTTTGGTGGCGTATTTGTCCAGGCTGGCCAGCTGCTCGCGCAGCTCCGACAGAGATAAACTGTCATCCTCCAGGGTCTTTAGCTCCTTGGAAACAGCCATATCCGCCGCATCAACTCCATAAATACGCGCTGTGTCGCGCAGTGCGGAAGCGGCGCCCAGATAAGTGAAGTTCGGAATGCCTGCAACATACTCTTCGCCATATCGGGCATTCAGATACTCGATCACCTCATGGCGCCGCGCCTGGCTAAAGTCCAAATCCGCATCCGGCAAGTCGAGACGTTCAGGGTTAATGAAACGTTCGAACAGCAGGCCATGACGGATAGGGTCAACGTTGGTAATGCCGATGCACCATGCCACCAGAGAGCCGGCGGATGAACCACGACCTGGCCCGACCGGAATACCTGTCTCGCGACTATGATTCATCAGATCGCGAACCATCAGGAAATAACCGCAGAATCCCAGGCGAGTGAGCGTCTCCATTTCATACTTGAGGCGATCGACGTAAACGCGGTGCTCGGAAGCTGGTGGCGTGTAGCCAAATTCTTTGTTGCTGAGACGTTTTCGAAGCCCTGCGACAGCCAGCTTCATCAACGTTGCAGGCTCATCGTCTGCCATTTTTGGCAGTGCCGGTGCCATTTCGTGCCAGCGCCATTCGCACGCCTTAACGATGGAGTCCTGCGTTGTAGAAGCCATGGCGGCAGACACAGATACGCCCATCCGGACAGAAAACTCTTTCAGAGCCTGCAGCAGATGACGACGACCATTTATTGCATTGTCGCGCTGGTGGGGGATACGCAGCCGGTGTGGCTGATCGACTTTGATATTGTTCATCACCATGTGGGCGATGTCTTTGATATCAGCGTCATCAATCCCTTCGTAATAAGCTGGGTAAAACGCTACGGGCTCGATTTTCAGTGCGCTTGCCACTTTCATGGCTCGCACGTTGATCTGGTCATAGAATGGCGTAGGGTGTGGATATACGACGCTGTAGAAATTCTCGCGTCCACCGGCAGTAATCAGCGCACTAATAATTTTAGCGAAGTCCGGGCGCTGGAATACGCTGCCGATATCCGAAGTCAGTAACAGTATATTGCCTTTAGCGTATGTAGCCGCCAACTGGTCGAGCGCCAGGCGTGGCACGAAGTAAAACTGCTCGCGGGTATTGGCTAAAGTCATTAGTTCGCAAATGTCGCGATAACCTTGCTCGTTTTTAATCAGTGCGGTGAAGCAGTAGTTACGTCCACGCTCCAATGATTCCATACATCCATTAGACTCTTTAGCCAGTTTAGCCCGGTACTCGTATGTTGGATCGTCGACAACATTCAGCTTAACACCACAGATCACCGCCATCTCATCGCCAGCTGCTCGTTGCAGGGGGATAACGCTGGCGATATTCATCGTGTCAGCAGAGATAACCGCGGTATAGCCAGCCTCCTTTGCCACCTTTACTGCGTGCTCTGCTTTCAGTGCTGATTCTCCCAGGGAAAAATCAGTCCTGACCATCAGTGCTTTCATGTGTTTTTACCTTCTGTTTTTTCTTAATTTTGTCGTTGGGGAAGCCGACGAACTTCCCGTATATCGAAATCGCAACTCCTTTGGCTGCCTGGTGGCAGTCAGGCCTGTGATCGCATGACAAACAGGCCGCGCCAGTTTCAGAAGCTGCGATAAGAGATCCAAAACAACCTTTGCGCACGATTAACCGAAGATTTTCTGAACCACTTCACGCGCCGCTTGCGCAGAGGTGGAGGGGAGTTTATTGATGAATGACTTCTCGATGCCGGCTGCGAAATCACCTCGCATCATTCCGATTTTTGCGGACAGAAGCAGCTCACGCGGGCCGATTGGTTGGCTGATCAGGTGTTGCTCATACCCGTCTCGTACCAGATTGGCGAACTTAACCATTTTTTCGGCGTATTCACGGATGATTCCCGCTTCGACCAGCATGTTCACCTCAGCACCAGGCTTCATGTACTTGACGTGAGATACGATGCCAAAGCGAGAGAAGTTAGCCGCGTTCTGGATGTTTGTTCCTTGATAAAGCCCCGTTTCATCCCCTGAACCATTAGTGTTGCCTGTACCGATGAAGGCGAAGCGCTTATGCGGCGCCACGCGACGCCAGTCTGGTGTCGCTTCTTTGATTACGAGAGGTTCGCCTTCCAGAACTGGCTGGTAGATCCCCAGAATCTGCGGGAATGCAAAATCGTATTCGTCTGCCAGATAGACCCAACCGTTCTTCATCGCCAGCGACAGAAGCCCAGGTTCAAAGTAGGTTGTGCCTTCTCTTGCCAGAATCTGGCCCGTAATATGGGCTTCCTCAGTTGATGCCGTATGCTGTGAGCGGATCACCGGGCGATTCAGGAGCGCGCAAAGCTGGGTTGGCAGGGAGGTTTTCCCCGTACCAGCATGACCCCACAGATAACCTGGAATGCCGATCTCCAGCATCATGAAGATGTCTTTAATCAGATCGAAGTCGCCGTATACATAGCCGGCTTTCACTTCTGGCACGAACTCCGGATATGGCGTGTTGATGTTGACCGTCACCTGAAGGGGTTTGCCTCGGGGCGTGCCAAGTTCCTTGATAGTCAGGCCAAGCAGCTCGTGCGCGGCGACAAGCTCAGTTTTGTATTCGACTGTCCCTGCATAGCCAGGGTGGGCGCTGATATCCGCGATTTTGCCGTCTGCACTAGCCTTCTCGGAGCGTTTCGTCTTTAACGCTTCAATGGCCTTTGGAGACAGCGTTGGTTCCCCGGGGAATGCTGTGGTGTACATTTTCACTACGTCATCCACACCAAGCCCTTTGGCTTCTTCCGGAATTCCTTCGCACCGACCCATCGAAATGTGGGATTTGAGGTGATGGAAGGATTTTCCGCACCATTTGCAGGTGACGGCATCAGAGTGGGCGTCTTGTGGTAGCGCAGTCGCGGTCATGTGTTTTTCCTTACTTGTTGTCGTTTCTGGGCTCTATTCTATACGAATGTATCAGGCTTTATAGTAACTAGTTACTTATTTTATAGGGCGCAAGATTTACCCTAAAATGATACGAGATAACTCGCTGACAACTGACGTACCCAACTCTTCGACCTTATTCACTAGCGCATAGTTTTTGTAATACCGGCGCGGCGCGTCCGTAAGAATGCCAATGGCCAACAGGTTGATGTCACTTGTGTTTTCGATGTCATTCGTTACTGAGCGCAGATGGTTACTAAAGCCATCCCCCGCAGCGCATGGGGCGCCGTCGCTCTGCACAATCATGATCTTCTTGTCTTCCATACGCCCTGCAAACAGAGAAGCCAGCTGTGCGATGCTCTCGCCATCCACGTTGTTTAGCAGGGGGAAAGTCTCCGCCACACAGCCCATACGAGCACGTATCTCTGGGGAGTTCGCTTTTTCATGCCAGTTTTTAATAATCGGCAGCATAAGCGCTTCAAAGCGGCTAAACCCACGTTTCGACATAGTTGCTACATCCGGATTGCCATACGTAGTGAAGCCGGTAATGACGTTCGGAACGTGGATACGATCTAGGGCGTCAGCCAGTGTGTATGCGGATGCCAGCGCGAGCTCGATTTTTCGGCCGCCCATTGAACCTGACAAATCGATGACCTGTTGAACGCACGCGTTTACGGCCTTGTGGTCTTCTTTTCTCCGGAATACCCGATCGTCATTCATCGACAGTCGGTAAAGACTCGCCCCATGTACGCGTCCACGACGCTGGCCAGGGATGAACTGAACACGGTTGCGACTGGCGATCGCGCGCTCCAGGTCTTTGGCCAAGGTAGATGACACCGAGGAAGACAGATGTCTCTCCACCTTCATCTCAAACAGTTTTCTGCCCTCTGGAACAATGCGGTAGCGATCTACGGGCGAATACATAGGGATTGCGCCAAAAGCTTTTCTGGCGCGCTTAATATGCTCTTCTGCCTCGTCAATTGGCCCCAGGAAGTCGTAGGAGCGATTGTATGGCCGGTAATCAGATAGTGACGCGCTGGCCAGCTCCGACTTGATCGCCGACGCCAGCGCATCTTCGGTTGAAGAACCTATCTCTTCATCAACGTTTTCTAATGCCTTGAGAGCATCATCAAGAGACATATCGTCAGCGTGTGGGGCAAAGCCGGCATCGCTTTCATCCGAGGTGTCCCGATCCCCTTCATCCTTCTCCTTGCCACCGTCTTTATCTGCCTTACCTTCACCGTCTTCGACAGCTTCGCTGTCATCAGAGGAGCTGCCATGCCTGTCCTCTGAGCCATCATCCGTGGAGGGATTGTAATCACCTTCATCATCCACTTCTTCCCCTACATCCGAGCCCAGAGATGTAACAGGATCATCAGCTGTCGTTTCTTCGCTTTCAGGCAAGTCGTCAACATTTTCATGGCCTAAATCGCCATCTTCAGGTTTGCTTTCTGTATCATTTATTACTTCATCACTGTTAGGTATGTGCTTACTTATCGATTTGTCTGATTTTTCATCATCTTCATCGTCAGAGCTAAACTCATCAGGAGTGCTATCGAGTCCCTCTTCGTCACAAACCTCACTATCGTCTCCAGCAGCCGGCTCATCTGAACTGTCTTCTTCTGGTTCGGTCTTTTTGGTTACAGAGGACTCACGTTCAGGTAACGGCCCTTCTGGCTTCTCCGTCATTTCTCGCAGGATCTTAGCCATGGCTGCAGCAACCTTGACGCAATCCTCAGTGCTATCCATACGACGGACAGCTTCATCGACGCCGAACTCTTTCAGAACGGCAATAGGCTTATCGATGAGGCGCCAGTGCTCCTCCATGAAATCTACAAAGGTTTGTTGGCCATCCCATGCCCGGAGAACAGGACAAAGGAAGAACTTTAGAAACAGCTCTCGCTGATCCCCGCGGCACATCTCAACTGCCTTTTTAATATGGGGATTAAAATATTTGTCAATCATGAGATTACGTGTGGACAGAAGGTTCCGCCGGCTGCCAGCGAACACTTCACTCATGCGACGCTCGATGTAGACGTCTTCCAGAGCGTTCCAGAGACCAAATGCCTTTGTGTTGCGCATTTTCTTGACGACTTTTTCGTCTGTGAAAAGGAGATGGCCAACCTCGTGATCAAGGAATCCACGTATGGCATTCATAAGCGCAGGGCTCGCGTCATCTGGTATGGATGGGATGTTAACCATGACTGGCTCCCCCTTTTTATTGTAGCGAACGTATGCTGTATCTCCGCATTCAGCTACAGGAATGTTCTTGCCCGAAAGAAGACCAACGACGCGTTTTACGGAATCGCGGAAGTCCTGTACCTCTTTGAGTACAGTTTTGCTGGGTTTGGTTGCCATGTGCTTTCCTTATCGAGTAAACAAATTGTTTTCAGATATAAGAAAATAACACTGCGCGAACAGGGGAGGAAGCAATTCGCGCAGGGGATCAATGAGTTATAGGCGGGTTATAAATTTTAGTTGATTCGAACCGCGAAAGAGAGGTCGCCAGTATTGATCAGCGTGAAAGAGCCATTTTCCAGGGAGAACCGGAAAACAGTAGCGTCGCGCGCTCTAACGTTTACCTGGTGATTTGGTAACTCAGATAGTACTTCTGCAGCCTCCAGGTGTGTCAGCACGAAAACATTGCCTACATTCAGAGCAAGTAAATTAGATGACAATTTTTCCATTAATAGCATCCTAATCAACTGGTTTCATTTGGAGGTGATGGTACTACCTATTGATATAAAAGTTAATAAAAATGTATCGTAATGTCTTAAACAAAAATAATCAAAAAAATCAACAGAAGTACCGGATTTTACTAATTTATACCTTATTTCGCGTGATTTATGTGCGATAATTGCCTACAAATAGCCGGATGTAAGACTTTACAATAATAACCGTTGCTGTAATATCGGTAAGTACTTACCATACAATAAGATCACACGAGGATAGTAACTACAATGACAATGGCCGATGAGAAGACCGCTCGTTACGTCGCCTACATTGATTCTTTAATCACTGTTTCGCCGAAAAGTCAGTCGGCGATCTCCCGTGAGATTGGTTACAAGAATCCCAACATTTTGTCCCTGATAAAAAAGGGAAGAATTCCGCTGCCGGTAGAGAAAGTGCTACCACTGGCAGAAGCACTGAATGCAGACCCAGTACGTCTCATGATGATGGTTCTTGAAGACCGTCAGCCTGAGCTGGCAGATTTTTTACGAGACCAGGGCATAGCGCCGCTGACTCCGGAAGAACGTGAGGTTCTCGCAGCTTTCCGCAACCGCTTTCCGGCTCAAACTGATGGTGTTGAGCAGGTTGTGGAAGCAATTAAAAAGCTATGAGAAGTTTACTCTGATCAGCTCGGTGGATAGGCGATCTCCCTTCATTTTGTGGTCAATTTCTTCTAAATCTGGTTGCTCAACAATCGACGAGATGTACGATGAGAAGCTCTCAAGGGCTTCTCGCATCTGATCCATGTAGTCATATCGGTCGTATACACGGTCGATACCTTCCAGACTATGATTCATGATCTTACGTGATACTTCCTGTGAAATATTAAGGGCAGGAAAGTAGCTGCGTGCCGTTCTACGCAGATCACGTGGGGTAAACGACTCCACTTCCCCCAGCTCCGGCCGCTCCAGAATCCGCCTCAACGCCTGGGCTATTGCCACCTTCGACATTGGCGTATCAGCTTTCTTTTTGTTCGACGGGACGAGCCACTGGCTGCCGGCGCCATAATCAATCAATTCTTCTACGCACTTCCGCATCAGTGAGCTCATCGGAAGGGTGTGCGACCGGGCCGATTTGTTGCGAGACCCTTGATTCCATACATTTAGCTTAAGGTCGAACTCGCTTACTCTGGCCCGCAGCACTTCATCTGGACGTCTGGCAGCTACGAGGCAAAGCCTTGCCGCCCATTTCGTGCCTGGACATACGTCGAAATAGTCCCAGACATTCCAGAATACCCAAACCTCTGCGTCCGTCAGGCATCGTTCCCGCGGGGCCGTCTTCGCGCCGCCGGCAACTTTGTTCAGCGACATATCATTCAGGGGCGATGTTTCGATAATTCCCTGGAAGGCACACCATCCCAGGAACTGCTTCATGATGGAAAAAACACGGCGACCCATCACGATCTTCCCTTCAAGGATCAGCGGGTTGACCAGCTGATTCACCATTATTCTATTCAGGTTACTTACTTTTTCCTGAGCGATATGCGGGAGAACATGTATCAAAACACAATGGACAGCTATCTCGGGCCGGCGGCGAGTTATCAATAATGATAAGCGAGTGAATAACATGAATGCGTCGGCGAAAGTCAGATCGGCTCCCTGCATCGAGACCGATCTGGCATCCATCTGCGATGCCCGATCCAGATAGGTGATCGCTTCCTGTGACGTGTTTTCCGCTGCGCGTGCTCTGTCAAACGTGTTTTTCATAATCTGGCCACTGTATGACGCTTTTTATACTGTGTTTATATACAGTATATTAGGCATTGTTTTTATTGAGATCAACCTAAAATACCCTTTTTTGTCTAATGATTCCATACCTACCAAGTATGGAATCATAGAAAGGCTTTTTTTTGAAAATTAGTCATCAGGGCCGTGCCATTTCCCGCTTGTTTGTTTGCGACATCACCCTTGTCTTTGCGTTATGTCCCATCGTTGTCCGGTGCCAGTTTAGTCATGTTTGCGTCTATGGCTGTCTCGATGCCGCTTGGTCTCGAAGGGGGATTCGTCAATTCATGTTATGATAGCTTTAATGGTATAGCTATGAAGGAATCATAGATGATGACCTTAAAATATTATTTACGGCACTGCTTATGGGGATGGTGTGGTTATGGCTATCTGATCTATTTTATAGTGCGCGATATGAATGACGGACTCATTTTTCCTGCCTATGCTCCTTATATGCCATTTGTGGTTACATATCTTGTTTTAAGCGCCATTCTGTACCCATTCTCATATTATACTTCGGAGAAACTAGCCCTTAAGATAATGACCAAACCCTTTTGGGATCGTCACATTGGCGTGAATAGCGGTGTGTATGGCATGTTCATTATTTTGTGGTTATTTTGCCTGCCGCTTTCTGTACCGTTATTTCTCGTATATTTATGCATACGCGCAAAGACTAGATTAAGTGCCTAAAAAATATGAAAATTATCGCAATATAACCACGCTACGAATGAGAAAGGCATGGAGCTGCAGGTAACTACGGGTTTGTTAATTTCTGGAAGGCTGCCGCGTATTTTGCGATGTCGCTCATTTTGACTGGATCACTGGCTGTTTTGTGTGCCTCTTTCGGGAAGATGGCCAGCAGACTATACACGTCCTGAAACTTGGCGTGCTGGGTATAAACGAGGGCGCGGTCGCTTGTACAGTTGAACCTGTTTCGGTGACTATTTCGTTCTTGCTTGGTGAATAAGAGATGAACGTGGTAAACACGAGAGGAAACTACAGAACCAGGTTCGGTATAGGGGCCATCTTTGCCAAAAACGGCCGGATAAAAGCCGTTCTTAAAACTCACAAAGTCAGCAAGTAAGGAGGTCTTCAGATCAGGCATTACTCTGAAGACCGGCTCCAAAAATTGGGCGTAACTATCACTGTTCCATGTGACTTTCATCGATCAGCCTTAATGGAAGGAGAAGTTTGCGAAGACGTCCTCATCAATGAGACCTGTCTGCGATTCGATAACCTCAACTTCGTTAAAGCACTGATTTAAAATCATCAGGAGGTCAGAAACCGCCAGACGGTACTCAGTGATAGCATCACTCAAGCGTTTCAGGTACGGATGTGGCAGTTCGGCGTCACGGATGAACTTGTTAACGAAGCCTTCTAAACCGCGTATGGACAGGTCAACGTTCTTCAAGTCCTCGTAACGGCTTTCACCGAAAGATTCGCGGATTTGTTCCGCACTGTAACCTGAAATGCTATGGGTCAGCTGAACGTGTTTCGCCGTCAGCTCTGCGAGCCTTTGTTCAATATCCGCAAGTTGAGCTGCGGTGTCACTCTCAGCAACCGGAATGCCTTCCGTTTGCGGCAGTCTGAACTCATGGGAATCTGCAAAACCGGGCCTCGTCGACCTTGTGATGCCGCCGAAACGAGGACGCATCTTAAATTTTGTGTGTACACGCTTCGGGAATGCTTTCGGAGTGCTATTTGCATTCGAAAAGCGTGAAGCGTTAGAAGTCACGGTAGCAAGAGCATTGCTAATGACATTCATATCTTCCAGGCAATTTTCTAAATGCATAAAACCTCTTTACAGCTAAATGGCTCGTACCTAAGTGTACGCTCTGTTATCAAAAGCGACAAATCAAAACGGCCCCAAACGGAGCCGTATTGTATTACAGAGTGCTTGCGAAAGCAGCAAATTCTGTGTAACCGCCGATTGGAACATCGTCCAAAAACACCTGGGGAATGGTTTCTACCGGCTTTCCAACCATGTCACTCAGCTTTTGTTTATCGATCCCGGCAGCGACAATATCGATGTACTGATATTCGCCATATCCATGCCCCTGCAGCTGCTTCGCCAGCTCAACTGCCCGCTTACAGAAGGAGCAATTATCTCGGCCATAAATCACACACTTCATTGTTTTGCCTTGTTAAATCTTTGTTTTAAGAGATATCCTTCAAGTGGCCAGATTTTAGCGACTGCGTTCTGGCGCGCAATCTTACGACCGATCTCCGGATCAAAGTTTTCCGGGCTTGCACAAGCTGATTCACCGGTAACGATGAATCCGTTCTCCAACACCAGTACACAAAACGTCAGTAATTTAAGCGACTCAAGATCAGCGTCGCCAGCAACTGGCACCTCTTTGCCGGCATAGGTCCCACTTGCCAGGGCGCCAGATCTGCCATCAAAGGCCGTAAAATAATGTTCGGCGCGGATAACGCTTTGGATACGTTCTGGGGTTACTCGCGCGGCCGTTTTTCCCTTGGCCACGATTTCTTTTTCGATTTCCATGTCAGTCATTTTGTTTCCTTACAGATAGGCTTGAAGCGCCACTTTGCACAGCTCAGAGCGCACGCAATCTTCGGCCGTGAACTCAATGAGCCCTACCTGGCGAGATGGCCGGAACCGCTGCAGGGCGTCCTCAAGACCAGATTTAACATTACCCGGCAGATCGCATTGGGTTACATCACCATTCACGATGACCGTTACGTTCTCACCCATCCGAGTCAGGAACATCTTCATTTGTGACGCCGTCACGTTCTGGGCCTCATCGAGGATCACCACAGCGTTTTCGAACGTGCGACCGCGCATGTATGCGAAGGGGGCGATCTCGACTTTAGCCACCTCAGGCTTTAGGCAGTATTCGAGAAATGAAGCGCCCAGGCGCTTCTGCAGCACATCGTAGACGGGACGAAAGAACGGAGCGAACTTCTCGGCCATATCGCCAGGCAGGAAGCCCAAATCCTCCTCTGCCTGCAGTACGGGGCGCGTAACGATAATTCGCTCTACTTCCTTATCGAGTAATCGCTGTGCCGCGACTGCCGTCGCCAGGAAGGTTTTACCGCAGCCGGCTTCGCCAGTGGCGAAGGTCAGTGCTTTGCTATCAAGAGAGATAAGATAGTGGGCCTGGGCTTCGTTGCGTGCCTCTATGGGGGAAGTATCACGCTTCGGTTTTGGGGGCAGAGCAGGGGCGGCGGAGGCCAGCTCGTCTACGATAATAGTGTCGATCTCGTAGCCAAGGATACGCGATTTTGACTTAAGCGCCTGGCGAGCTGCACGTCGCGCCTGTTTACGTTTGTTTCCCATATTGAGTCCTTTCAAGTGAGTAACCAGACGAACTATACCTAAAAGTTAACACAAAAGTAAGTAAGTAGTTACATAACGACAAGGGCGTTTATGCAAGAAAAGGGGCCGAAGCCCCTTTGGATTTTGCGCTGAAAAAAGTGTTGCTAAGATGCTAGAAGCTATGGTTAAAGAACGTCTGCCGTAATGTCTATCACAGCGTTGAGCGGTCTGGCCATGGTGACAGGCGGAGTCTTTTCGATAAGAAAAACAAAACCAAACCGCTCAACGCTGTGTTGGCGGAGGATAATGGAATCGAACCATCATCGCTTTCGCAATGGGACGGTTTTCAAGACCGCTTGGGCGCCATGCCCTCTATCCTCCGTTCGTTGTGACGCCAGATGCTTATCTTCTGGTTGCTTCAACGAGCTGCAATTCATCACAACGGTAAGGGAATTCAGGGAATCAGATCCGTCGCGAACAGCCAAAGAGCGCGCCTTCCTTGCTGTCGTCCAAATACCCTTACCGTTGTGGCGATGGTGGGGGGATTCGAACCACCGACCAGCTGATTAACAGTCAACCGCTCTACCACTGAGCTACACCATCTAAGGTTGACACCGTCAGCCGCTGTCGATTCACCGGTGTCGTTCGCAGCAGTCCTACCGTTTCCTGCCACTTGTGCTTTACGTGTTCACCAAACGCTTACAAGCCAAGATCTTCAAATACTCTCCGAGGGCTGAGGAGAGTTTTCATTCAGATCTAATTAGATGTATGGAATCATTTAATCGTTGTGGCCACGGGGCAGTGACAACAATGGCTATAACCAGAAGGATAATGAATCCGTGACCACAACGTTGAGACCACTGGGACGGATTAATGTACTTGGCCCTACATGTCTGCCGGCTCTGCCTCTGTGATGCAAAAACCAGTGGTCTCAACGTTGCGTGCTGGCTCACCTAACCAGCCGGGTTACGTCGCCATTTTTAACCCAAAACTAAACGACATAAGTAACAGAAATGACGTAACAGGATAGACGGTCGGGCCTTTGGGAGCCGGGATGTGTTGGACATAAAACCCAACCGCCCATTCTGTTACCTCATCGGTAAGGGCACTGGTTAACCTGATGCCCTACCTGCGTTTTGCAATCACACTCGCTTAGTGTGTCCCATTTCGGTGACGAGGCTGGAAACTGACCTCGCTGGTGTTTGGCTTTTTAGGCTACTGCCAGATACTGATTGTCGTTTGCAGTTATCTTTAAACGTTCAAACAGTCGCGTCTCAACGAAAACAAGTCAATCATATTTATATCAACTTAATAAGTAAACACTTACCTATTATTTCATGCGTTCGCTTGCTCCTTTTTTGATCAGTACTGGCTTCTCATCCTGCGTCCGTTGGATTGTGGCCGTGAAACGTTTTGCCTTTATGCAAAGGGTTGCACCTTCCTTCAGCTCGCCGTAACGCTGTTCAAGTAGAGATCCAAGGCACCAAAGCGTGTCATCGATACGCTTGCGATTGGCGAATCTTAAAAGCAGTAGCTTTACCAGGGACTGGCCAATCGTAAAAGCTACTGCGACACCAGAAGCCACAAAGTACAAGCCTATCCACCAGTCAAACGAGGTTAGATTGCTCATTTTGATACCCCTGTCTCGTGAACGACGCGATATACCCGCTTACCGATACGAAGTGTTTTGGTCTTCAGTTCCTGCTTGATCAAGTCATGACAGATGATGAAGCCAAGGGCGACGCCTCCAGAAAAAGTCAATATGATGTATGGAATCATGAGTATTCTCCTGCTTCAATCAGTTGCTCCAGCAGCTCTATCGCTTTCTGATCACTGGGTACGGACTTGCTAAGTGGATCGGCCACTTTGTATTTCTTCACCCCGAAACGAACAAATGGGTTCAGCATGAGTGACACCATTCTTTGTTCGAAGTCATTCATACTGGCCAGCGCCTCTTTCTTGGCGTTCGTTCCCATTGCTTTAATGGCGTCCAGCTTATGTTTAAGCGCGATCAGCTTCTCCATTAGTCGGTCTTCTCCTTTAAGGTTTCTTTGATAAGTTCTGAATAAATCTCGCTGGCATCGGGCAGTCTGCCAGTTTCAGCAACGGTCGAAGATTGGCGCTTCCCCTTAATTCCACTGTAGATAGATGCACTGCCTCTCTTCGGCTGCAGGGTTCTCGCTGTTCGGTTTCTTTCCTCCACCTCTTCAATGAGCGCCGGCATATCGACGAAATACAGCGACTCACCTTGCCGGATTTCCTCCACCATCATTTTCAGCGCCTGGCATTTTCCGGCCGAAATGGCGTTCGCACAGGAGGTGAACGATGACGCCGGCAGTCGCTTCTCTTTGAAGGCAAGGATCGTGTGCTGACAGACGGTGTAGCTGCAGTACGAGGCATGTCCGTTAAGCTTCACTTCCGGGCAACGCAGCGAGTAGCCGTTGAGTCCAGAGATCGAAGGGATTTTTGATAAGTCAGTTTTGGTAGCCATTTCTCTAAACGATAATCTTGTACTTACTTACTAATCAGTTTAAATAACTCTGTACGGGGACACAGTACATAGTCACGGCTTACCAGGTGGCCCAGCCGGTCATCTTGTCACTTGCGGCTTCGTATCGATAAGGGGTTAGCAGGTCGTTTGCGGCATGAACGGCGTGGGATTTGGCTTCCTGAATCAGCATAGGCATTTCATTGGCCAAACGACTGATCTTACTTGCGTATTGCGCCAACACCCCATCACAGACGCGGCCAGCCTCAACGATCACGTTGATTAAGTCCAGATCACTACGACACAAGTCGCAGATACGCCCATAGTCCAGCTCACGAACACGCGCTATAGCCTTGTTGTAATCTCCAGAGACAATCATTTCCAACAAGCCTGGTGGTGCCACCAGATCTACATGGCGTTTTTCAACATCGGGAGAAGTCATGACGCTGACGAAAGCCTCTCCGACTGTCTCGCATTTACTTTCTACGGCTCTTAGAGTCACGTTCACGCTCTTCTCAAGGGATTCTCTGCTTTCCATCTGGTAGCAGTTTGAGAAGATGATTTTGTCGTCATACCAGGCGCCAAAACGCGCGACTGGCCCAATGCCGGTCTCAAACGACGGGACGATGAACGCAACCAGAGCTACACGCTTTTGAACAGTACCGGGCATTTCAGGCGTCTTTGCGTACCACACTAACACCGACGTATGTGTCGCCCCTTCTTTGAGAGGAATGCAGGATAGCGCATTCGATATGTGCTCTGATGCCGTGTTGAATGAGGCATCGATGATGCTCTCCAGTTCTCCCTCGCCAAGCTCTACGCCTGACTTCTTGATCATCTCTAAAACTGCCTGTTCGATACCTTTTTTCATGTGATGTCCTCCATAACCAAAGTGTTATTTATTACATTAAAATATTTAAGTAGATACCTACATCCATAAAAAAATTATGGTATTTCCGACACGGATATGGAACTACAGCCATGAGTCGAACTAATTAAATGCACTAATACCGAGAACCTTGCTCTGCAGCTCCAGTTGCTTAGAGTAGGGTTTTGCACGATAGTAGGCTTTGAGAATTTGTTCCTGGGTGGCCTCTCCGGGATCTAGCCCTTCTTCTCCCAGATAGGCTATTTTCACATTTAACCCTATACTGGTTAATCGTCTGGCGGCCGCCATTGTGTTTCGGATCGCTTGCTTCTCGCTATCCCACATCATGATGACGTTTCGCAGACCATCAGCCTTTAACGACAGAAACGCGCCCAGCTGGTCTTCTGCGTCTACAGTCGTGTTTCCGGACAGATGCATCCCGAACGTGCCAATGGGCTCTACGTAGTCCCGGAGTGTTTCCTCGTCGAATATGGCGCGCTTAACCCCCATGACATCGAAAGCCCCCTCACAGACGACGACGGTTTGCTTACCAACTGCGTTATGTCCATTGTAGAGAAACCTCCCGGATGCCGGCAGCTGCATTGGAAAGAGATATCGACGTTCTGCTGCGCCGGTGACGTCACGCCCCTGGAATGTCTTCATCACCCCATTCAGATCGTAAATCGGTATCAGGATGCGCATATCGAATGCCTGCCCTTTTACCTGATCGGTATATGGGTCGACATAAGCATGTTTTCCCTCGACGCAGTAACGCAGGTCAAAATATTTGGCCAGCTCCGGGGTAATGTTCCGCTCAACAAGATAGTCCGGCAGCCGACCGTCAATTGGCAGTTCATAATGCCGCGGTAAAGCCACCGGGCCTTCAAGTTCCACAGCACTGGCCAGCACAACCTCTTCTTTTTTTGGCGCCCAACCTTGAGACAGGAGTGCGTTATGTACGTACTCCTCAAAGGCACGACGAGACTTACCGCTGTAGTGTTTGAGGAAAACCAGCTTGTTAAATTGAATTTCTTCTGGGTGATCGCCGGCGAAGCATTTCCCGACGTTGTTGGTCAGGTTGAAATAGACCTTCCAGTTTGTGCTTCCACATACCGGACATTCTTTGATATTCACTTCGCGGCCGCGGGCGCTTACACCGCCGCGACGATAGATGATGCCTTCCATATCCAGCCATTGTTCGAAATCCAGCTCGGACAGTAACTCTTTGAGGTCACTCATTGTCATTTACCGCAGTTTTTAAACGGCAATATCTTGATAAGCCGCGTTTTTTGAATACCATAAAGGCTCATGTGTTTTTCCTTTTGTGATTAACCAAAAGGTAATTTTTAAGGGCGTGGGGCTGTTATCCGTCTTTGCCCCACGCCTATTTTTTTAAAGAACTTCCATGATCCGCTCGATGAAGCGCATCTGTTCGAGGTTCTGCTTAACGCGAATACTCACCCCGCCCTTCTGGTTACGGGAACCAGCAAAATAGAGTCGTGCTTCACCTTTGGCTTCTTCCTCCTCAGTCTTGTTGATAGTGATGACTAAGTCGGCGATACGGACTTTTTCGATATTGTCCGCGGCGTGCATCATGGTGGCCACTTCGGATGAGCCACCTTCACGGTTGGTCTGGGATGCCGTGATTCCTGCAACGTTGTGCTTATCGTAGAGAGCACGCAGATCGGTGTAGATAGAACGGATGTTCGCCCGGTCGTCACGGAGGTCGTAACTGGCACGCATCAAATCCGCATAGTCGACCACCACCATATCCGGGATCATGCCATTCGCTTTCATGCTATTGAGCATACGATCCAAATCTGCAGGCGACATGCTTCCTGACGGGCGCTCAACCACCCAGAGATTCCCCACCCCTTTCGTCGCGCCAAGCTCCGCGAGTTTCCGGTGAACGTCGTCACGCTGCTCTACCAGCTTTGACATCTCCGTTTCAGACAGCCGTGCATCGAAGCGATCGGAGAGAATCGAGGTATGCACTTCGAGAGAAAGATACAAAACGTTGTAGCCGGCCAGCGTTGCGTTAATGGAGAACTCCCCCATCGCTGTCGATTTACCTGATTTCGCAAAACCCATGAAGAGCACCATCTCACGTTTCGCCCAACCTTTTTGATAAAGCATGCGATCCAGCAGCGGAAGACCGGTGGTGATGCTGTTCGGCACGTAATCATCAGAGGCTTCATATTCACGGGCCTTGTAACGTTCCGCTGCAGAAGCGAAATAGTCATAAATGCCCGTCGCTTCGTTAGAACCGATCTGCTGCACTTTGGCCATGATGGCCATCGCTCCCTGGAAGTCACCCTTCTCCTTCATCTCGGCCGCTTTAATCAACGCATCGTCGAACGCTACACTTTTAGCGAACGTCGCGACCTGGTCGACCATGTAAGCCGTATCAGAGAGTTTTTCCGAGAGCACCCGCTTAAACGCCGCCACAACATCCGGGAACATCTCTTCTCTGATCGTCTTATCGCGTTTAGCACGCTTCAACATATCGAGGATGGCCGCCGATGAAGGCGCGCTCTTATACATTCTGAAATAGCCCGATACCATGTTCACCAGTATGGCGTTCGCCGCATTGGAGAATTGGTTGGGGGCAACCAGATCGCCGGCACGAGTCAGAAACTCATGATCGCGGCAAAAATACGCCGCCAGACGATTCTGGAAGTCGTCGTCGAACTCTTCAGACAACCCTCGTCCCGTGTGGCAAAGTTCGGTCATGTGTTTGTTATCCTTTGGTGCTTAAACAAGTTGTTTTCTAATCGTAAAAATATGGAACAGGCAATCAACACAGTCGCCGTGCTTCTTCCAGTTCTTCCGGGTAATGGGCGTAGATAACGCGCTCAGGCACCAGCTCCATCAACCAGACAGCAGAGAAGATGGTGCGGATACGCTTATCACGGGTGATGTGCTTCAAACGCTCCAGAACCCATTCAAAGTAACGTTCCTGAATTGGGTCATGCTGCATGTCTCCTAAGTGCTTAAAACTCACTACAGAGTCATCCAGACGCGTTCCCGCACGACTGGCGAGTTTGCTTTCGAAGATTTCAATCAGTTCTGGCTGCCAAAGATGCTGAGGGCGAGGTAATTTGTCCCAGAGCCGGCGTGCAGCTGCAGAGAGAACAGTTGATATAAAATAGTCATAAGAACAGCAATACCGATCTGCAAACTGGCGAGCTTTCCAGAGAGAGGTTTTGTTCACCGCCGAAAGC